CGCCGGTTGCTCCCCTTTGATTTTCGGGAGAGCTGCCGTTGCAGTCTGGCAAGTTTCTTCTGGTTCTTGGATAGATACTTATGGTTTTGGTACTCCACGCCATCGGAGGTGATTGCAAATGCTTTCAGCCCCATGTCGATGCCGACCACCGCCCCTGTAGACGGCAGCAGCTCGATCTCAACATCAGTACAGCAGAGCGATACGAAGTATTTGCCGCTTGGATTCTGTGATACTGTGGCAGAGAGGATTCTACCCTCAACCTTTCGACTGATACGGCATTTGACTTTGCCCAGTTTCGGCAGTTGAACCGCGCCGTCCAAGACTTTGATGTTCGTACCTACGGCCTTGCTTTTATAGCTTTTGCGGTGGTCACGCTTGCTCTTGAATCGCGGGAACCCCGGCTTCTCGCCAGATTTTACTCGACGGAAGAAATTCTGGTATGCAGCATCCAAGTCCTTTAGCGAAGATTGAAGCGCGGTTGCGTCAACCTCTTTCAGCCACTCAAGTGATTCCTTCAGATGCGTTAGTTCTTTGTCTTGCCGAAAGCGTGTAGGAGCCTTTCCGTTTTCTCTATACTGCGCGATGCGTTCAGCGAGGAAGTAGTTGTACACGAACCGGGCGCAACCGAAAGTTCGGCATATTAAGTTTTCCTGTTCCGTTGTCGGATATATCCGAAACCTATACGCACGTTCCATTGCGTTTCCTCATACATTTTCTGGTTCTTGACGTACTATCGTGGCTTATATCCCCATAGCTAAAGCTAGGGGCTTTACGCCACACTATGGTAACTTGCTTACAACTTGCTTACAACTTGCTTACAACTTGCGTGCGTTTTTCGTGCGTTTCGCGTGCTATTTTCCCATAGTTGAATGGAGTGTTGCAACCAACTTGCGACCTGCTTGCAATCTATTTCGTGACCTCACGAAGTTGATTCAAATCTGCACAACGGCAGACTTGTACAGTTTCTTCACACCGTTCACAACGACTACCTCCCGGTTCTGTGAAACGATTTTCCTCCCATAGGAATTTATCGGCGAAATATCATTCGCGTCACAGAAAGCCTCCAGCGCCGCCAGATCGCCTGGTTTCAGCGGCAATCCAGTCGAGGCGGAAATAAATTCGTTTTCTTGGTTTATCCGGTACTCGCCGGGTTTGTAGAACATCGGCATCCCTCCAATCTCATCCCATTCTAACATGTGGATTCTGAAATTTCTACATGACTCGGAAATTTAGGCGGGATTGCAGAGTTCATAACCGTACCGCTTGATGTGGGAAAGCGGATAGTACAGATTCTCAGCCCGCGAAATCCATACCGGATTCTTGCGGTTGCTGATTCTTCCTTTTTCGAGCACGATGTTTTGACCACGCTTCTGAACTGTGATTTTCGCACCAAGCGGGAGATTTTGCAGACTGTTCGGTTTTTTCCTATCAGCAGCCTTTTGCGCCGCATTGTTCCGGCAATCTTCTCGCCATTCCAACGCCCATTCATCGTCACGATGGGAAAGCAGATTCAGAATGGATACCGGGCAGTCACGCTCACACGGCCCATGGATTCATCCATGTCCTTGTAACCAAAGTTGCAGTATTCGCGGCTGTCTACGCTCGTCAGGCACACGCCAGCGAAAACGTATGGCGTCCGGCCAGGTCTGGTTCTCTCACAAGCGCCGTACCACGTCGCGCCCACCATTGCGGACTTCAAAACGCGGCATTTGTCCCCGGTTTCTTCATTGTTCCATGTGTACAGATCGTCGCACTCTGCTTTGCGGTCGATGTTGCCCTTTCTATCGTAGAATTTCGCACACTGCCAAGTCCAGCCCATTTTATGTACCTCCCAGTTTTCTTGGTTTTCCTGTTCTGCTTTTGTATCTACCGGAAGCGGGAACTTTGTCCCGCCTCCGGTAGATATTTTTACTTTTCAATGTCCTTGCAGATGTCTGTGGAGTATTCACCGACTGAAATCTTCCATTTCTCTCCGCTGCTCGTCCAACCGATTCGCGGCTTTTTGTTGACGGTTTTACCGGTAGCCTGGTTTTTCAACGTGACGGTTGCAGCCGTGGCTTTGACGACCTCCCACGTGTCCGGAACCCATGCACCGGCCTGAAGGGTGCTGACGGTGAATTCCTCGCCGACCTTGAACGGGTGCGTCGGCTTTACCTCTTCCTCGGCTTTGACGATCTCCAAAATCTCAGCGTAGGCGGCAGTCAGATTGAATCCGTTCGGGGTGCGATAGATAATGTTTTTCGGGCCGGTTCGCAGGACAGTGCAGTCGTTGTAATGCTTGATCTTCACGACATAACCTGGCTTGATGTTTTCCTTGCTGAACTGCACGCCGCCCAGCTCGTCGATGCAGGACTGATAATAGCAGAGGCGGGAAATCTCGGAGTCCAGACGCTCTTCTGCGTCTTCAATCCAGCGCTCGATCTCTGCACGCTCGATAGGCGTACCATCGAAGCGCTTCTGCTGTTCTCCCATTCCGTCGCATTCCAGCATAGCATGGTAGTGGTCGAGATTCTTCTGGATGGCCTTGATGTTCTTCTGCGCGTCTTTCACGCGGCGGTCGCAGAATGCCTTATCCTTGGAATTTTCCAGATTTGCTGTTCTGCGTGCGACTTCCGCCCGCTGCGCATAATACTCGGATTTTTTGAACTCTTCGAATCCACGGTCAAACGCGGCAAACATACGCTCGCGCTGCCGGGTGAACGCGCGGCCTGCGGACGTGTTGATGTTGGGCTGGGTGAAGAACGCAATATCGCCGCGCCTGGCGTTGATGGGCTTTTGCAGCTGTTCGCCGCGTTGCTCTGCTGCATCGGCGCGCGCGTCCATGCGCTCGGCTCGTTCTTCCGCGCGGGCTGCTTTGCGCTCCATTTTTTCCTCGAAGGAAAGAAGCTCACCCGTCTTTCCCTGATTCTCCGCGCCAAGGCTCTTTGCAACCTGTTCTGCGCGCCAGAGGTTCGGGATTTTTGCGCGGCTGACCCAACAGCCGCCGTATCTTGAAAAGAGGAAGGTGCTTTTGATGGTGGATTTTTGATCGTCAGAAAGCGCCTGGTATTCGGATTTATCAAAATGAAGCTCCAGCTTCTCGGTTTCTCGGTTGATGATGTAATACATGGTTTTTCTCCCTTCTTATCTAAAATCGTGCGATTCAAAGTCTTCTATGGTCACGTTCTTCTTGTGCAACTTGTTCTATGTGCGCCCGGACACACTGCGGAAGATCCTGTTTGTAGTAGGTGATTTCTCCGCTAGAGGATATGTGGGCGACCGTCTGATAGTCGTGATTTACCTCTTTCGCCCTGTTCCATACCGTCAGCCCATTTCCGAGATACCCAAAGCCGAGTCTGTAGTCATCTTTCATGGCGGTTTTCTCCCTTCTCATCCTTGCCGAGTTCGTATGCTTCCATCAGGGCGTCCCGAAGTCCCCAAACAGCAACATTGAGAAAGTCCTCGCTGTCTGAGTTGCGCGTTTTCAAGTCTCCACGATCTGCAACGGGCGGCATATGCTGCATGGCAATTTCCAGAAGCTTACGTTCCGCTTTTTTGCTGTATTTCATGGTTGCACCTCCGGTTTCTGTTCTGGTTTTATATCTACGGGAAAAGGCGGGATTGTCCCGCCATTTTTAAAATCAGGCGCTGAGAATGTCGTAGACCTCCTGCGTTTCATAGCGGATGACGGCGCGACCCTGATCGTCCTCCCCATCGTACATCGGCCCGCAGAAGTTCTTGAGCTTCGGCGCGCCCTGCAATTCTGCCCGGCACGATGTGCTGTGGAACTCGCCGGAAGTCTCAAATGCTTTTTTTAAGTGTTCAGCAGTTTCATACGTTTCGACAATCATACGAGGCTGCGGGTCATCCGGGTTCATGCTGACGACCTTGTAGACCTTACCCTTCTGCTGAATTTCGGACAGGTGAACGCGCTCGGATTCTTCGGAAATCTTCTGCTCCTGCGGGAATCCATCAACCAGACCGTAGAACATATTCTTGTCAAAGCAAAGGAAGCTTCTGGGCTGCTCCCATGTTGTCTCTTGCCACCCGGAGAAGATTGCCACGGGCTTTGTACCATAGACGCGCATTCCATAGACTGAGCGGCCACCGCGCTTTTTGAAGTAGATCGTCAGCGCGTCTTTGTATTGTGCATAAGGCTTGATATCTGCGGAATGTGCGTTGATGTGCAAAAAGTACACACCGCCGAACTCACTTTCGGTTACGATGGTCATTCTGGGATTCTTGGAACCGGCTGCTGCGTTCACAGCATCGGCGATTTCCTGGAAAATTTCGAGTTGCGTCATTGTATGAAACCTCCTGTTTTTCTTGGTTTTCTCTACACCTATATATCTACCGGCGCAGCGACATTTGTCCCGTTGCGCCGGTATTTTTTTATTCGACTTCCTGCTCGGAGATTTCCCAACTGTAAACCGTGGCCTGCTCCAGATAGTCGCGCCCACACCGTCCGAGGTGAATGCTCATGGGTTCGTCCCACGACATATCCTCGTCCCAGAAATCTTCGTCGTACTCCGCGCGGATGGCTCCGGCTCCGGCCACGATCTGCGCGCGGGCTTTCTCGATCTTTTTAAAAACGCCAAGGACTTCCACGCCCTCATTGTCTGGCGTATCCCAATGGTGAACCACTACAAAAACTTGCATGATTTTTCCTCCATCAAATGTAGTACCAGACGATGAACTTATTTTCTCTGCCGTCGGCGGACTGCCACGGCGTCATGTGCGCCTTGCGGCGCTGCTTTTTGCGAGCCGCCACAAATGCGGCGGCTTGCTGTTCTGTGCTGAAAAATTCAAAGGTTTTGCGGTACTGGTTCATGGTGATTCCTCCCTATGCAATCTGCTCGGCAGGCTCTGCAAATTCCTGCGAAATTTTGAAAAGCACCATTTTTTTGAGTGCTTGCCTGCTCATGGTTTTTTCGTCGTAGCTGTTCGGCCTGTCCCAGACGCGGACGCGAAAAACGCCGTTGTCCATGTCTGCGATTTCGCGGTATATGCAGATCGTCAAGCTACCAGTGAAACAGATCTTTAGGGCGTTCAGCGTGCTTGCATCGCCCCGGAAGATCTTCATGCCTGAATCAAACAGCTTCGCGGCGGTTTCTTCGGAAAATGCAAGGGCGTGCTGCTCGACGTTTTCAAAACAGCCGAAGACGTTTTTTGCGTCGTAGTTCGCAATGAATTCCATGTTGCTGCCTCCTCTTACCTCTGCGGCACATCGGGTAATGGCATCCAATGTGTAGTGCGTTTTCCGAGGCGACTGTATGTTCCTGCGTGAGTGTAATAAACTTCTCCAACAAATACACCGTCCGTAGCGATCACTCGCTGCCCAATCTTCGGGCTTTCACGCTCTACCCTAATCCAGTGATCGTTTCCGCCAAATTCGTCAATATCGCCCATGCAGGCTCCGCAATGCGCACAGAACGGCGTGATGTCTTTGACTTCCGCCCCGCATTCTGAGCAGTGAGGCTCCCCGGATTCGTTGTATACCCATTCGCCGAACTTCGGCCATGCTGCTTTTTTGTTTTCCATTTTTCCGCCCCCTCTCACAGAATGAACTCGATTAGCGAGTCCGCGCACAGGATAACGATGAACATGACTGCGATGGCCGCGCCGGTGAGGAACATCTGAAAGCCAGAAGATTTATAATAGTTTTTCATGTGTAATTGCCTCCGTTTCGGTAGTTTTCTTTACATTTATTACTCTACCGATAAGGCGGGATTTGTCCCGCCCTTTTGCCGGATTTTTAACTATTTTCGAGCTTCCACGCTGCCCAAATCTCCGGCACATCTTTGCCGAGATTCAGCCGTTTGAAACAGAACATCATGAACCGGACAAATTCGTCCATGTCATCGACTTTTCCAAGAAGTTCTCTGAATTCGTTTTCCATGGTATTTTCTCCTTTACTGCTCAAGCGCCTTTTTCGGCGCATATCTGTTGATGAAATATTTCTGGCCTTTCGGCGTTACCTTGGTCGTGCGGTCAATCACGGCTCCTTCTTTGGCAATGCGCGGCGTTTCTTTAACGAAGAACAAGCCAAGCTCCATAGCTCTTTGCGTCGGCATGTTGTAATCGCTGCCCGATTTGATGAGATATCCGTCCCGACGCAAAACTTCATAGAGTCGATTTCCGCCGATGTCTGTGCCGTTTTGCGCAAGCAGCTTCGCCATGTCCCGAATGAGGATGTTTGTGTCCGCACCGGTGACGGCTTCGGCGAAGAATACCGCAGGCGCGTCGGCCTTGACCTTTTCTTCCAGCGCTCTGCGCTTTTGCTGCTCCATTTTGAGCGTAGTTGCAAGCTGGATGATGTAATCAGGGTCTGTCAGAGTACGCTCGATGACTTCTGGTGTCATGTACGCGCCATGGGTTCTGACTGACGGAAGAATTTCTGCTGTTACCCAACGCTTGAACCGCTTCGCACCCGGCAATTTGCTGCACAGGATAAGGGAATACAGGCCGCTTTCGTTGATAACGGTTAATCCACGGTTCGGAATTTCAAAGGTGGCGTTTTGCCCCTTTTGAATTACCATCTTGTCCTCTGGGTCTACATGGTCGGCAATCGCCGATTTTGCGTCAGCGTAGCCAAGCGCCGTCGCTGAATCTTTCCCAACAAACCAGATTGCACCGTTAATCCAAACAGCGCGGATTTCACCAAACTCTGGATTGCGGAAGGTTGTCACTTCAAGCTTCAAAATTCTACACTCCTTCGATCATGTCTTTGGGGATTCCCCTCTACATCCAGCATAACAAGCGGTGCAAATGTTTTTTTACATTGTTATGTCTACCTAAAAAAGGGTATAAAAATCCCCTGCGCAAAGATTCCACTTGCACAGAGGGATAAAATCGGGTATAATGAATTTACCCGATTCAAGCCTTGCGCTTGTGGGTGGGATTCCTCCGTTCTGTCGTTCCGCCAAGATTGAGCAGAACGGGGGAATTTTATTTTTTGATTTTGCCGTGCTGTTCGGAGATGCCGTTTCTGACTACTTCTGATCGTGACAGGGAATACTCTTTGCAACATTCATCGAGTTTTTCAAGCGTTTCTTTGTCCATTCTCACGCGCAGCATATAATCTTTTGTGTTCTCCGACTTCGGGCGGCCTTTGGGTGCAACCATGTTTCACCTCACTTTCTGTTGCTACGAAAATTATATGCTGTAGCAACGGAAAAGTCAACCTTAAATTTCACGATCTCAGGAAAATTTTCTTTCTATCTTTATATCTACCAATAGCAAGTGATTTGTCCCAAAAAATCACATAAAATATGTGCCGCTATGATAAAAAGTAAGCCGTCCCAGATGGGGCGGCTTTTGTATATGTGCGAATATTTATTCAAAAACGTAACAATGTTTGCACATTGTGCGAACATTGTTACACCAGAGATAGAGAATAGAGATAGAGATAAGAGTATAGAGAAAGAGATAGAGATAGATTTAACAGTACCTGACGGTACTGTTCGTCAGCCCCGTTTTTACGAGGCCGACGAGTTGACACCACTTTTCGCTGCTAAGCCCTCAGAGGCTCTACTTGCCGCACAGAAAAGAAACGGGATAGTTTCATCCGGCAGAACCCGTTCACCGATTCTGCGGCCTCCAGCGGCTCGTCAGGGGCATTCTTATGGGTGACATACTTCCAAATTGGGAAAGACGCGACAGCGTGTTCACCCTTGCGGACGATGAAGCCACGCTGCTTCCAAGCGTTGAACGTGTGGATTTCTTCGGGGATTTCGAGTTTTTCGGTGCTTCCGTCCTCGTTTACCACGTCGATGAATCGGCCCGTGCCTTTGAGAATGCCGTCGTTCATTAACCGGACGGATTCGCCAAGAATGATTGCTGCGTTAGTCATGAGTAAGTACCTCCGTTTTGTCTTGTCTTTCTATCTTTACTTCTACCGGAAATCGGCGTTTGTCCCGCACTGGATAAAGAAAAAACGCCGGAATTTCTTCCGGCGCTGCGTTCCGTGTTATGTAATAATTAAAACCTGTTTCCTGCGGAATGGAGAACCGTTTCTCGCCCCCATCAATCCCAGATGTGTTCTTGCAAGTATGCGTCCCACTCAGCATTTGCGGCTTTTAGCGCTTGCGCGTAGTCTCCACCGTTGACGATACTCTCAAGTGCTTTTCGGCCTGCGGCGGATTTCGCATAGTGTGGAGAATGCGACATTTTTTCCGCTTCCAGAAATGCGGCTGCGCGTGGATATTTCGTGCGCATGGCATCCATGTCATACTGCGGACGTGGACGGAGACCAACGCCGGAATCTCCGCGTTCCATATTTGCATTGAATTCTTCGTCCCAGGCTTCAAGATCTGCTAACGCGGCTCGAATCTCTTTGAGTCCGGAAATTGCGTCGATTTTCTCTTGATACTCCCGCGCGTCGCGTTTCTTAGCTGCATCGCGTTCTGCAAAGTATTCCAAAATTTCTGGTTTTCGCTTTCTCAGGTTCGCCATAATTTCAGCACGCGCTGCCGGCTCGTTCGGGAGTATGCGCGCCCAAATTTTATCTGGATTAAGCCAGCAAAGATCATATCGCCTTACGATCTCCTCAATCGTCATTTCTTCTGCTTTTTTCATGCTGCCCCCGTCCTTTACTGCCATTTTGCGGCACACCGCGCAAGAACGCGCCCGTTTACGCTTCGAATGCTTACGGTTCCCTTGATAGCGTCGCCGTCCAAGCGTTCCGCCGGTTCAATGTAAACCGTGGTGATCGTCTCGTCCTGCGTGAAAAGGAACCCGTCACCATACTCCGTTTCTGCAACTTGCATAAAGTCGGGCAGTTCGATTTCTGTGTGGAGCCAAGTACCGGGGAAGTTTTCCTTCGCCTCGGCCTTGATTATGATTTTATCCGGAACGTTCCGGAAATCAGAACGGATGCGGTAAAGATGTGCAATCATGGTGTTCATCCTCCAATTTTTTGTCGTATTTTATTTTGCTTCATCTGATGTTCTATCTTATATTCTACCATATTTTTTGGATTTGTCCCAGCTTTTTGTGAAAATTTTTCAACTTCTGAAATCTCTAGTTTTCTCGGTTTAGCTGGTTTCAGTGATCTGCTAGTTTTGTTGGTTTTTCCCGATTCCTGATTTTTTTGGTTTTCTCGGTTTCGCTCCGTCCATTTGTTTCCTTGGTTTTTTTGGTTTTTCTGGTTTTCTCGGTTCTGGTTTGCTTGATTCATCAAAAAGTGAATAATTATGCGCATAAAAGAGGCGCGGAAGTGAATCACAACCGCGCCGCCGGGCGTATCATATTTTGCGGTAAACGCAGCCCGTCCACGCTTGGCAGGTCGTGCCATCGCAGGTCGCGCCTCGCACCTTGCAGTCAATGCAGATCGGATTCAACGGCAGCGCGTCAGGCTCCAGCCACTTCACGCTGCGGACGTAGCCGCACAGCTCCGGGTTGTAGTCGTTTCTCTCGATGTACTCACAGAGGACGCGCTGCACGTCGGCTTCTGCGCCGCCGTCGAGCGCCGCCGTGATGGGGAAGACGATCTCCGGGAAGACCGTCCCATACTCCGCAACGCTGCGGTAGAAGTCGGCGGGGACGTAGGGCTTGCCGTTTACTCGGCCGAGAATCAAATCAATAATCATTTTGTTCGCTCCTTTTCATTGGCCGCGCTTCGTGCGCGGCTTTTTCTATCTTTATATCTACGCGATTTTTCAATTTGTCCCGGCCATCGGCAAAAAATTTTCGGAGAACGCAAAAGAAAAAGCAGCGCCCGGCTTTCGCCAAGCGCTGCTATACCCCGAAGTTTTCTGGGCGCTCTGTTCAGTTTTTCGGCTCCCGTCCATCAGCCCCGGAGTTTTCCGGTGTCCCTGTTCAGGCCGTCAGTCTCCCGGAGTTTTCGGACCTTCCTGTTCAGGCGGTAAGTCCCCAGAATTTCCGGGAGCCGTCTGTTCAGGCTTGAATTTTTCAAACGAAGATAACGCGGCCTGCTTGCGCTCGAATGCGTCGGACTCGGCTGCCGCCGCAGTTTCCAGCGCCCGGCGCGCCCAGGTGAGCGCGTCCGGATCTCCCGCAAGATTTGACGCCAAACTTGCAAGGCGCGCCACGTCTGCCGGAAGCGTCAGACCCTCACCGCCTGCCGCCTGCCCAGGCTGCGCCGCCTGGAAGATCTCGGCCGCAGGAGCTGCGCCGCCGTCCGCGTCGCCCCGCAGGCAGCCCGAAACGTAGGACGCCAGCGCCGCGTTGACCGTCTGGCCCCGCGCCGCGCACCACGCCCGGAACGCCTCGCCGTCTGCCTTGCCCACGCGCACGCCCAGCGTCACGCGGTTCGCCTGATCCCACTTATTTTGAGCGCGGCGCTCCGCGTCCGTCCGCGCCCCGTTTGGATTCTTTGCAATCGGCATTTTAATGTATCCTCGCTTTCGTTTGCTTCTTGCCTTTTATTCTACCGGCGCGGGCTGTTTTGTACCATCGGCAGAATGTACAAAATATACGGTTAATTTTTAGCGATTTTTTCATAAAATCGTGACTTCTGCATACGGTTGACCCAAAAACGGAGAAATCCTAACATTTTCCGCACGAATACGGTTAAGCTTATACAATGATACGGTTAAACATAACTTTTTAACCAATTTGACATACGGTTAAACCTATACTATAATCAAGCCATCAAATGAAACAACGAACGCCCCGCAAGGGAAAGGAGAAACCAATATGAAAAACTACAAAATCGCCAACATCAACCGCAACGCGCGCTACACAGTCACCCCCACGGACCACGACGACGGGCACGCGGAGACGCGCGAAATGACCGGCGCGGAGCTGATCGACTTTACCAACGCGGCCGCGCACCTGTACGACATCCACGCCGAGGAGATCACCGCCAAGCCGCAGGACACCGCCGAGATCATGCAGCAGGTCGGAGCCGTGGAACTCCCGCAGCGCGTCGCGCTGTACGTCACAGGCACGCAGGGAACCGCCACCGCCACCGACAACGCCGCGCAGGTCGAGCGCGTCGCCCGCGATTTTTGCGGGTGGTTCGGCGGCGCGACGGCCCAGCAGAGCGCGGGCTATTGGCTGAGCGATTCCGCCGGACTGGTCCGCGAGGCCGTGACGATTGTATATGCCGCCTGCACCGCCGACCAGCTCCGGGACCGCCTGCCGGACGTGCTGACGCTGGCCCAGCAGATCAAAGCCGAGATGCAGCAGGAAGCCGTAACGATCACGATTGATCAAAAAATGTATATCATCTAAGGGAAGCAAGAACAAACCGAAGGGAGATAAAAGAGTATGAACCAGACAACGGAATTTTTGAAACTGTACCAGAATGTGAAAGACAAGGAGCTGTTTGGACGCTTCTTGGTATTCTGCGCCGTGCGCTTGAAAATCGGTCAGGACACCGCGACCATCTGGGCCGCATGGCTGGACGCAAGACGCGCGGAAGCGGCTTACATGGCGGCACACGCCGCCGGGACAACCTGAAAGGAGCCTACAACATGACAGAGTACAAATACACCATCAAGGACATCGAGAACATGAGCGCCGCCAATCTGGCCGACATGGCCGAGGAAGTCGAGACAATCAAAGATCATACGGTTTACTTCGTGGACTTCGGCGGCTATTTCGGTTTCTCTGCTTGCGTCTGCGCAGAGGGACAGCATATCAGATATGCGAATGACTACGAACTGCACCACAAAGGCAAGAGCCGCGACGAACTGCGCGAGATTTACCGCCGGACGCTGAACGACAAACTTTTCACAGAATCCGAACTTGAAACCGTCAGCAGTTACGAGGACAAACGCGCCAAGGAATACTATATTCGCAACCTTTACGCAATGCGCCGCCCGTATGTTTCAGCGTTTCACATCGGGCCCGCGCCGGATACGTCAGAAATGATTTATAGCCCCGTATTCATGGCATATTATCGGGATGCCGATTTCGTGCAGCATGGCGCGGAGCTTCTGCGGACGTTGACCGAGGCCGAACGCAAGAGCGCCGAATCATTCGACTACTGGAAAAGCGCATTTCTTTATGAAATGTTCAATCATGAATACGCGATCAACTGGCAAGCTGATTTTGACGTTTGCAGCTGCTTCGCCAACTGCGACGGCGTGAAAGATTACACCAACCCAAACGAACTTTTCACCGCCTGCCAATTCACCGACACGCAGAAAGCCGCATACATGGCCGCGCGGCGCGAATATCTCAAGAAACAGGAAGAAACGGAGGAATAAAAGATGCTTGAAAATTTACCGATCAACATTAGTCCCACGGATCGCCCGCAGTGGTACACACCCGCCGAGATCCGCGCCGCAGCCGCCGAGGGCCTGCGAATCGACTACAACGCCGGACGCGGGCACGTCATCCGCTGCCGCAAGGCCGCGAACGTCAGCGGCTGGATCACCGCCGTGACCGAGGCCGGATCAATCATCCGCGCATGGGCCGGAGAATTCACCGTCGCCGGGGAGGTGAGATCATGAGCACCACAACCACCCAGCAGGCGCGCCGCCTGCCTATCCTGCACATCAACGCCGACGAGCGGCACGCGCTCGATACCTTCGGCGAGTGGTCCCCGGCAATGGCCCGCGCCTGCATGGAGCGCAACCACCTGAATTTTGACCACATCGAGCGGATCAACAACCACTTCGAGCTGCACAAGTGGGGAAGCGATACTGACAGACGCTACCGCAAAGCCGCCGTAAACCGCGCTATAAAGGCCGTAGCGGCCAACCCTGCCGCATACCTGGCCGAAACCAACGGAGAGGAGAACAACACATGAAACGGATACAGATCATCATTGACGCGGCGGCTCTTCTGGCCGTCCTGACGGCCTGCACAAGCCCCAAGCAGGGACAGCCGACCGCAGACACCACCCCGGCCCAGATCGTAGCAGTGGAGCGCGTCAGCGCCGACACGGACGCCGTAACCGGCGAGGACACGCGCGGCGAGTGCTGGACGTGGTACACCGACGCCGGAGACTACAGCACCGGCGACCGCGTGCAGCTGACGTTTGACGGCTCCGCAGTCATCGACGCGATCCCGGCAGGCTGACGCACCACCAGCCGCCCCGGACACCCTAGCAGAGCCGCACCGGGCACCAAAGCGGCCCCGCCCCATACCATCAAAACGACAAAGGAGATCATAACCATGACTAAAGCTCAGATCATGCGCAAGGCGTGGAGCCTGTACCGCGCCACCGTCGCAGAGTTCCCAGAAACCCGCAGCCGCGCCCAGTTTGCCATCTGCCTGAAAGAGGCGCACAGATCCGCCCAAGCCGCCACAGCAGCCCGCCGCGAGTGGGAGAACATGAGCGGCGAGGAACAGTATACCGCGCTGATCCGCATGGCGTGGACCGTAAAGCACCGCGCCGAGGCCACCGGACGCGCCGCCGATACGGAGTGGATCAAGCGCCCGGACGACGCGCAGACCGTAGCAGCTGACGCATGGCCCCGCGTCGCTCCCGCGCTGGACCGCAACGAGCAGAGCGACGAGCCGCGCCCCCTGGCCCACATCCTGTTTACCGCCTGCACCCAGGCCGCGCACGTCATCGCCCGCAGAGAGTACCGCCACACGGCCAACATGGCGGATATCTACGCCTTGGATATACGGCCCGCCGACAGTAGCGAGTACACCCAGACCCCGCTCGACAGCCTGCCCAGCGTAACAGCCGCCCCCGTCAGCAGCCCCGAAGACATAGCCACAACCCGCGCCGCTATCGAGGCCGCAGCCGCCGACAACATCGACCGCGCTATCATCCGAGCGCTTGCCAACGGGCACACCGTCCGCGCTATCGCCGCCCACATGGGAACCAGCAAGAGCAGCATACAGCGCCGCATTGATCGGATACGCGCCCGCTACCTTGCGCAGGCTTAACCGCCCGCCAAGGCCCCCCGCAGCCCCTAGCCGACCACCAGCGCCACCACAAGCCCCAACACCGCCCCAACAGCCCCGCACAGCCTCTACACGCCCCGCACACACTCCCGCAGCCACTCCATATTATATCGCGCGCGCGTGCGCGTATGCGTGCGCGTCGCGTGCGTGCGCGTGCGTTAATTGCGCGGGCGAGTATTACACTCTATTCTTTAGCCCCACGCACCAACGTGCAACCCACCGCCAGCCCCTGCCGCCCATCCCTGCCAACCAGAAGACAACGCGCCGCAAGCCAAGCAAACACCAACCAACAGCTACTTACAACACACCACAACAGCCGCGCGGGGAAAGTGTTCCCGGCTCCGCTCTGTTCAGGCGGAAACACTCGGCAAATCACCACCCGCGCCCCGTTGCACTCCAACGGCAGACCGCAGCAAGCCGGGCGCGTCATGCAAAAATCCGCCAAATGTTCGGATGTTTGCATAAAATTGAAGGAAAACTTGCAAAATTGAGTGCATGTCGTTTACATTATGCCGTATAAAGTAAACGGCATGCTCCTGAAAATGCAAGAATTCCGGCAGCGGCGCAGGACTCCCCCCATTTTACAAGCCCAGGAGCCGCCCAAAATCCGAGAAGGCACTAAGCACTTCCCCCCGCTCACTCGTTCCCCAATTCGACACAAAAAACCGTGGTGGGAATCATATGGGGCTGAATCAAAAGAGGACAGTGGCTCCAATACTGACCCTAGGCTCTGAGCGTGAGGCCTAAATATACTGTTTTGTAACGTCGGCTACGGCCGGCGCTTTCTTTTTGCCTGCGTAGGCGGGGGGGGGGGGGGGGTATTTTCCAAACCTGAGTCAAAATTTCGGAACGGATAGGGGCATACCCCAAAAAATAAAATTTGCGCGGTTGCCTTACGGCAACATATCAGGTGTCCTACGGACAAAGGTTACATACTACGGAGGTACTGGTCAGACATGCAGCGACCATCGGGCGGCGCGTGTATGATTGGCTGCGCGGTTTTTAGGTCGACATAAGGATGGGAAAAAAACATTTGTGGCGGTGAGTATGATGAAAAATAGAGGGGGCGATAAAGCAATGGACATTCGGAAAATGCGGAAGGACGATTTCGAGAAGGTTCCGGAGCGAGAACGTTTTGACAGTGAAGTGCCTGCGTTTGATAGCCTGGTCATTATTCCGATGGAGGAAAGTTTGGGGCACGAGACGTGGGGCAGTATGGATTTCGTTGGATGCGTAGGGCCAGAGCCAGTCGTAAGGCTGTCCGGTGTATCGGAGACGTTGGACTTGGAAGGACATGGCGGGCATGGCGAATGGCTTGGGCCGTGCGATTATCGGAAGATGGCGTTGCCGGCGTGGTCGATAGATTGTCTGCCGTGCGGGTATCTGAGGATCTTCTGCAAGGGGCGAATCAAAGTGGGCGAGACGGGAACGTCGTTTGAGATCTTTTCACAGGAAAGGAAGCTGGGTAGATGAAAATTCCGCTGGGAATCAGATATAAACTGCATAAGCTTGCGGACATGGCTGCGCGGGCGAATGAGTTGAGATGGGAGCTTGAAGATTGGTTTGAAGAGCGCGGGCTGGAGGCAACAGGGGAGATCGGAACTCTGATGTGCGGCGTCGATTGTACGGCCGAGATGATCGACAGGCTTGAGAAAGGAGCCAAGACAGATGGCTAAGATCACCTTTGCGTGCGACTACTGCGGAACGGTTGTCACGAGGAAACGGGGTAAGAAAGCTGCGGCGCATAGTTTCTGCTCTTATACATGCGCGGCCAAATGGCGGATTGCGAATGGGCGCGTGCGTCAGAGCTACGACATGAACAATCGCGGAAAACTGCCTCATGACATGGTTGACATAAAAGTGACGGAAGTGATTGACCTGTTTCCGGTGTGCCGGCCGGTTGTTGGGAAGCAGTACCGGGCGGAGAGATACAAAGGGCAGGGCAATCCAGACAGGATTGGGTACGTAATCAACGTAAATGGAAAGCGCGTCAACGTCCGGATGGACGAATGCGAAGAGGTCGGATGATTTAACAGGAGGGGATTCATAGTTGAGAAAAATTCTGTTTCGTGGAAAAGCCGTAGGAAGCGGCGAGTGGGTGTATGGCTATCTGATTGGCCGCGCGAATGACACGGGGTGCGCGTGTGAAGGGAAATTCTTCATCGATAATGGGGAACCGTTCAATAAAGCTGTGGAGGTCATTCCAGAAACTGTAGGACAGTACATCGGGTTTGTTGACAGAAATGGCGAGAAAATCTTCGAGGGTGACATCTTGAGTGTCGATGGTGCTCCACATCGGTATCGGTACTCCGTTGAGTTTGACACGGCAGCGGCTTCATTCGCAGTCAGGAATTGCAAAGACAGGCGGTATGTCACATATCTTACGGTGTATGACCAGAATGAGCTTCGTCGGTGTGGCACGATCTACGATCAGGAGGAATCTGTATGAAATTCAGTGAGAAGTTTTACGTAAGGACAGTCGCTCTGCTTGTGATATTGATTATAGCAATGCTAGTGGTCGAGGTCGCGTTTGCGGTGGCAGGTGAATGTGATAAGAACGCCACCAAAACAGAAACCGTAGCGGAGCGCAGTCAGCAACGATTTCAACGGGTCATCAAAGACGATAATTCCGCTCTTATCGTGTATGTCGATACCGAAACAAACGTGATGTATCTGATTCGGAGCATTTACGGTGGCGCTTGCGTAATGGTCGACGCTTGAGGTAAACCGCTGCTGCACGGACGGCACGCGGAATGCGTGCAGCATGCTATATGCAGCTGCGTGGAGAGCTACCCGTGCGATGGGCTATCACAAACTGATTACATATATCCTCGATACAGAGTCGGGGACAAGCCTCAAGGCGGCTGGATGGAAGTGCGTCGGACAGGCCGGCGGGCTTCGCTGGACAGGCAAGCGCCGCCCAGAGGTCGACCTTTGCCCAGCACAAATGAAAATCCGCTTTGAGCGGGAGGAAGGAGAATAATGCCACCTAAAGAAAATCCTGAAAGAGCCTGTGAAGAGTGCATCCATTATTGGGCGTGCTCCAGACAATGCGGCGAGCCAATGGAGCAGAGTAGCGCCACTGGCTGTGAGTGCTACGAGACGGTTAAAAGCAGTATGGCGTATTATGTCGGGACACTGGATGGAGCCAAAGGAAAAATCCCAAATCGCCTCCGCGAGCTGGCCGAGGCCGACAGAAACCATCAAATTGTCATCCGACCGTGCAAAATCGGCGATACGGTGTGGGCTGCGGACACGGAGCCCGTAATTCCGCTACACGTCATGGCGGATGCAGTTTATCTGGAGGGAAGACGTGGCGGAGACTATGAGAGACTAAGCAACTTCGGGAGCGTTGTTTTTCTTAGTCAGGAGGAAGCAAAGGAGGCGGCGTCACATTGGATGAACTGAAACCGTGTCCGTTCTGCGGAGGCGAAGCAAAATTCTTTATCACAGGAATCCATAGGGCTGAAGATTTGATGGGATGGCGCTTCGGAATCTATTGCCAAAAGTGTAACATCAAGATTCCAAAGACAGATTACAAAGTAGAAGTTGAATTTACAGACTATGGAGCAGTGAAAACCGTGACAGACGAACGGCCAGCGGCAATCGAAAAATGGAATTTGAGGACGCACCACTGATGAAGGAGAAATAGAATGGGTCAGCACAAGCATAACCCGACAGCCATTGCGGCCAAGAACGGGGAGCTTCCACCTAAGCAGCGTGAGAAGCAGTTGACTAAGCGGGAGGCAGAAGTGCTGCTGCGAAGAAAAATCCTCGATCTGGTGCCGGGGGCATTCGCGCTTCCGGAAGGGATGAAAAGCATAATTGCAAGCGGAGGAGGACTGAACATTTGATGGACAAACTGAACAGCATCCTTGAGTGCATCGACGGCGCACTGTGGTTTGCGCTGGCCTTGATCGTGGCAAATGAATTGAGGAAGTGGAACACGCGCTTTCAGAAAATGTACGACGATCTGAAGATGCAGATCGATGACGCAGACACGGTGAAAGTGACAAGGTGCAAAAACTGTGCCAAACGTGGGACTGGGTATTGCCCGATGGAGACGGAATACCCGTGGATAGACAGTGACTCAGAAGGGTTCTGTCAGGAAGGCGTACCGAAGGAGGAAAAAACCGATGGCTAAGTATCGTGTGCATTTGGGCGCATTTGTTACGAAACTGATGAAACGTCAGATCGTCGTAAGCGCACCGGATGTAGAAACTGCGATCCAGAGGGCAAAAGAGAGGTTTCACTACTGCTGCCAGAACAATGCGGTTTATACAGAGTGTGATTCAATCGAGGTCGATTCGGTGGAGGAGTTTTGAAGTGGTTTATTACATCAAAGATCAGGATCTGCTCGACCTTCTTGACGAGAACGGCAGATCGATACTGACTGCCGCAAAAATCAACAGACTTGAGAGCGTCTGCTTCCCGGCAGAACTGCACGTCGGAGATCGCGCGTGGAAGAAGGCCATGAGCATTCTCGATAAAAAATACGCAGAGGCAAAAAAACTGCCGTTTGTCCGTGAGCCGCTGGCATGGGCACTGTACCACACTTGGAAGGAGTTTGACGATGGGAAACGGTGTGACTGAAGAATTTATCAGCCGCGCAGAGACGCTGGCAGATTTTGAAGCCTGCAACGCGGAAAATCCGCGCTGGACGCCGCAGCGGGTGAAAACGCTTCTGTTGCGCCAGCAAACAGCCGATGCAGTTCGGGTGGTGCATGGACGGTGGGTAAAAAACGATTTTTTATCTGATGATATAAATACCACAGCTGCATGCAGCCGGTGCGGCGAATTGATTGGGTGGTTTGGCGATGATCCTCTGCCGTATTGCCCATTCTGCAACGCACATATGGACGGAGGCGACGAGCAATGATAGCTTGCCTCACTTACAACATCATCAATATTATGGCCTGGTGTTGGCTTGCCGACCGATTCGGGCATTGGTGGATTGCACTTTTTGCGATATTCACGATGATCCATTACAGCCGCACCAAGAATTCAGAAAACGGAGGTGACGAGAGTGCGCCTAATTGACGCAGATAAGCTGGAAGTAATCAGCTACAAAGACACGGAAGGCCGGGAGGACACATTCGATGCAGGCGTCCAGTGGATGGCGGAGCTGATCGATAAGCAGCCAACGGTAGAGGCCACGCCCATTGTGCATGGGAAATGGATCAAAGACGAATGCCTCTCTACTGACTTTTCGCCTGTGTACGACTGTAGCGAGTGCGGTAAGCCAATCGAGCAGATGTACGTAACGCTTCCGCAGCGCTGCGAACACTGTGGGGCGCTGATGGATGGAGGTGATGACAATGCGGCTGATTGACTCTGATGCGATTATCAAAGAACAGCGCGACATCATGGACAAACTGTACGGCTCGACATCACAAGAGTTGAAAAATCACATGAGTATCGACGATAGTTTGTCCATCTACATCGACGGCATGGAACATTTTGCCCGTGCAAAGAGATTTTATCACGGGCTGCGGGGAATCTTGGAGAACGCTCCGACGGTGGATGCCGTTCCGGTAACGCGGTGCAAAGACTGCAAAGATTTCCGACGAAACAACGAAAATGACCCGTACTGCACGAACAGGCACGGACTAGATGATCCAGTGCCAGACGGGTTCTGCAACTACGGAAAGCCGAAGGAGGCAAGCGATGAACGGTGAATGGATCGTGGCAAATAAATGCCCGCACTGCGGCGGCAAACTGGTGGTTCGTGAGTTTTATTCTCGAACACGCGAATACCCGATTTCGAAAAACGGGAAAGTGTCGAAGCGGGGAAGATGGGCCACAGAAGACAGTCTTGGGCTTGTAACTGTTTTCTGCAATTCGTGCCGTGTTGGATGGGACGCTACGCACACTTGGGTAAATACGGATGACATAGTAGAAATCAGAGGAAATGGAGACTGAAATATGGGCGTAACGATTAAATGCAAGAAAACAGGTCGGGAAATCGACCTTGGGTGCGGCGGATTCATGAATCTGCGGCGGAAGGTGGCTCAACTCATGGGAGAGCCGTTTTACAGTCACTACGAGAAGCTTTGTAACGCGCCGATCATCATGCAACCGGAAGTGGAAGAGAAGTTTTGGAAAGATTGGGCCACGGAAGCAGACAGGATACTTGCAGAAAACCACTTTCCCGTAAAAGTTGTGAAGTTCCTGCTTGCCCCTGACAGCGAAGCTACGACGCGTTACGGAGCCTGCAAGGAAATCCTGAAGGTCATCGGGGACTACGACGATAACATCTGCTACGGCTATGCCGGCCGAAGCGACTGCGCAATGTTCCGGGATTTCAAGGCGATACTGCAGGACTGCGGGGATAACAAATGCGATATGGTCTGGATGTAGGAGGACAGAAAATGGATGCTGTTGCGTATTTCAAAGCATATGCGAGAATGTGCGATTCTTTTGATTCTAAGAACAACTTTACGGGAAAACCGTGTGTAGGCTGTCCACTTGACGATATTGGACGCGGATGCCATATGATCGATCTCGCCAACAACGCAGAGGAATGTGTTGCTGCGGTCGAGAAGTGGGCAAAAGAACACCCGGTCAAAACGAGGCAGAGCGAGTTTTTGAAGCAGTGGCCGGATGCTAGGCTTTATGAAGGCGTTCTTGGGATTTGCCCTGCCAAACTTAGCTCGTTGTATCGCGATGAGATTGGTCGGTGCACAAAAAATGTTACGTTATGCCCTGATTGTCGTCGGGATTTTTGGCTGGCTGAAATCAAGGACGGTGAAGCATGATGGACAAGCAGCTGATTTACAGGGAAGACGCACTCGAAATCGTGCGTCGGACATCCGGAGACTATGCTGCGGCATTTGCTGAGATCAGCCGACTGCCGGCAGTGGACGCAGTACAGGTTACACGCTGCAAGAACTGTGATGGCCGCCGTGTAGAAGTTTCCAGCCGTGGAATATTTGTGGACTGTGGCTTTTGCTCTGCAAGCAATCTGGTTATGCCAAACGACGGGTTCTGCTCTCTTGGGAAAGGAAGAAAATAAATGGCGCTCATAAACGTTGCTCTCTATGGAGAAGGAAAACGAAACAATCGGCTTCGGGCAGAATATATTGTCTGCGATCACGCGCAGGAATGCTCCGCATACCACGAGGGAAAATGCCTGAACGTTACCATACCGTTTAACCGCCGGTGCGAACTTGGCAAAGTTGAAAAAGTGGATGGAGGCACAAAACAGAGCAAACGCTATGACACCGTAACAGACGCGGCACGGCATTCTGAAAAATATCGCCTTCTTAGATACCCATCTTGCTGGTATGTAATCAGAATCGGTGAAATGGCATATTTGAACCTTCCGTATGTCGATCTCAAAGAGGAAGGTGTGCATCTGCGCGTGTCAACGGCGATATTCACGAATCAACATTTGCTAGTGGACAGGCCAATGCTGACACCGGACAATTTGGACAACGTACTTGGCTATACACCACGAAATATGTGCGGAGATATTATCACGAGATATGCGGATGAAACCGTACCGAATTTCCTGCGCCAATTCAAAAGACTGTTTCCAGTGGAATATGAATGCTTCGTGAAAGAGTACCCGAAGTATGCAGAGCTGTCCCCGACGTTTATCGGAAGATACGCAAAACTCGCAACGTGCAATCCAGACTGCGTGTATAAGGATTCAAGCGGGAACAAGTTCACGATGGAAGATGGGAAACGGATGGTCTGTAAAGAGTATAAATCTGGCTTTCTTCCATTTGGAGTGTCCAAGGCGGAAGTCATTATCACGCTGACGGACGATATGACAGTAAAAATCACGGACAACGCACAGGTCTTGGACGATACTGTGTTTGCATAGGAGAACACATGAACAAAAGCTATTTGGAATTTCTGAAATCGAAAATCGAGACGGCTCCGGTCAGCGGCTTTTCCGTTCCGGAGGAAGATATCAATCTGGCGCTGAAGCCGCATCAGAGGGACGCGGTACGGTGGGCGCTGCGCGGCGGCCGGCGGGCGCTCTTTGAGAGCTTTGGCTTGGGCAAGACTGCACAGGAATTGGAGTTCTGCCATCACGCGGCAAAACGCGAAGGAAAGCCGGCGTTAATCGTGCTGCCGCTCGGTGTCCGTCAGGAGTTCAAACGCGATGCAGTTCAAATTCTTGGATATGACGAGCCGTTTTACGTCCGGACGATGCAGGAGGTACGCGAGAACGCTGGAGCGGAGATCATGCTTACCAACTATGAGCGCGTCCGGGATGGAGACATCGACCCGACGTATTTTGCGGCAACTAGCCTCGACGAAGCATCGGTACTTCGCTCATTCGGAAGCAAGACCTATCAGACGTTCCTTCAGAAGTTCAAGGGTGTCAAATATAAGATGGTCGCAACGGCCACGCCGGCACCGAACAGATATAAGGAAATCATTCATTACGCTGGATATCTTGAAGTCATGGACACTGGGCAGGCGCTTACGCGTTTTTTCAAGCGCGACAGCACCAAAGCCAATAACCTGACCCTTTACCCGCACCGGGAAGAAGAATTCTGGCTATGGGTCAGTTCATGGGCGCTGTTCCTTGGAAAACCGTCAGACCTCGGATATTCTGACGAGGGATATGAACTTCCTGGACTCGAAGTCAGAACGCATGTTGTTCACGACGAATTCGGAAAGATCACAGATCGGGATGGTCAAGTGAAGATGCTGAATGATTCTGCCACGAACATTCAAGAGGCATCACGCGAAAAACGTGAGACGATAGCTGCCCGCGTCCGTTTGGTAAAAGAGATTGTCGATAGTGACCCAAGCGCAAGCTTTATCCTCTGGCACGATCTTGAAGCGGAGCGGCACGAAATTCACAGAGTTATGCCAGAGGCCGTAGAGATTTACGGAACGATGGACTATGACGAGCGTGAACGCCGTGTGATTGACTTCTCGGACGGCAAAATCCGGCTCTTTGCGACGAAGAAGGAACTGTCTGGGCAGGGATGCAATTTCCAGAGGCACTGCCACCGAATGATTTTCGTTGGGATCGACTATGAGTTCAACGACTTCATTCAGGCCATTCACCGTTGCTACCGCTTTTTACAGACGGAGAAGGTCATTGTGGACATCATCTATACGGAGGCAGAGATCCCGATTTGGGACGTTTTGCAGAAAAAATGGAAGCAGCATGACTATATGCAGGAGCAGATGCGGGAAATCGTAAAAAAATACGGCCTTTCCGGCGACCGCATGAAGCAGGAAATGGCCAGAAGCATAGGAGTTGAGAGAGTGGAAATCAAAGGCGAAAACTGGATTGCAGTCAACAACGACTGCTGCGAGGAAACAGCAAAGATGTCGGAGAACAGCGTCGATCTGATTGTCACATCGATTCCGTTTTCAAATCACTATGAGTACACACCAAGCTATAACGACTTCGGGCACAACGAAGATACAGAGAAATTCTTCGAACAAATGGACTATCTGACGCCGAACCTTCTAAGAATTCTGAAACCCGGACGTGTATTCTGCTGCCATGTGAAAGACCGTGTTCTTTTCGGCAATGCGACAGGGGCTGGTATGCCGACGATGGAACCATTTCATGCTATGTGCATTAAGCACTATATGGAGCATGGATTTGCATATTTCGGCATGATTACGGTCGTTACAGATGTTGTGCGCGAGAACAATCAGACATATCGGCTTGGCTGGTCTGAACAGTGCAAGGACGGGACAAAAATGGGCGTCGGCTGCCCAGAATACATTTTGCTCTTCCGAAAGCTCCCGACAGACCGGTCAAAGGCGTATGCTGACGAGCGTGTATCAAAGACAAAAGAAGAGTATACACGCGCACAATGGCAGATCGACGCACATGGGTTTTGGCGCAGCTCTGGAAATCGGCTGATTACAAAGGATGAACTGCTTCACGCTGACACCGGAAAACTTCAGGCACTTTATCGAAAATATAGCCGAGACTCTGTTTACAGCTACGACGAACACGTGAAACTGGCGAAAGAACTGGACAAAGATGGCCACCTGCCGGCTACGTTTATGGTTGTCGCTCCTGGGAGCTGGACAGACCAGATTTGGGACGATATTAACCGAATGCGAACGCTCAATACAACGCAGAGTCAGCGCAGAAAAGAGAACCATGTTTGCCCCCTTCAGCTGGATATCGTTGACAGGCTTATCAATCGGTATAGCAATCCGGGGGATCTGGTGCTTGACCCGTTTGGTGGACTTGGAACGGTTGCACTGGAGGCCATAAAAGCTGGTAGGCGCGGCTATACTATTGAACTCAACAACGATTACTACCGGGACTCGGTTGGGTATCTGAAGGAATTTGACGATTCACAACAGAATGACAATTTGAGCCTGTTCGATGTAATCTGAATCGAGTATAGGGCTGCAAATCACGCTGATTGATTTCAAATCATAACAGCATAATGTTGCTTGAGGGTGCCTATTGCACCCTCATTTTTTTGTGCCTCTAAAGGTTGACATAAAAAATGGGCAAAAAACATTTGCGGCCCCGACTAAAATTAGAATTAGGAGGGCGGAGCGATGAACGATAAAGCAAGCAAAGTCCGGATGCGGTACACCGGAAAGACCGGATATCACGGGTTAAAGCACTGGAAGGTCTATGAAATCAGCATTGTCAGCATGTATGGGAAACTCTGGGTAGAGGTTGGAAGTGAAGCTATTGCCTATGTTTCGCTTGCAATGCTCTGCCGCAACTGGGTGGACGTTTAGAAAGGGGAATGTTATGAACGACTGCGAGAGAATCGTTGCGTATTGTAGGGAACACGGTTCCATCACGCAGATGGAGGCAACCAGAGAACTGGGCAACACGCGACTTGGAGCACGCATTTGGGACTTGAAAAACAAATTCGGCTATGAGGTTGAAGATATATGGGAAACGGCCACAGACCGTTTTGGAGACCCAACACGATACAAGCGTTACTTCGTCAAGGATAAGACACAATGAGCGATACATGCAAAGGATGCAAGTGGTGGGAGCCTTTTAACTGGGTATGCTGCAACGGAGACAGCCAGCATTGTGCGGATTTCGTCAACTGTGGATGCAAATATTTTGAACGAGAGGACGATAAGAAATGTCAGAACGAAAAGGAACAACGCCATTAACTGCACGCGAGGAACCCACCACGCCGCAGAAAACGTGCATGGGCTGTGATGCGTGGGACAAGTTTACCTGTTTCAACGCAGCAAGCCAGTTTTTCGGCGGAGCAGTTGATTGCGGATGCCAATATTTCAAAACGGAGGTCGTGAAGAAATGACGCAGAAAGAATTTGTACTGAGAAAGGAACCGGGCGCGGAAAACAAAGACTGCTTTGGCGGAATGCGTTATTGCCCACACGCATATAGAGATATTCTTCCTATCCCGCTTGACCTGTGTAATGCAAATACAGCAAGTGCAGAACTCTGTGAGAAATGCTGGAATCAGGAAATGAAGATTCCAACACCGGCAGAAAAGCCGATGGCGCAGGTCAACGAATTCATGAATCAGGATGTAGATGATAGAACGGCCGAAAACGCCGTTGAGCATCCGACGCATTATTGTCAAGGCTCCATTGAGTGTATCGATGCGCTGAATGCGATGGTCGAAGGGTGGTTCGACCCAGTGGCAGCGGTATTGGCGTGGCAAACAGTCAAGTACATCTGGCGACATCCGTTCAAGGGCAAGCCGGTGGAAGACCTCAAGAAAGCACAGTTCTACCTTGAGCGGTTGGTACAGAAGTATGAGCGTAAGAAGAAAGACTGACCGTCGGTTGACGATCATCCGCCCATGCGGAACATGCGGCCAGATGGTAGTTACGAGCGCAGGTTCCCCGTTTATGAGAATGATCGAACGAGATGGCAAGAAAGAAGCAGTTACTTACTATTGCTGCCAAAGCTGCTACAAAGAAAGCTACAGACACATTGGATGGTACGACGGAAAAGCTGATGAACGCCGCGCGGAACGTGAAAGAAATCGGGACAGACGCGAATATAATCGTCGTTATTATGCAGAACACGCAGAAGAAATCAAAGCCAAGAGACGAGCATACTACGCAGCGAATCCGGGTCTGGCCGCTCAAAACAGCCGATATCACAAAGCGAAGCAGAAATTGATTGCTGCAGAAGCCAAAGAAGCAGGAGGACAATTAGCGTGAGAAAATTTATTTTCTGTGTATGCGTGATTCTCGTTCTAACGTCAGTTACACTGCTTATTTTTCAGAGCGGCATTGAACAAGCACTTGCCAATCAGGCAGCATCCAAGGTTGGCACTGCAACGAACACAGAAATCCGAGAATCGCTGAATGAAATGAAATGCCAAGACAACACAGAGGAAACGATTCACGAATCAGCACTAGAGCTGGATTATGAAGAACGAAACGGTGATGAAGACTTCGACAGTTCGCAGTTCTGTCATCCACCCCATACCAAAGACGGCATTGGAGGTGCAGGCGGATTTATCGTTGATGACCCGCAATGTCTTGAACTGCTTGCACGGGCAATTTACGCCGAGGCCGGCGGAGACGATTGCAGCGACGAAACCCGCATCATGGTCGGAAATGTCATCCTCAATCGGATGCGATGCGAATGGTATCCAGACACGATGGAGGCGGTGTTGACTCAGAAAAGACAATACAACACGTTCTACTGGACTGGCGTTATTTGGAATGAACGTGCGTCGAATCCAAGCGAAAAAGAAGCAGTAGAACGGGCGTACAAATGCGCGGAACGCGTACTGCTCGGAGAACGGCTACTCCCAGAAGATGTGGTGTTTCAGTCAGAGTACATTCAAGGGACAGAAATCGTAGCATATCAGGACGGGATATACTTTTGCCGATAGGAGGGCGTAGAAATATGACCGCAGTCATTCAAGCACCGTGTAAAGGGTGTGAAAAACGCGAAATTGGATGTCATGGATGGTGCAAAGCATATTTGGCCTATCAGGACGAAAACAACATGTACAAGGCAATGAGCGCAAACAACAGAAAGTCGCTGTCCCCAACAAAGTCATTCACAAAGAGACAGCGTGAGCTTATCCGAAAGGGGATGAAATGCGTCAGATGAACGGAAAAACATACTTGCTTTTTGCGATGCTTTCCGCAATCGCAAGCATCGCAGGCGGAACACTGTTCATTCAACTTTCGCGCTTTGGGCAGACAACAAAGGAGCGCTTTGGAAACATCCTGATTGGCGTGTGTGCGGTTCTTGTGGGAACTGTGCCTTGCATACTTACCGCTCTTGAAACGTTTAGAACGGCCTAGAACGCGACCAAACGTGCGAACGCGAAAACACTCACGGGAAACACACAAACGGCGTGTGCGGCCTCCAACGGCGCGACGCACATATCTAAACGAAACTGGAGGATGAGAAATGTTAAACAGAATCACTGTGCAAGGAAGAATCGTAAAGAAGCCAGAAATGCGTGTGACACAGAGTGGAAAGTCTGTGGCAAGCTTCACACTCGCCGTCGAGCGAGACTATGCGGTTCAAGGCCAAGAGCGTGAAACGGACTTCCTCGATGTGAACGCATGGAATCAGACAGCAGAGTTTGTCGGGAAGTATCTCGACAAGGGCAGCATGGCTTTGATTGATGGCAAACTCCAGATCCGTAATTGGACGGACAAAGAGGGCAATAAGCGCCGCAACGCAGAAATTGTAGCTGAACGGGTCTACTTCTGCGGAAGTAAGCCGACAGCCGGAACGTCGAAATCTAGCGGAGCTGCACCTGCGCCGGCACCAGTAACTGATGTTCCAGAAGGGTTCACAATGCTGGACGAAAACTCGGACGATCTTCCGTTTTGATTGGAGGTGAGAACATGGAATTGAAATTTGAAGTGCGCCTTTTTGTGGGCGATACATTGACGAAAATCAGTGATTCCACTACTCCATTGGTTGACCTCGGAGTCCTCACAGACGAAGAATACTGGACAATCATGGATATTGCTGCACGAAATGGCTATTGGGTGCTTACAAAGCCAGTAGTTGTTGCGCCGGAGGTTCAAACCTATGGATAACGTTCAATGGATTAAGCTCAAAGTCGGAATGTTTGACGGTGAGAGTTTCAAAAAAATCAAGAAAGCAAAAATCGGCGGCGAGAGTTTCCGCGATAAACTGACGGCTGTGTGGTTTGAGTTGCTGGACTTCGCCGGCAAATGCAATCACTCCGGATTCCTCATAAATTCAAGGGAAATTCCGTTTCAGTCAATCAGCGATATAGCGGTCATGATTGATCGAACACCAGAAGAATTAGATCTCTGTATGAAGTTCTTCATCAATGAGGGCATGGTTGAAATCATTGACGATATCTACCTCCTGTCGAATTGGATGATGTACCAAAACGAAGCTGGGCTCGAAAAAATCAGAGAGCAAACAAGGCTTCGGGTAGAAAAACACAGAAAAAAGAAGGCTTTGACTGAAGGAAAGGGTGAGGAAGAATGTAACGTTACAAGTAACGTTACCACTGCGTTACAAAATCGTTACCCTCTTATTCTTAATTCTAGTTCTAATTCTAGTATTAAGAAAAAAGAAGGAAAAGGGGGTACGGGGGAAAAGGGAGGAAAATCGCAGCCGGTTTCCGATGAGATCAGCGCTGCTATGTCTAATCTTCCTTCGATGGTTCAAACTCAAATGCAGGAATGGCTTGAATACAAAACCGAGCGAAAAGAATTCTATACCCCGCGTGGTTTGCAGTCTTTGATGACGGTTGTGAAAAAGAGAGTTGACCAATACGGAGCGCAGGCGGTCATTGACGTGATTGAGCGAACCATGGCATCAAATTATCGTGGGGTAGTGTGGGAATGGCTTGAAAGAAAACCGCAGTCGGCAAAACAGTCTCTACGAGATAATGCGCCACTCGACTACGGTTCACCGGAGGACTTCTACAAATGACACTCAGCATGGAAGAATTGATGGAACTCCGCGCGAAAAAGCAGGCGGAAGCAAATATACCGCCCGCTAAAGACAAAACTGGATTCTCAAACGTGATGCGGTCAGTAGCGAGGAAGGTTCCGATTGATGTAAAAGACACGCAGGTGGGCGAAGACGGGCTTCTCCACTGTACGAAGTGCAACGGACTTAGGCAAAGTAAGGTGAAACTTCCAGATGGGGAGATAGAAACCGTCCCATGCGTGTGCAAATGTATGCGGGATGCCTTCGACGCTTCCGAAGCCGAAAAACGTGCACGAGAGGAAACAATGCGAATCGACAGCTTACGAACGTTGGCTTTCCCAGACTCGGACTGTAATATGCTCCAATGCACGTTCGACAAAGATGACGGCGCACGGCCGGACGTTACTGCCGGCATGAAAAACTATTGTGAGAATTTCCCTTATCTCCGAAGATTGGGAAAAGGAATTCTTCTCTATGGAACGGTCGGAACAGGAAAGAGTTTCTTCGCCGCCTGCATCGTGAATGACCTTGTATCAAAAGGATATCGCTGCATGATGACGACCTTTCCACGGCTTACAAACCAAATCAGCGCATTGTGGGATGGAAAGCAGGAATTCATCGACGACTTAACCAGATATGACCTCATCGCAATCGATGACCTTGGCATCGAGCGTGATACAGAGTACATGAATGAGCATATCACGATGATCGTTGATGCGCTTTACCGGGCGAAGGTGCCGCTGGTCATCACCAGCAATTACACTCCAAAACAGATGAAGGGCGAAAGCGAAATCCGCCGTCAGCGCATTTACGACCGGCTGATTGAGCAATGTCATCCAGTAGAAATGTCTGGGGAAAGCCGAAGGGTAATAAAGGGACGCAAAGACTACCTTGAAATGAAAAATCTTCTGGGGGTGTGAAAAATGTTTGAAGATGCACAGCAGGAAACTGCAACCGGAATGTGTGCATGGTGTGGCGCTGAGATCTACGAAGATGACGAAATCTGGTACGACGGATTTTCAACGTACATCCACGATGAGTGCGTTGAAAAGATCGAGTCTATGCCAGACGAAGCGCCGATAGCTGCGTTTATCCGGGAAGATTACCGGCAAACGACCATGCGGAAGATCATAGATGACCGCTGGGCGAGGGAAGATCATGAAGTTTGAAATTGTAAGGGCGCTGGACGGGAAAGGCATGATGGAGACGAATTATGAGTCCTGCATCCCATCTGATGAAACAATCCGCAGCATGATAAAAGCTGGCTACAAGGCATACAAAGACGGTCGGGTTTATAAACCGAAAGAAGGAGGAAAAAATGGTACAGTTAGGACAAACGGTAAAAAAGGTCGTTAGCTTTGCCCCAGAACGAAATATAAATCAGTTCAACAGTGAAAAGAAGACGCTCTACGGAAAGGTCATTTTTGTTCATCCAAAGAGAAGATTCTACACCGTGGAATTCTCACTCTGGAATGGGAGTAAAATCCGCTCATGCTATACGGAGGGATTGTAATGGGAAACGGACTCACATACGCGCAGAAACTTGCGATTGCAAGGCAAACTGAACTGACCATTGGTGTTGACACCGGTTTTCAAAAGGCGGCAGACTTCTTTTCTATCGCGCTTTACGAAGAAGGGTTCGGAGAACAACGGCAAGAAAAAATCGCCCGTCGCGTCATGGAACTTGACCAAGAGTATGGGGATGCGTGGACTGGATGCGTGGAAGCAGATTACAAGCAGGAACAGATAGACCGTATCTTGAAAAAGGCATACGGAAAGAATTTCACCCCGTTCTTTGAACGGAATCCGTATATAAAGAAATTCAACTATGCAGGGAAAGGAAAACGTTAATGCAAAAAGACAAAATAACAGTGGTCGAAACGGCAATGAAACAAATTGATGCAGAAGCAAACCAAAATGGGACTGGATGCGCGTACTGGAGAGGATTCTTGCAAGGCGCGCTCATGCAGCAATACGAAGACATGCACGGTATTCAAGAACAGCTTGCGGCGAAATTCCTTGAAACCGCAAAATTTGAGGACAATCGTGTGCGCTATGTGAAAGAATCGGGGGCAAAGACACCGACGTATGCGCATCAGGACGATGCTGGCATGGATTTATACGCGTCGAAAGGGAACTACATTCCGGCCGGCGGAAGATGTACATTCCATACCGGCATCCATATCGAAATTCCAAAGGGCTACTTCGGTGCAATCAGAGCTAAAAGCGGTCTGCTTCGGAATCATGGAATTATCTGCTCTGGAACAATCGACGTGGGATATACCGGCGAAATCATGGTAACGCTCGTGAACACAAGCGACGAGATTTACTGCGTTTCAGAAGGGGACAAGATTGCGCAGCTGATTGTCATTCCATATGAACGCGTTGAATTGGTAGAGGTCGAGTCGCTTGAAAAGACTGAACGCGGGGACAACGGCTTCGGGAGCAGTGGAAAATGACGCTGGAGGAAAAGGAAAAATTCTTCAAGAAAATATGGAAATGGCTTAATGACAGCGGCATGATCGACGAGTGGCTACCAACTCCTGAACCAAGAATTGACCCGGAATTTGCAGATTTCAAAAGCATCGAATTTGAAAATCATGCCATTTATAATGGCAAGCCAAAGATTCGCATACCGTCTATCGACCAGTCCGGAGTGACGGGCGGATACGGAAAACCGACACAAATTATCTCCGATGGCGAATGGTCTCTAATTTGCGCGCTTCGCGGAGGGAAATCGAATGGGCGGTAGCTACATTCAGCGAGTAACGGAATTCCTTGAGAGCTACTTCGAGATTCCAGATTTCTACTACCAAGACGGGAAACGAGTAGTCCGGACGGAAGCTGTCCAAGATTTATTGCGGCAACTCGTGGCGATGGGTGTTTTTCAGAACGAAGAAGATGTTCGGAAAGAGGCGCTGATGGACTTCGATGTGGTGCTTCCGCCTACAGAATAAGCGAATGGGACTGCGGATGCAGCCCCATTTTTGTGCTCAATTTCGTGCCGATTTTCGTGCCGATTTTGAGGCAAAAAACGCTTACAGAACTAAAAAATCAATGCAAGTAAATGAAAAACTGCTTGCAAGGGAAAAGACCGCAAACCGTTGGCACACAAAGAAAAACCCGTAATCATTGAAGATTACGGGTTCCCTTATTGGTCGGAGTGTCGGGATTCGAACCCCCTACCAGTACGGCAAATCATTATATATATATGAGAAAAATTTTAGCGTGCAGAATTCCGTGTCGATTTTGCCGGCTTTTTTTCGTTCGTTTCTTTATTGGGTTCGTCTTCAATCAAGTTACCAAGATAGAACCGCCGCATCTTATCGGTTGCAGCATTCTTGTCCTTTTCAGCTTCTTGAAGGTAACACTCATGAACGACTTTAATGTCATTCCAGCCGCCGACGCGCATGGTGCGTTCCTCGCTCCAACCTAGATGATAGGCAAGGGAACAGAAAGAACGACGCAATCCATGGACACCAACCTGTGGCAGATTGTGTTCTTCACAAACGCTATTGATCCTACGAGTAAGCGTATTAGGGTAACAATCAATTATTGGATCGTTATCCGGAATGATTTCAAGAAGCCGTGGAATGAGAACCGGAACAGGGCGTGTGGACTTCTCAGATTTGTTAGTGTCTTTTCGAACGAGTTTTCCGTTTTCATCATAAACGATTGCTCCAACAACTGAAATATATTCGGAACCTTTAATGTCAAAATGGAAATTGTCATGGGTTACGGCCATAATTTCAGAACGGCGCAAAGAATGCAACGCTAAAAGGGCACCGAGTTCAATAGGTTTTCCGCGAATAGCCTTTACAAAAACCAAAATCTGCTCATAGTCGAGAGTCGGAAGACCCCCTTTTTTGAATGCGGGCAGAGTTACATTGGGTACGTCGACATCCAGATAATTCATTGTGGCAGTAATGAGTGCCCATACATTGCAAACGGTTTTGGGGGCACAACCTTCTAATTCTTCACCAATGGCTACCTGCCACTCGCTCTTTGAAATGCTGGAAATGTCTCGACTCATATAATTGAGAAAATGGTTGTTCCTATACGATATATAGTTGCGGCGGGTCGAAGGGGAAAGCGAAGGGCCGCGTTCCAAAATCATCTTGTCAATGGCATCCCCAACTGTCATCCGAGGTGCGTGTTTCTTTTGCTCGATAAACCCAGCCCGAACCGCTTTTGCTCGTGCAACGCATAGGGCTTTTGTCGGCTCTGTGATACTCTGTTTCTCAGCATCAAGGTAAATCCGGTAACTCCCACTTGCCAGTTTCCTCGGGGAAGGTATTTTTATTTCACCCTTTTTCTTCCGCTCTTTTAACTGCTTTTCACCGCACCAGTTACAGAACATGGAATTAGCCTCAATTTCACGGCCACAGGATTTACACTTCATGATGAGTGGCCTCCTGCAATTCCTTTATTGCCTCATCGCGTTCCTGCATGATGCGAAGAAACTCTTGCTTCAAAGCATAAAAGGTATCGGCACATACGCCAATCTTGGGAGCAATTTTGATATTTTCTTCAAGCGCGTCCAGCACCGCTTGATCGCGCTCATTGAATTTGTTTTTCACAAGCATAACCTCCATGTGGAATATTTGGAATATGTAAAAATGCTGGACGCAAATAAGTTATTTCTTGACCCTAAAAGATGACTTGAAGATGCGGTATAGACTTATCACAAGTGTGGCAAAGGAAATGATAATAACCAAAATGAGAATCCAACCCAATGCACCTATGTTACCGAATTTAATCAAACCAGCGTTTTGAATATTGGAATCAAAAATGAGATAGACAATGGAGAAAATCGTAAGTAGAAAGTTGATGACAATTTGTAGGAATGTGACAGGGGTCTGTATTGCAAGCTGATTCGAGTGGAAGGTATCAAGCCGTTTATACCCATTGGCTTTTTCGGTGGCCGTATTGACTTCGCCAGTTAGCCTCTGGATTTCTGCCTCTTTTTGAGCGTTCATAAGTTGCAGCTCATGAATTTCTTTTCGAAGTGATGATTCGTCATCAGCTGGGGTGGTTAACCCACATAGACGGTCGAGGGAAAGACCCAATACTTGCGCAACAGCTGCCTCGTTAAAAAGAAGAGGATTCGACTGCGTTGCAGCATTAACCCTGCTGACATTCGAATATGGAACGCCTGACTGCTCAGATAATTCTTTGACGGTTAATCCAAGTTCATTCCTGCGCTGTTTGATTTTTTCAGAATATGCGTCGAAGTAAGGCGCGAGTTTATCTGTTGCTGTCAAAATAAAACGCCTCCAATAGCAGAATTCTCAAAATAGAATAATAATTTCCATTTTAGATTACGAGATTCGCAATTTAGGGTAGCGATTCGAAATCGGGAATGTGGACTTTTTCGTCGAATATCTGCTACGATATAGGCGTAGCAGATCAGCGGATAAAGCAAGGTGGTCTGCTGCAAGGCCCCGCCGCCTCTAGCCCAGCCGGCGGGGCTGACGAAAGAGAATGGTATCTGTCCTTTAAATCGGACTTATCAGGTCTCCAAATAGTAGAAAATACAATGAAATGTTTGTGCAATATGAGCAGTTGAAATTTTCGAACATTAGTTTTAAAATAAAGGCACTTCAAACAAAGGCTCGTACAGGAAAGGAACGGGAACATACGATGGAATTCGAAAAAGCACAGAACACAATCAATCTTGATGAGAAATTCAAGGAGCTCTTACAGGAAGTGGATGATAAAGAGGAATTCTTTAGATTCCTTTGTTTTTGCTTTCTTCGTCTACAAAGGTGCGACCCAATTCAAGAAATTTGGAACGATTGGATTCAGGCATCTGATTGAATAAAGAGACGAGCTCGTCAACCTCGGTACCATTTGTGGTGCCGGGGTTATTTTTTTGCGCATCAGGAGAAACAAAGGACTTACCTGTCAGAAGCCAGTCGGCTGAAACACCATAGAAAGCTGCAATCTTTGGAATGTATTTCATATATGACTTCGATCTTCCTGCTTTCCACTCTGTTACCACGTTTTTTGCTTTTACATCAATCGCGCGCAGAAGCTCTAATGCGCCTCCGTGCTTGTCACCAATTAGGAAAAGAATGCGTTCAAGCACCTCGTCCTCTGAACTGTTTTTGATATTCGGCTCTTTAGACATAAAAATACCTCCAGATTTGTGCAGACATACAAAAACACATAAAACATGTGATATTACTTGAAATCACATAAATCATGTGATATAGTATGGCTGTAAAGTAAATTTGACATGAACGGCAATAAAAAACCAAGCCTTTTGGGGATGAAAAACCAAAAGACAGTACCTGTTTCATGTGATTTGACACTAGCATGATAATTTTTTTGCCCGCGTTTGTCAAGACCACTTTACAAAAAAATCATGAATTTTATGTGAATTTCGTAGGGGGTGTAACTATTTACGAACTTTTTAAAGCAGAAATCGTAAAGCAGAAGCGGATGCGGAAACTGACGAACGAGGATTTGGGGAAACTGACCGGCTATAAAAGGCAAACGATTGATGCGTTTATGGCCGGTGCCAGAGAGTCTGAAAATGTGGCGAAGGCTATTGCAAAGGTTCTCAAGATCGAACTGTAAGGTGGAAACATATGGACAGTCTCGTATTCTTGGCACCAAACACAGAAGAACCGTTCGCGACATCGGAAGTCATCGCCGAATGCGCCGGAGTTCAACACCATAAGGAGTTTTTGGCGCACACGCAGCGCAAGGAGGAAGTATGCCACGTTTGAAGAAGAAAGAGCCTGACTTCATAAGGGTCACTCGTTTGATAAGAGGATATGCGCCTGTATCGAAGGTCGCGAAAATGATTGGGAGATCTGTACCAACTGCTCGTAAAAAGATAAACGACCCTCGACAGTTTACGCTCGGAGAATTACAGATGATTTCCATGAGGGCGCATATTCCCTGGGAAGACATGAATCAGGCAGTGAAGCCATGAGCCTAATCCGGAAACATTTTGAAGACCGGGACAGCTGGCTGATTGGCCGGCAGGAAATCGGAATCGGCGGCTCTGATGCTGCGGCTGTATGTGGGCTTTCCCCATGGACATCACCGGTGGAACTATGGAAAATCAAGGTAGGGGCTAAAAAACCAAAGGACATTTCGGCCAATGCAGCAGTGGAACGCGGCGTTCGGATGGAGCCGGCGCTTCGAGAGCTGTATGCGGCAATGAATCCCTGCATGAAGGTTGAGCACTACCCATACGACATTCTGGCACAGAGTGAACGTCCCTGGCTGACAGCAACGCTTGACGGAGACTTGACTGACGAGAACGGCCGACGGGGGATTCTGGAGATAAAGACCGGCCAACTCATAAAAAAGGCCGATTACGAAAAGTGGGCGGACGGAAATGTGCCGATCTACTATCTGACGCAAACCTGCTGGCAGCTGCTGGCTACAGGATGGGATTTCGTTGATCTGTTTGCGGCGCTTCAGGATATTCGCGGAGATTGGTCGATACGGACACGGCGCATCGAACGCGCCGAGCACGAGGAAGATCTTACATGGCTGCTGGGCAAAGCGGACACATTCTGGGGATACGTCCAAAAGCGGCAGATGCCGCCGATGACACTGAGAATTTGAATGGAGGGAACACATTGATCGTTGAAGTCAAATTTTACAGAGAAAGTGCGAAAGCATACGTTGGACGCGGGTACAGCTATGAAACGGACATGGCACTGAACGTTGGAGATCGTGTGCTTGTACCGGCTGGGAAAGGAAAAAACAGAGCAATAGTCGTGGCGGTGAATGTGCCGCAAATTGCCGTCAATCCTGATTACTTCCCACTGAAGCGCATTACGGAATACGACATGCCGGAGGTGAACGCTTGATGGAAACAACGGAAATCAGGATGATAACCGACCTCGACAAAGCACTTCCACAGAGTATCGTATTCAACTTCGAGGAAGTGAAAACATGGCTGACCGAGAATCTTACATCTTACAAGAGCATGGTCGTCACCGAAGACGAAATTGGAGCGGCAAAGGCCGATAAAGCCAAGATTTCAAAACTGTCAAAGACCATATCAGAACAGCGCATCGCCATCAAGAAACGCTATCTGGAGCCGTACAACGTCTTTGAGGCGCAGATGAAGGAGCTTTCCGGCATGTGCGACGAGGCGGCAAAGAACATCGACGTGCAGGCCAAGGCGTTCGAGGAAAAGCGGAAGTCCGAGAAACGCGAGACACTGAGAGGATATTTTTCTTCCGTCAACACACAGGCGTGGCTTTCGTTTGAGCGGATCGAAAATCCGCGCTGGATGAATGTGACCTATGACATGGAAACGGCCAAGGCCGACATTCAGGCGGCTGTGACGGCCATCGGAGAGAATGTCACGACGATTACAGAGTCCGGCGGCGAGTTCGAAAACGAAATGCTGCTGGAATACCAGAAAACGCTGGACCTTGGAGCGGCTATGCGGCGCGGCAGCGAACTGAAACGCATGAAGCAGGAGGCCAGAAGGGCTGCGCAGGAGGCCGCTGAACGTGCAAGACGCGAGGCGATTGCGGCGCACGAAGCTGCTGTGGAAAAGGCAAAGCACGAACAGGACGAAAGGACTGCACAGCGGAAAATCGAGGAAGAAACCGCACGTCGGGCGGAGGAACTGCTGAATTCGTCAAATCTTTCTCACGTTGAGGGGATGGAAAACGCGCAAGCGGAACCGGTTTCTGTGCTCGATTTCAGATGCTTTGTCACGGCGGCTCAGAAAGCGGCGCTTCGGGACTGGCTGAACGCTAACGGCATCCGATTCTGCCGTGTACCGAAATTCGGAGACTGATATACGAAAGGAATGTGAAATATGAACGCAACAACTAGACTTACGCCGCCTACTCAGAAGCAGACGTTCTCAAACGCGATTACATCCAATGCGATGCAAGAGCTTATTCGCAAGTCACTGAAGGACCCGCAGGCTGTGGCCAGATTTACTGCGACGCTGATTCAAGTGGTCAATGCCTCCGATCAGTTGAAGGAATGCGATCCGGGGAGCGTAGTCGCAGCGGCACTTCGCGGCGAGGGAATGGGCCTGATAATCGGAATTCATTACCACCTTGTCCCGTTCGGACGGATGTGTAACTTCATCATTTCCTATAAGGGTCTTATTGCACTTGCCATTGCATCAAAGCAGTATAACGATATCGATTGTATTGATATCCGTGAGGGCGAGTACATTGGACGAGATTCTAGAACCGGAAGACCAAAATTCGACTTCAATGTTTATGCTACAGACGAAGCACGCGAGGCTGCACCGGTAATTGGCTACTACGCCTTTTTCGAACTGAAAGACGGGATGTTCCGTCAGGAATTCTGGTCGATGAATAAACTGCTGTTCCACGCCGAACGGTATTCGCAGGCATTTAACCGTGAAAAATTTGAGAAATTTGTTGCGGGCGAAATGACCAAAGAGGAAGAAGAAAAGATGCGGAAATCCTCGCCGTGGAACGATGTTGGACATGGCCAGGACAAAATGTGCCGGAAAACAGTCCTCCGCAGCCTTTTGAACTCCGGTTATGCTCCGCTTTCCAATGAACTCCAATATACGATGGACAATGATCATGAGACTGGCGTGATCCCAGACATGCCCATCATCAACGTCGACAAGGCTACTGGGGAAGTGGCCGGCGCGGTTCCAACGACTCCGGCTATCAATGCCGCATCGGACGATGACTTCTTCGATGCAACTGCTGTGAGCGCCGAACTTGACCGACGAAATGAGGCCAAGCAGGAAGAAGCACCAGCGCCCGCACCCGCCAAACGGAAAAAGGCTGAGACTGAAAGCCGACCGGAAGCAGTAGATACGTCCTACGCGGACGATGGCTTTTTCGGCGGTGGTGAATAATGAGGCCAATCATAAATGGCGGGGTCACACAGGACCCAAAAGACCCGAAACGGCAGGCCTGCGAAACCATGCTTATCTGGGGAAAGGTTACGCGGGACGCAAAGCTCGAATACACAAAGGGTTCAAACAACAAACCCCCGATGCCAAAGGTCACATTCGGTGTTGCATACGAGGACAAAAAGTTTATGAACGTCCTCGCATTAGGGGAATCTCCTCAAACCAATATCGCGCAGCGCGTTCGGAAGGGCGATCAGGTCTTAATCGTCGGAAGATGGTCAAGCAAAGAATACAAAAACAGCGCCGGTGAGGAGAAAACGTGGGCTGAACTGAGGGTTGAACAGATTGCCATTCAGGGCGATGGATACCGCGAAGAAATGATCGACTGCCTCTGGACGGCGTTTGCAAGCGCTATGGCAAAAGGCTATATGCACGACAGGACAGAATTCATGCGGGCATTCAACACAGGGTTTGTGGATGCGTTCTGGGAGCTCTGCCAGTCAATGCAGGGCGAAGAACCGCAGGATACGGATGACGGAGAATCGGCTGGTGGCGACGACTACGAACTGACGATTTGAGAGGACTTTCCAATGGGAAAAGGAATTAGCATATCTGACTTGCCGGAACCATACAGACGTCAGGCAGAACAAAAACTCATACAGGAAATGCAGCGGAGATCGGCTGTACAACCATCGGCCAATGTCGCAAGCCGGAAAACTTGCGGGAAAAAGGTAAAAACCGATAAGCCACCAAAAATGCGAAACAAGAAGGTTACTCGCGGAGGCAAGACCTTCGACAGCAAGCGTGAGGCGGATCGGTACGATGAACTCGTGCTTTTGGAAAAACAGGGGGTTATTCAGAACCTTGAATGGCAGAAAGAATACCTCCTGATTCCGGCGCAATATAAAACCGTCGAGCAATACGGAAAGCATGGAGCGAGAATCAAGGACAAGCGCATCCTTCTCGAACGGAAAGTGTCTTATATCGCCGATTTCGTTTATGAGAAGGATGGAGAAACAATCGTGGAGGACTCAAAGGGCTACAGAAATCCAGCTTCAGCACCTTATGCGAAGTTTGTACTGAAGCGGAAACTGATGCTCTGGATACACGGAATCAGAATAACGGAAGTTTGAATTGGAGGCAGAATCAATGGAATCGATGCGCGAAGATGTTTTCAGGCTGGCGGTTGCGCCGTGGAACAGTGCGTACAGGGAAGACCATGTAGAAAGCCATACTTGTGATACGCAGGACGAAATTGATTTCTGCCTCCATCATTGCCCTTATGCCAGTTCAGAGTGCTGTAACTGCTTGGAAGGTGGAACAAAAGAAAAGCAGGGACGGCCGAGTGGTGTCAGCCAAAACGACTTGAATCGGCTGAAGGAAATGCTTCGGTTGAAGACACCACAATCGAAGATCTGCGCGGAGCTCGGCATAACTAGGAGAACCGTGTACAACTACAAGAAAAAATTGGGGGTGATTTAGGTGATTCATCTTGGCGATATTTGCAAAATCAACGGCGCGGAAATCGAACCGGTTGACTGCATAATTGGTGGTTCACCTTGTTAGACAGGACTTGTCAATAGCTGGAAAGCGAAAAGGGCTTGCGGGTGAACGTTCCGGGCTTTTCATGGAACAAATCAGAATTATCAAGGAGATGCGAGAACATGACAGAAAGACCGGACGGACAGGTGAGTTTGTTCGACCAAGATACATGGTATGGGAAAACGTCGTTGGTGCCCAGAGCAGCCAACAAGGCCGTGACTTCGCGGCAGTCCTCGAAGAAGCAATCCGCGTCGCAGAACCGGAAGCCCCCGATATTCAAGTGCCTGACAAGGGATGGCCTACATGGGGGGGTACAGGGACGTGGACGGACGATGGAGCGTGGCTTGGCGCGTCCTCGATAGTCAATGGTGGGGAGTCCCCCAACGCCGTCGTAGAATCGCGCTTGTCGCAGATTTTGGAGGAACGACCGCACACGAAATACTCTTTAACGCCAAAGGCGTGTATGGGCATCTTGCGACGAGCGGAGAAACGAGGAAAGGAACTACCAGAGGCACTCAAAGCGGCGCTCACGAATCAGGCGCATGGGCAGGATGCCTGACCCCATATGATACGCAGACAAATCGTGTATACGGCGCGGACGGAATCTGGCCTACGCTTCCAGCGCAGGAAAATAGCGGTCAGAACCGACAAAGCGTTTTCTGTGTACCTATCAACGACAAGGCAACTCGATTCTCTGGTGGTGGGGACACCAGAAAAGACGATGGTGCGGGAAACGGACTTGGAGTGGGCCACGACGGAGACCCTTCACCGACGATCACGGCTGCGGACCGCCATGGCGTGTATTGCGCGGGATTCAAGCTTGGCAATAGCGAACAGGCACGGAGCATCGGCTACCAGGAGGAACAGTCACCGACGCTCAATGCAGAATGCGGAGGAAATAAACCGGCAATTCTGGACATGAGCCATGCGAACGACGTGATTCGGGAATGCGGCGAAATTGTGCCGACACTGCAAAGCAGGATGGGAACCGGCGGAAATCAAGTGCCGCTGACATTCCAGCAAAACGGATTTGGAGACTACAAACAAGCTGAGACAGCTAGTTCTTGCAAACAGCGAGATTATAAAGACAGCACAGACTTGTGTACCCAATATGGCATAGTCCGCCGGCTGACCCCGATGGAATGCGAGAGACTTCAAAATTTCCCCGACGGCTGGACAGATATCGGTGGATGGACAGATGAAAAGGGGAAACTCCACAAGGAATCATCAGACAGCGCGCGGTATCGAGCACTCGGAAACTCTATCGCGCTGCCGCCTTGGAAATGGGTTCTGAAACGACTTTGCGTACAGTATGAACGTGATGCAACGTTAGGAAGCTTATTCGACGGCTTGGGCGGATTCCCTTTGATTTGGATGCAGCTCAACGGATGGAACAGTGTCAAATGGGCAAGCGAAATTGAGCCGTTTTGCATTGCGGTCACGAAACGGCATTTCGGGGATGAAAACAATCCCGGTGATGCTTGGAAATACCTGATTGGAGCACAGAAAGATGGCTATATACATCCATGCTGATAATCTCGCAAAATACATTGATGCAAGACTTGAACACTTCAAAAGCCAACCGCAGGTTTGCTCTGCATTGATGGATATTCAAATGCGGTTCGTAGTGTTTCCAGACCGTTTCGGATATATCACAATGGGCGATTGCGACGGATGCCGGTGGAATGGCCGGCACCAGAAATGTTCGTGCTGCCGACGGAATCCAGGCATAAAAGATTGCTATGAGCTATGAGGTGAAAGAATGAGAACGGACGATATTATCCGTGGACTACGTTGCTGCTATGACACCACAGGGGAACTTGATTGCGAATCAATGTGTCCGTTCGTGAATACGGAGGATTGCAGAATCAAACTGCATGAAGCTGCCGCAGAACGACTTGAGTTCCTTGCATCAGAAGTAAAACGATTGGAAACTCTTGTACAGCCAATAGGCAAAAACCCGTGCGACGGATGCAACCATGGATGGGGGTCAGTGGTAGGATACAAAAACGGGAAAGTGGAGTCAAAGAGCTGTATGGAAGAATGCCAGCTGCTGAAAGAGTATCTGGAGAAACAGAAGGAGGGACAGCCATGCTGCCCATGATGGAAGCAGGGTGCTATAACTGCCCGGTAAAAAACTGCACTGCGGCATATCGCGGGAGCGAGTGTGCCGCGAACCGTGCAAAGGCAGGAATCGATACCGACCCGCTAACCAATGGCGAATACATCAGGCAAGCAGATGACATTCAGCTTGCGGACATTCTGTACCAAGCTGTTTCTGGGATAGTAGCAGAGATGCTTCGCCGTCTCGGAATAACCGATTGGGAATGCCCGGACATCCGAGATAAATACGTCGAGTGGCTGCGAAGCCCATGTGAAAAGGAGGCCAAATGAAAACACTGAACGGCGGACAAACGCTCACAATCCCGTGTAAAATCGGAGACTACTGTCTGTATGACGCGGGACTATGTATCAAAAATCTTCGGGTCAAAGGTTTCTACTACGGATACCCAGATGGACTGCGTATAGACCTTGGAGACATTCAGCCGGTCGCATGGGACCGCTCAATCGTCGGCTATGTTGCAGCTGAAGACGATATTATGCAGAGCGAGGAAGCAATCAGAATGAGAAAGCAGGTTATGTATCCATGAAGACTGAAATCACAAAAATCAAAGGTGACTGGATGGAGGTCGCTTCCGATTGCCGGTCAACGGTCGGAAAGCAACCACTCGACCATGAGCCGAGCACGGAATTTAAGAAGAAAATCCTCATTGCAGAGCACAGCCCGATTCGGGACATTTCCGTAAAGTGGACGTGGCACGGAATTAAAAGCTGGGTCGCAACGCATTGGAGCCGGCACAAATTCGAGAAGTACATCAAATCTCAGCGCTCAGACAGAACCGGCATAACGCGCGATAAACTGCCGCAGGACGCGCCTGTTGACTTCACGGGCGATGCAAATGTTCAGGCACTAATCGATACCATGCGGAAACGCTTGTGCCGCCAGTCCTCAACAGAGACGCGACAGTATGCTGAAGACTTCAAGGCGGCGCTCCATGAGGTTGAACCGGAGATCGCAGATGTTCTGGTCCCACAATGCGTCTATCGTGCGGGCTGCGCAGAAATGAAACCGTGCGGAGACGGAAAATGCTTTTTCGATGTCCTGATTGACCAGACAGCCGGTGCGGTTGCCACGACGCACATCCAAGACCGCTACGATGCATACAACAAGTTCTTTTACGAACGGAGGAAAACCGAATGAGCATCATTATCGAAACGTGTCCGAAATGTGGCGCGGAGCTTCAAAATATCGTGATCGCCACATTCCCGCCGATTCCCAAGAAACAATGCTCCCGCTGCGGATGGAGTTGGACGGGGAAGCCAGAGAAGATCGTATACAAACCCTTTGAACCTTCGGATAAAATGGAGGATGTGCTGGAATGCAAGCCGTACTAATCAGCATCAAACCAAAATGGTGCTCGAAGATTGCCAATGGCGAAAAAACAATCGAGGTTCGCAAGAAGCGCCCAAGTCTGGAAGCGCCATTTAAGGTGTACATCTACTGCACACATGGATCTGACATGCTTTGGATAATGAATCCAGAAGACAGAAAACTGTTTCCTGAAAAACCAACAGACGTTTTTACCGCGAAGGATGCGGGCGGGCTATATCCGGGAAATGGCAAGGTCATTGGGGAGTTAACCTGCGACCGGATTTATGAACTGGAAACAAAAGCAAAAGGCGGAAGCTACTACGTCAAAGGCGAGAATCAGCCAACGACAAACGATGTGGCGCGACAGTCGTGTCTTGACCTCAAAGATATGCACGCCTATCTGCACTCGCAAAAAGGATACGGCTGGCATATTTCGGACTTCAAACTCTATGACAAGCCGCTGCCGCTCAACACCTTCAAAAAGTGGTTCCGAGAGTGTGCATATTCAGATCTCGGACTCGCCATCCCAGAATGCGAGAAATGCACGGACTCTGGCTGCTTCGTACAGAAGCCACCACAGTCATGGTGCTTTGTGGAGGAGCTGTAATGAGCGGATTTTGCAATGGAAAAAACGTTGCATGCGAGTATGCGACGATCTACGGAGACTGCCAAATCACGGCGTGCTGCAAGCGCCATGAACCAAAAAAAGAATTATGCAATAGTCAGCTCATACGTTGCCCAAACGGGCATATCGTCGGAGTTTGCGGCGTGGACGGGACAGTAGAAATTAAACACAAGGGCCGAACAATAGTTGTAAGCTCATCAAATGCAAACGTGCAAATAACCTGCGAACAATGCGGCAAGATGGTCACAGTCTATCTTGACTGCGGAAAAACTGATGTGGAGGAGTGTATATGATAATTAAATCCGGAGATTATGTAGAAAGTCTGCATGGGAATGTTGGTGTAGTAAAAACAGTTGGGAAAACAGTGCCTGTTGACGGCAAGGAGCAATTCTCCTTCGATTGGGAAATCACGCGCCCGTCCATCAGAAGCGGAGACCGTGGCTTCTTTGCTGGAAGCGAATCCGATTTGTGGCTGCACTACCGTCAAATTGGCATGTATCACAACCCGTTCCAGAAAGAGAAAATGACAAAGCAGAGAATGGAAAAGCAGAGGATTGAACCGATTGAATTCGGAAAGATTGAAAAAGCAAGAGCAACGAAGGTGACGATTTCGACAGACGGTGATGTAAAAACCGAACGCGGCGAATTTGATATACTGAAACGCACCAAATTAACGGTCACAGATCTTGCAGTCAAAATCAACGAAATCATCAACTATCTGAATGCGGAGGAATGTTAATGGAGCATATTGTACAGTTTGGCATCAACATCGATGACGAGGCAATCAAGCGTACCATAATGGAAAGCGGCGTTAAGACTATCGAAGCGCAGATCAAACAGGCAATCATCAATAAAGTTTTCACAGCATACCGATACGGAAATGCGAATCCTGCCAGCGATCCGTTATCTACATGGGCGCAGAATCTCGTAGCGGACACGCTCGCAGAAAACCGAGACGCGATTATCAACCAAGCAGCGGCAATCCTTGCGGAAAAGATGGCAAAGAGCACGAAAGTCCGCGAATCGGTCATCGCAAAGGCGGCGGAATGAGTGTCATACTTAGAGAAATCGACATTACGTCCTGCTATCCCATGACGTATCAACTTCAAGAAGGCCACGATTCAGGCGATCTTATTGATATCGATGAAATGAAATTCATCATTACCGATGAATCAAATTCCGTGATATATCTTGAAAAGGAAAACGAATGGCGCAACAGGTTTTACCCCGGAAAGTGGATTAGAATTTTCCCACTGGTCGGAATCCTTGAACTCGAATCGGATGAACCGATTGATGTACCGGGATTCAGAAGATTTCCTTGGGGAGAGGAAAAAAGGTGGTTGCTCCGTAATGAGCAAATGGAAAAGAAATTGGCATGGCTGATTCAAGAGGAACGGAGAATAGCGGCATTGGAGGGGGAGAAATAAATGGAAGATTTCATGTGTGCGCGTATCTTCGATAATCTGCAACTTGAACTTCATAAGGACGTGCTGCGGGCGATAATCGATCAGGATGAGTTCTACCGAGTATTGGGGAACTTCTCCGTGGAAATCATGGGCGTTGCGCCTGATACCGGCGCGTTCATCCTCAAATTCCATGACAAGGATAAAAAGCACGCGAAAACGGTCTGCGATGGCGAAGTCGTGGAAGTGACACCAGTGGATATGCTTAACCTCGATTTGAAGAACCGGTTCCGGGATTTGAAGAATCGGATTCAGAAGGGGAACTCAAATAAGTCGGAATCCAACAATGCAAACGGAGCAACGGAGGGAAACAAACCAGTGGTAACAATTTATGGCTATAGCGACGATACGGTCGAAATTGAAAACAGCAGCTACAACGACGGCAGCATTGATTGCTTTGACAAGGATGTACGGTTGTGGTTTAGCGACGGAACGATTATCCGCATCGGTTACTGCAAGCCAAATCTCGGTGTCTGGTACATCGTCAGAGAACATGTCGGAACGGCAGAGCAGACGCTTTTAGTTTGCGAGGACGAAGATGCAGACCCGTACAGCGATGTCTTTTGCATCAATGCGGAAATCGAACGGCATGAACTGCTGGGAGGAAACTATGGAGAGATTAACGTTACGGAGCGGTGACACCAACCATGAAAACGGCGTATGCTGCACACACTTCAAAAGCAAAGAGTGTCTCGAAGTCGGTGGGAACTGTGCTTACGGCTGCAAGTGGGAAGAAGCAGCATGGGAGAAACTTGCAAGCTATGAAGATTCCATGCTGTCTCCAGAAGGCTGCAAAGCGGCGGCAGAAGCCAATACCATCTTGGAGACCTGCGGATTATCACTGGATCACATCATCGATCTGATAAAGGCCGACAAAGCAGGCATAAGCGTCATTCTGCCGTGCAAACCGGGCGACAAACTGTTTGTTTTGACATCTGACAGTTTGACCGGCATCGAGGTAACAAGATGCACGCGCATCGTAATCTGCAACGCCGCCGATGGCCTGTATGCAAAGATCGTTGCACCATGCGGCTATGACGATGGGAGCTACGCGCATTGGGAGTTCACAGAAGGGGACTTCGGAAGAAAAGTGTTCTTAAATCGGGAAGATGCCGAAAAGGCTTGGAGGAAAAATGAACTGCAAAATAAAGGAATGTCCTTTTATCAGAAGCGGTGAGTGCGATGTGCCGCCGTGCGGAACGTGCTTCCTGCCGTGCGAAGCGAGGGAAGACCATGATTGACTTAAAGCCATGTCCCTTTTGCGGCGGGAAGGCCGTCATGATAAGCGAACCATACACGCACGATAGATTCCTTGTAGCCTGCAAAAATCGCGGGGACGTGTGCAAATGCGAACCGTGTACAAACTGGTTTGATACACGGGAAGAAGCTGCGGAAGTGTGGAATAGGAGGGAAAATGAACGATCTTAAAGGCTGCCCGTTCTGCGGTGGAAAAGTCGAGGAACGGGGTGGAACCTGCAACTATGGAAAAAAGTTCATGACGCTGGATGTAAAATGCCAGAAGTGCGAGACAACCTTTAAGTTTAAGCACAAATGGGCGCTTAACCCATACGTCGAAACCGTTGAGGCTTGGAACCGGAGGTTCAATGATGGAACAAATTCGTAACTGCCCGTTTTGCCACAAGTGCTCTGTGGAATGGCCAGTGTATCTTGATGAGATACACCAGTTTAATGCAGACATATACCCAGAAGTGATGTATCAATGCCGCTGCACATACTGCGGGGCAAGCGGACCGATAAAAGGTACGAAGCGTGCAGCTATCAAAGCTTGGAATAGGAGGAATGAAAATGGTTGAAAATCGAGTGTGTTTTACCGTCCGAGGAGAGTTCGGAGCGCAGATGAGCTTCGAGTCAAAAAACACGATCCCGTATGAAGATCTGTGCAAGTGTGTCAATAAAGACACGCTGATAGAGATGATGTGCCTTGACGTAGCCGGCTATACCGGCAAAGATATTCAGTTCATCACGCCAGAAGAATATGACGAGCAATTTGGAGATGACGAAGATGGTTGATTGCTGTGCGACCTGCGCATTCCACGAATGCCAGAAGGGGTATCTTTACCCGCACCGGTGCAAAAAGCACAAAGGCGAGCGCTTTTCAGAGGTCGAATGGAATCGTATCGTGTACAGCCTGTACAAATGCGACGAGTTCAAAAGCATTGACGCTGTCAGTGATGTGGCGGACAGAGAATGTGAACATGAACGATGCCACTAAAATTGTCAGGGAGGACGCAATGATGAACCTGGAATCAGTTTTCAATGAAATCAAGGCAATGTCGCAGGAACAATTCGACGATCTCATGGACAAAGTGCGTGCAATGTCCGAACCACCATATGATGAGACTGTCAATGAAGAACCTGTAGTTGCGCCGATGAATCAGGCTGATATCAGCGAGGATAGCCGGTACAGGGAGCTGAAAGTGAACCCATGCGCAAGCGGCGTCCATTTTTCTGCTGTCATGGATGACGAAGACGGTAGCATTGTCGTTTTCGGAGAAGGTGGATGGGCGATGGGGTACATCGACTACCCGATGGGCACGGCCAACTGGATTGTCACGGACGAGTGCAAGCCGGGTGTGCAGCGATATTGGAAGACGTGCTCGAAATGTGGACAGAAAAAATGGCTCTTCAACTATATCGACGCACGGAATCTGAAACAGAGGTATCCGCTCTGCGAGTGCGGGGCGAAGATCATTGGTGTGGAAGAAAGGATTGAATTTGAATGACACTTGTGCGTGAAAGGAGACAACCATGATAATTTATACCGGAGAACGCGGTAGCGGAAAAACCACTATGCTCATCGAGATGTCTGAAAAAACGGGTGCGACCATCGTTGTGGCTACATACCCGATGGTCAAGTATATCCAGAAGACTGCGGGTCAAATGGGTAAGAAGATTCCCGTTCCTATCACGGTGACAAACTACATTCACCTTCTTGCAAACGGTGGTCTCAGTAAAAGTCAGAAGTATCTCGTGGACGAACTTCAGATGATACTCCATGGCATGAACATCGAAGTTGCTACATGTGACAATGATTGTTTGAGAGCGCTGGGAAATCTGTCGAGTGCGAAATCTCAGCCAGATCGATACATCAACGCTACACAACTGATTGCCACACTGGAAGGTGCAATCGAGAGGGCGGAACGCGAAGAACCAGCAGGGATCGAGAAGCTTTGGGCTGTAACGTCGATGAAATATGCGAAACGGCTGCTCGAAGAAGCGTCCAAAACGGAGGGTGAACGTGGATAAATACGTTAATGCAACGCACATCATTGAGGGAATCAACAAAGCACTTGACTCCCTACGGCGAGAAGATGGCAAGCTACCGGACACGGAAGATGTCGATGAATTGCTTCGATTCAGGAGCAAACTGGAAGCCGCGCCGGAAGCCCCAATTAGGGATTATCGTCCAGAGAACGCACCGTTTGTGACGTTCAACGGCAATCCCGTTGGACTTCTGAAAAGCATACGACCTGATATTACTGAAATTGTAATTTCAACCAGCTACTGCGGATGCGAGTTTGTAAACGGTGAACTTGCATCAGTGGAAATTCTGAAAGAACCGTTGGACAAATTGGAGGAACGATATGGTAAAGCTATCGACGATTCAAAAGCACAATAACCCGCACGCCATCCTTCGGAGTGATAACGAAGGACCCGGAGGCGGCTATCACGATTACACTGTGATGGATGTGGACAGAAAAAGTGTGATTGCACAGATAAAATTTCAGAAAGGCGCACGAAATGACCCGAATGCGCGTCATGGCGTTTTAGATGCTGACCTTTTGGAAATCGTGCGTGATAGGCTGACGGCCTTCAACAAGGGCGAATTTGCCACACGGGAGAACGCCTGCGCAATCACGCATATTGAAGAAGCCCTCATGTGGATGGCGAAACGCGCCGATGATCGGGCGGAACGCGGGGTGTTGGGGACGTATAACAAATGAGAGAAGATAGATTTAAAACTATTTTCGTGTGCAACACAATAACGGGCTGCGTATGTGAGGAGCAGTGTGGCGTTGACATCGACGAGAAGTGCATCAAGAATATTTTGGAACGCGTTAAAGCGCGTGGAGAGGAATATGCTGTGTTTATGCTTCCGGGCGTTGTAAAACATGGTGACATTGTGAGATATGCCAATGCTGTTGCAGATTTGAGACGACTTCAAGATCCTAGAATCCAAGAAATTGTGTATAGAACGCAAAAAGCGATTGAAATCCTGACGGACGGGAGGGAGAAACCGTATGGCGAAGCATGACCAGAGGTGGCGTGATGCCAGATGGAAGCAAAAGAAACGCCAGAGGGACGCTGAAAGCAAGCGACGGGAATGGGAACTGTCAGAATTTGCACGGCAGGCGGACGAAGCGCTTGAGCATATGCGGCAATTCTCCGATTGGGCGGAGCCGATGATAGAAAGACTTGATTTTTTGAAGGAAATCGGGCCGGGAGTCAACTTCGCGGAGATACTGGAAGGAACCAAGTACAGATTCGTTTCGCAGAAGTACAACGGCGATGGGACATATGATGTCACGTTCGAGGTAGACGTGCTGAGCAATGACAGCAAACACGAAAAGATCGGCGTGCTGACGGCAACTGCTTTGCGCGTGTCGTATATCGCGGGGAGGTTAGAAGTTCATGGACGATGATGAGAAATTTGAAGACTTCTACTCAAACGCAGAACGGCGCATCCGAGAACTTAACAAGAAACGCGACGATGCAATGAATGAAACACCACAGAAGATTTACGCGAAAATCGGCGAACTGATTGGGACACTCACTTTAGATGGCGAAGATTATCCAATAAAGGGGCTATCGGATAAAACCGCGCAGCTTCTTCACAGAACGGTTTGCCCAAACTGCGGTGCGCCGCACTCACCATGGGAAGCCCAATGCGAGTATTGCGGTGGGTATGTTGATGTGGAAATGAATCAATTTGAGATAAAACCGCAAACTGGAGACTATTCGTTCATACGTTGGGACGGGGAAAGGTGGATACAAACACCTGCAAGACTCCTGGACCGTATTTACGCAGAGAGAATATCGGAAGAAGACATCGTTGGATACAAGGAGGAAAAACAATGAAGAATACAGCAATCGCTTCAGTCGGCAAACTTGTGGATCATAAGTTTGATCGCAGCGTTCCCGCCATTCCATGCAGAATGGAAGCAGGGAAAGCAGGGACAGACCCGCGTGTTTTTGAACTTCCGCAGGGAGCCATAGACCGAATTAACAACGAAGCATATGCTAATCCGTGTAATGGCATAGGAACGCTTGACGATGAAACGGCAAAGGCCATTTTGACCGCGTTTGAAACAGCCTAAAACAAACTTTTGCAACTTCTCTTGCATTTTTGCTGATTATATGGTATAATCAAGCAAAATAGATAGAGACGTTTACGCGCTGTTCCGGTGCTTTTCCTATGGGAAAGGTATCGGGACAGCGCTTTTTGCGTTTTTTGGAGGTAAAATGAGCGAAAATGTCAGCGAACTGGAACAGCAAGAATATTATGCGCAGCTTGCAAAAAAGACCTCGGAAAGTCTTGCATATTTCTACTGCTGCATCAAGTATGATGTTCCTTTTGCGCGCGACTGCGTACCGCGCGATGAAGGGCGCGACAAGTGGCTTTCGTACCTCGATAACCTCCATATCAAGAAACTGGATGCCAGCAAGAGCGGCGAGCGTTACGGCTTCCTCGATGGCTTGACCGACATCACGAAGATATTTGGCGAGTGTCTGAAAGACGGAGAGTTTACGAAGGCCGTCTATGCAGAAAAAAATGCGCAGTCGGCCAAAACTGGCACGGTGAGGCAGCGGAAAGATTGGGGAACCGGAAACGACGAGCATCCATACACCAATGAAGACTATGCAGAATTCGACAGAATATACACTGTCCTTGCATCTGACTTGGGAGGTGAAGATGCTCTGAGTGCGAAACAGCAGCTTATCCTTCGCAACGTTTCCAAATGGACGAAGCAGATGAACGATGCTTCCGATGCTGGAAAATTCGATGCAGCGAGAAAACTGTCAGCCATCATACAGGAAAACTTGGCGAGCGATAACCTCAGAAAGCGCGATGCCAAACCGGTAGAGGAAATCCGGGTTGACGGCATTACTGAACGGCTCGAAAAAGCTGGCCTGATGAAGAACGGTAAACCGGTAGACCCCGATACCGCATTTGAACTGCTTTTCCACAGAAGACCAAAGTATTCTTACACAAAAGACGCTGCGGAACAGATGCTTCTCGCAATTATCAACACGTCGCGTATGAATGATTCGCTCCCGGAATTCTCAACGCTACCGGATAGCGCAAGAATCAAAGATGATCTCCATGAGTTCGCAGAAGAACCGAATGAAATGGAGAAAACCGCATATGAAGGGTTCGGCTATGTGAAGATGCCCCCCGTAAAGGCATGACAAAAATTTATGGCAAGACGATATGGTAAGGCTTGGGCACCAGGAGTCGGATGGATAAGTAAACGCGAGGTTGAACAGCGCGATTACAGTAACTTCGAAAATGATTTTTGGTGTCTTCTGATTTGGGTCGGAAGATTCTTTCCAGATATACTTGCGGATGTACTTCGTGCCGACGATGCAGACTACAAGACACTCGAAATTGTACAACGCGTCATGATGCGTGCAAATGCCAGATATCAGGATGTAGCAATCACGGGAACCCGTGGACTGAGCAAGACCTACTCAGAAATGCTCGGCGAGGAAATCAACGGTATTGTTTGGCCAGGAACGCGAGTCCTTTATACTGGTCCGGCACTCAAGCAATTATCTGATATCGGAAGTAAAACACACGCAGACTTGGCAAAAAGCTACCCGTGTATTACAAAACACTGGCGTATTGCGGCAGAAAGCAAGGACGATTTCAGAATTACGACAGATTATGGGTCATCATTCTACATAGGAGCAAAACGTGGTGACAACCTTCACGCTGTTATCGCGGAAGAATTTGCGCAGGAAGAACAACCTGCGTTTGACTTCAACGAATATACGACAGTTGCGCTTCCAGCTGTTCGATTGGCTCACAACGTAAACGGTGAGAAGGACGAAAACTTCGTCGCATATAAAAACCACTCGATTACCAGCGCAGGAAGAAAGCAGAATCACGCATTCTTGGTTCGCTGCGAAGTTCGCAAGGGAATGCGGAACGGGGACAGCAGTTTCCAGATGGATGTTCCGTATCAATGCGTAATCCTTCAACAAATGCGCCCCTACTCATGGGCACAAAAACTCAAATCTAAGCTTACCCCAGAACGCTGGATGCGTGAGATGGAAAGTCGATACACCGGCGCGGATGAATATCCCATTATCTCGGATGAAAGTCTTTCTGAAAGCTGCTGCTTGCAAAGCATGGAACGTCAGCATTGCTGCAAATACCCCGGAAACAAAACAGACCCAAAAGACGTGATATACATCGTCTGCTACGACGTTTCCTATGAAGACGCAAAAAAGAACGCAAAATGCGCTGTTGGCGTTTGGAAGCTTACGAAACAAGATGATTTCCTGAAACGGGACAGATACCTGAAGCAACTGGTGTGGCTGGACGATTGGCCCCCACCGGATAACGCTATGAAACAGGCACGAAAACTGAAAGACGTCTGGTATCGGTTTTGCTTTGATGGCGGCAACACCACCTATATTGCAATCGACGGATGGCAGTACGGCAAGGCGGTCATTGAAGACCTTATGAAAGACCTCGGTGATGGGTTGCCACCGCTGTGTATCTTAGACCATACCGAATATGTGGCTTTGGAACAGGATGGAGCGTTGCCAATCATTTACCCAATCAAAGCCGGTGGTAGCGGCGTTACAGACCCAGATGTTGAAATGATTCGGTACGCACAGACGCAGTTCGATAACCACAACGTACAGCTTCTTACGATGAATACTCGTGAGGGCGTGGAGGCGTACAAGCGGATTCATAAGATCAAGGACGATGATCTGGATTATCAGATTGCACGTCCATACCAAAAGACCAGAGAACTGTCTGGACAGATTCAAAACCTGAAGGCTGTCCCGTCGGGCGCTGGATTCAGCGAGAAGCGCATTTCCCGCGCAATACAAAGAGACAGCTGGTCTGCTATAAAGTACGGCTTGCGCCTTGCTCAAAAGCTGGAAAAAGAACTCGTCTTGAGCGAAGTCCGTAAAAAGAGCGACTGGGACGCGCTTCTTTCCAAGTATAAGGCAAAAGGGAACGTAAAAAACGTTACCGGAGGAAGCACAGGCGCAAGGCTTGTGACGCAAAGACGCGGAGGAAGGATTTTTTAAATGGCTGAAAATCAGGAAAAGATCTATCGGCTTTATGCGCTGACCATAACACAGGAATCTGTGGAAATCGCCATGATGGAACGGTTCAGCCGAATTGCACCGGGTTATATCCTGATTTATACGGCTGGAACACAGCCTAAAGGCAGCATTGAGATAAACGGCGAAGATGTAAAGCGGCTGACGAAAGCCGACAGCGACTGGATTATGATCTGTGCTGCAACGCTGCTTCGGGAACGTATGGAGCAAAACCAGACGCAATCAATGGAAAATCTGAGCCGAATGGTCGACCAACTTTCGGCAGCCCTCGCGGCGGAGCGCGAGAAGATCAAGACCGGCGGGGAGGAAATAACAGATGGCGATAGAGACGAGCGAACTCAATAAGCTACAGTATTCTTCTTTTCCGAAGATTTTTGAACGGTTCCGTAAGATGGCGGCTGAAAATCAGGGTATCCCGATGTCCAGTATTACCTCCGCGTTTGCCGGAATCAATTCTGGCCGCTATGGTCTTGCGAACCCGTACATTCAGAACCGGCGTGTAAAGCAGATTTCATCGCTGCCGGCTGATTTTACAAAAGATCAGGTCGCAGAAATGCTCACAAAGCCGTATGACAGCGAACAGCCACTTCGGCAAGTGGCGCATATTCTGGAGTATACGGCGTATCCGCTTTTCCACATTCGAAAAGTCTATCAAGAAATGCTGACGTATCATAACTATGTGATGCCGAAGCTGACGGACTCGGCCGACACCAAAAAGGACGAGTTCATGCGCGAATGGAAGCTGCTCGAAAAGCTGCGCGAGGAATTCAAACCGAAGGAAACTGCGCATCAGATCGTAGGCCAAGTTGGCATAGAAGGGAAGGTCTTCTATTATCCTCGCTACAGCGTAGATAAGAGCCATAACAAGGTGAACTACGCATTCATGCAGCAGCTTCCCAGTGACTGGACGAAAATCACCGGATACAACAATATTTCCAAGTACACCGTGGCATTTAACATGATGTACTTCCTCCAACCGGGCTGCGTACCGGAGCAATACGGTGATCTGTTTACGCCGTACCTTTACGATTTCAGCAGCGTCGTGCAAAAGCCCAAGGGAACTGGCACTTCGCTGATTTTCGCGCAAAAAACGCGCGTTGATATGCAGCAATTCCAGCGCATCCAAGCGCGCGGCGATATGGCCGGAACCCCAGATGTCTATTATCAGAATGGGCGCTGGTACTATTGGGTTTACCTACCAGCAGATGCAGTATTTACGTTTGAAGCTGACGATGTAAGTCGGACTGCAATTTCTCCGTTTGCAGGACTGTTCCTCAACATGATTCAACTTGCTCAGATGGAGCAAATTCAGTTGGAGCTGATTCAAAACCCGTTGGTCAGCCTTCTGCATGGTGAAATTCCGTACAGAGATGACAAAAATGCGACGGCAGAAGACCAATACAAACTTAGTAACGCCGGCCGACTCATGTTTGAAGCGATTTGGTATGATATGCTGCAGGCCAACAACACATCAGGTCTTGGCATTTATATGGCACCTGTGCAGTCAATGAAGCTGGAGACGCTGAGTGAAGCTCCGTCGGCTATGGACATCGTAAAACAAGGATATAGTGACACAATCAATCAAGCAGGCCTTGGTGGCCTTATGCCGGTTGATTCCGACGCGAAAGCAGCTACAACACAGATTTCGTTCCAAATTGAGAGCAAATTCATGAAGACGGTCTACCATGACTATGAGCGAATGATGAACGCAATCATCAAAAAACTCAGCCCTCGGTATGAGTGGAAGTTCGTCATGTTTGGAGATCTCTCCGAAGACGAAAAAATGCTCGAACGGTGCATGAATGGGATGGAACACGGCATTCTGCCGGATACCATCGTATATAATGCACTGCTTGACCGATCCATTCTGGACGATATGTGCCTGTCTGACGCGGTATACAACAGCGGCATTTTGGACAAACGTATTCCACTTGTTACAAGCTATAACATGAAGCAAGAGTCTTCCGGATTGCCACCGCAGTCACCGGGAAGACCAAAGGGTGATGGTAATGTGACAAGCGAGGGAACTGAGTCGATGGTTGATACCTATGGGGATACGAACCCTATATAAGCAATGAAACACTGGGGATAGGGTAGCTCCTGAAAAGCGGTTCCCTTACCGCCTTCCCCTGTTTTTCAATAAGGGAATTACTGAAGGGAGTAATTGAACATGCCGAGGTTCCAAGACCTTACTGGAGTGAAATTTGGCCGCCTGACGGTTATTGAACAGGCCGGGCGTGACAAAAATAGATCAATTAAATGGAAATGCAGATGTGAGTGTGGGAATTATACAACAGTCCTTGGAGGAAACTTACGAAAAGGGACTAGCAGAAGCTGCGGATGCCTTGCAAAAGAAATTGCAAGAGAAAGAGACAGTGCGGAAAATTTGACCGGCAGAACCTTTGGTCGGCTTACTGTCCTGTATCGTGTGGAAAATGATAGTAGTGGGAAGCCGAAGTGGCTGTGCAAATGTGAATGCGGAAATATGAAAGCTGCGTCAGCGAAACATCTCAAACACGGAGACGTAAAGAGTTGCGGCTGTCTTCCGAAAGAACACGCAAAAACACTGCATAAAATCAACGAAACACATGGAAAGAGTAACACTCGTTTATATCAGGTCTGGGAAGGTATGAAACAACGATGCAGACCAACATCTAAAAATTACGGCGCTCGTGGCATAAAAATGTGCAAAGAATGGGAAAACTTTGAACCGTTCTTTGAGTGGGCAATGTCAAACGGCTATGATCCTGGCGCAAAGCGGCTCCAATGTACACTTGACCGAATCGACGTAAACGGTGATTACTGCCCAGAAAACTGTAGATGGATTGACAACCTATCACAGCAAAACAATCGTCAAGATAATCACAAAATTACGTTTAATGGGGAAACACACACGCTTGCGGAATGGTCAAGGATACTCAATATGAAGTATGAAACACTTATAGCCAGAATCGAAAGATATGGCTGGAGCGTGGAAAAAGCGCTGTCCATACCAACTGTTTCACCACATGACAAGCGACGATGCGCACATGGAGGTACAAATGATTGATTATGTCAAAAAAGAAGACCTCCACATTATCAACAGGGCGCTTAATAATGGCAGTGATGTGAAGATTCAGCTCACAAAAGACGGATACCGTATCACGGAAGATACCATGAAAGTCCTGAAACGAGTGGCAATTAGTCAGGAAAAAATGGAAAAATAAAAAATTGGACCTGCGCCGAAAGAGCGGTGCAGAAGAGCCGAAGAGGGCTACCGACACAGTGAAATGTGCCGGTAGCCCTCTTTTATTTTGCAAGGAAGGAGACAACGAAATGGCTCGACTGAAAGAACGGTTTGACTTCGAGAACGGTGCGCTTGCCGCTGTGCGAGATGCTGCGAAGGATGTAACCGGCGCGTATCAAGATGCTGCGCGTGGACTGGATACGCTGAAAGAATGGGTTCTGATTGAATTTGGAATGCCGAATACGGCCAATGCCATCCACAAACTGGCTCATCTTCAGCCCCAGAGATTCGATGTAGTCGGAGATCTGCTGCATCAGCGGCATATCCTGCAAATCTACCCGGCAACTGCGGAGTACGAAGGACGGCCTGACAATCTGGATGGTGTGTTTGAGTCCATCATTGACATGCTCCAGAAAGTCGAAGATGCGCTTCACAAATGTGTCGAGATCTGCGATAAAAACGGTCTTTATCCGCTTGGACGCGGATTTGAAAACCTTCAAATGGAAAACAGCGCAAGCTACGAGAAGTTCATGTATGCGTGGCAGATGTACTCCGAACACGAGATGAGCGCGACCAGTTTTGACGGCTGGATTGAAGAACTCTTCGAGGAAGAGGGTGACTGACAATGCCGCTGACGAAAATCAAAAGACCAGTTGCAACCGGTCAACTCAAGGTGCTTCAAAAGCTGAATCCGTATGAGTTTGGCGTTGAACTGTGGTTGATGCGTGAAGGGGTCAACCAGAACCGGTGGAATTATCAGAACTTGGAGAAATACTACAAGACGTTCGTGGGACGGCCAATTCTGATTGCCTACGTCATGGGGAAAATCGGCGACGGTCACAACAGCCAACGCAAAACTGACCCAAGAACAGGTGAACAGTATAACTCCTATACGGATGGGACGGCGGAACGCATTGTTGGAACGCTGTCAGATGATGAACGTGATTTCTCCCTCCAAAAGAGGGATGGTCAGACTTGGATTGTGGCGCGTGGAAAACTCTTCGCTTTCTATGCAAAGGAAACCGTAGATGAAATCGTGCGAACAGGGCGCATGGATGTGTCTGTGGAAACCTTGATAGACGAAAACCACATGGACGGAGATGTCGAAGTTGAGGATGTCTGGTCTGGGGTTGGCGTCACGATCTTAGGAGCGGGCGTTGCTCCGGCTATTCCGGGGGCCAACATCGCTCGACTTGCCGCATTGGATGAAGAATTTAAAACATTGAAACTCAAAGCGGCATCTTTGCAGAAGGCCCCGGATAAGAACAATGCCCCGGATAACGGGAGTCTATCACACAAAGGAGTGAAAGATTTGAAAACTTATAACAAAAGACAGCTTGCTGAACTGGCAGCGCGTTTTACGGATTATAAGGTTCTGGCGGCGGGCGAGAAGGACGGGAAAGTCTATGTTTGCCTGATGGCGAAGAATGGCGCGTACAAGTACTACGTCATTGAGAATTCCGCAGAAACCATTGTACCTGAACGTTTCCAGAGCATGTCTGTCAATGCGTCCATGCAGGTGGGCGAAGACTGCATCACCATGGAGGCACAGGACTTCGTGGATATGGTCGTCGTGGAAAACACAGACCGTCTGAATGCAGCCGAAAGCAAGGTTAATTCTCTGAACAAGGAACTTGAAACTGCAAATGCACAGCTCGATGCCATGCGTGAGTTTGAAAACAAGCGTCGGCTGAATGCTGCCAAGGACAAGGCAAAGGCAACTCTCGCAAAGTTCAATGCGAACCGTGAGCAGAAGGTTGCTGAAAGTGCCATCGACAACATTCTGACCGATATCGAAGCTGGCCTCTACACGAACAGCTGCGACAAGGACAAGAACTGGACTGGCGAAACCGAGGTTGCGAAGGCCGTCTACGCGGTTTGCGGTGCAGCTGTCGAGAAGATGGATGCGGAAGCCGCTCAGAGAAACAGAACAGTTTACGCATGGGACAAGTTCAAGAACAACAGCGGCGAAGACGATGGTTCCATCAATGGGCTGCTTGCCAAGTGGGGCGTCGAAGCTGCATCGAAGTAAGAGAGGAGTGAACAGAAATGTTTAATGCAAAAACTGCATTTGAGGCCCGCGTGACGAACAACTCCCGCAATGACCTCATCAATGTTACCGGCAGATATCAGGCGTCCAGCGCGGATGCAGACTGTGATGCCGGCCGTCTGGTCATCCGAAATGGCCAGCTTCCGTGCGCCGGTTTTACCGGAGTGAAGAATGAGAATGCGTGGTACATGAACGACGCTACTTCCACCACTACAGCTGGTGATGTGGTATATGCCGCGAATACCTACGAAATCCAGCTTCTTCAGGGTAAGCATGGCAACATGTATGCCGTTGGCACGGAAACACTTGGCCTTGGCATTCCTGCCGGCCGCGACGGTACGTTTACCAAGATCGTCTTCGACGGCGACCATGCGTACCGCTTCGGCATTGGCAACGTCAATGCCGCACTGAGCACCAATCAATTCTTCACCATTGATGCAGGCCAGTTGAAGCCCGCAGCTTCCGCCCCGACCGGCAATGGTGCGCTGTACTTCAAACTGCTTGGAACTGGCAACTTCACCGAAGGAACCACTTCCAGCTTCGAGTACGTTGACGTGCAGGCCTTCACGGTCTACGCATAAGGAAGGAGTGAATATCAATGCCGAGAATCAATCTTAACAGCGTTTCTGCTGATGTTTTCCGCGTGAATGCTTCCACTGGAGAAGCCCAGCGTGCGGATATCGTCTCCAAGGGCCGTGTCCTCTTCTATGAGCACGCTCTTACGGGCAAGGAAGCGATGCTGGCCGTCAACGGCCTTCAGTCCACTGGCATTTCCCATATGCTGTCCGCGAACGGCTACAAGGATCTGAACGAGAAATTCCAGCGCGAACAGCTTATGTATGCGGCAAAGATTTGCTGCGCACAGACTGGTGAGACTGCTCCTGCGGACTTTGAGTCCTTCAAGAGAAACGGTCAGCTCTTTTATGGCAATGCCGCTTTCTATCGTGTCCTTCAGGGCATTTGGCAGGAAGTCGTTTATCCGATTCTTCCCAATGTATTCTCCGAAGCCGTCGATTTCTTTGCAGAAACCGTTCAGGTCGGCTTTGGCGAGACTCATACAATCTCCATCGGATCTAACGACATTCCCATCTTCCAGGATTCTTCTTGGGGTGCATCCAGAAGCGTTCCTCGCAACCGCTTCTACAGCAAGGATTACACGCTGAATCCGCAGCCGAAGACCGCTCAGATCACCGCAAAGTGGCATCAACTTGTCGGTAACAACACCGACTTCGGCGCGTTCTTTGCGAACCTCGTTGCTGGCATGTATGCGAAGGTTATGGGCATGTGGAACCAGTCTATGACTCTGGCTGCGGCCGACACTACGCTCATCCCCACGAACCTGAACCAGACGTTCACCAACCAGAACTGGATTTCTCTGGCGAACAAGCTGTCTACCGTCAACAACGTCGGTCTGCGCACCATCATCGCTACCGGTTCTCCGGTCGCTCTGAGCAAGGTTCTGCCGACGCAGGCTACCGGCTCCACCAACGTCAACATGGACGCCGCTCTTGCGATGCTCCTCGGCACTCAGTACAACAGCACCGGTATGCTGGGTGAGTTCCTTGGCGTTCGCCTGATGCCGCTCCGTGACGCTGCGAGCCCGTTGAAGCTGAACACCGAGCCGACGACCATCCTGTCTGCAAACGACATTTGGATGCTGTCTGCTGCCGGCCGTAAGCCTCTGACCATTGCTTACAACGCCGAAACGCCCATTACCATCGAAATCGACCCGACTCGCACGGCCGACTTCGAGATGGGCATCAACCTCACGACCGCTCTTGATTCGGTTGCAACGTTCTCCAGTAAGGTCGGACACGTGACTGTTTGACCTCTCCTCGCGGGGCGGGTTTTACCTCCAGCCCGTCCCGCACCATATGGCTCTGCATGGTGCTGCGAGAGACGGTTCGAGTCCGGACGGAGCCAACATACGTGGAGGAAAATAGCCATTAAATCTGGAAGGAGTGTGCGACATGGCTGAAAACAAGAACACTGGAAAGAAACCCGGAAGACCGAAGAAAACGCCTGTGGCGGAGGAAGTCAAGGAAGAAGATGTTTTCTTTGATGTTCCGGAAGAAGATCATACCGCGAATACTGCTGAAAAGGCAGAAACGGGCAAAGAAAATATCCTGTCTGTCAATGCAGATGATGTGACAGGAATCCGATACGACGGAAGCGAAGTCCCGCTGACGGAAGTTGCGCCTGAATTGGCGGGTGAAACCGTTGAAGTTCACAAGGAAACGAACAATCAGGCAGAACCGACGTTCACGATGGCAGATGTGCAGAAGATGGTAGCCGATGCGGTTGCCAAGGCGGTTGCAAATGTACAGCCGCAGACACCTGTGACTCCGCAGATTATTCAGGTAGCAAATGACTCCGAAATGGTGCATTTCCTCTGGGAAGCTCCTGTTGCGGACGATAACGTCGTATTCTTCGGAGAAGGCGGCATCTTCGGTCAGATCGTAGGCAAGAGTGGGAGTTTCTATGTGCCGCACCGTGATCTCTCCCGCGTTCTGACGGACGTGAACCGTGTCTTTATGGCGCGCAGATGGCTGATCGTTGTGTCCGGACTGAGTGACGATGAGCGCGAGGCACTTGGCGTCAACTATAAGGATGGCGAAATCCTTGACAAGAGAGTATTCGCAAGGATGGCGGAATACAGCGATGAAATGCTGTCGCTTTACCCGAAGCTTTGCGAAGGCCACAAGAAGATGGTCGCGCAGACCTATGCGGAAGAATACGCGCTGGGCAATCCCAACATCACGCGAGAAATCGTCGTAAAACTGAACGAAATGAGCAAGACCCCGAAGAACCAGAGGGGTGACTTCATCTCCATTATCGAAGAAATGAACGCGCGGGACGCGCAGTAAACATTGCGCCGCAAGCGGGCGCAGGAAAGAGGTATTGAAACATGAGTAGTCCTGTCTATAGTGAGTTTTCCTTTGCGCCTGCGTCCGCATACGCGGCAAGCAAAAACGTTCTGCCGACGATTCGGACGGCAGTTGAAACCAACTTCAGCGACCATCTTTGGAATGGTTCGGAAGCGGAAATCCTCGGCGTCGAGATGACAGCCGCCGCATCTTTCACGGTGAAACTGAACCGCGAAACGCAGCTGACAGCAAAGCCGGAAGGCGATGTATTTACTGTCCGGTATTATGGCCCGATTGAATATATCGTATTCAGTGCAGCTACAACACTTACCTATATGCACGTCAGATGGGCGGCGCAGAACAGGGTGCATGGAGTTGTTACGCTTACCGCTGTCACCGGCGCAAAAGTATCTCGTGGCGGTTATACAGTTCCAGAATCCGATGCTGGAAAGTATGAGCTGCAAGTCGGGGGCTATATCGTTACGGCAAACGGAGTAAACAGCGGATTCTTCTATAATCTCGAAAATGCAGTTACGGTCAAGACCAGCATTGAGAGCGCAACTATTGTGGTGAGCGCGGCGCTTACCTATACGGGAAGCGAACAAACCAAAACGGTTACAAGCGTGACGCTCGGTGGAACAGAGCTTACGGCTGAAACGGATTACACCGTATCGGACAACAAAGGTACGAACGCCGGAGCATATTCCCTCCGAATTGACGGAATCGGAAACTATAAGGGAACCATCATTGTTCCGTGGACGATTGCAAAGGCCAGTGCTGGATTGAGCGTCAGTCCAGAAGCAATCGAAATGTCCGCTGGTGCAACCGAAACATTTACGATTACGACTGCATCAAATAGTCAGCTTACCATCGAAAACAGCAACCCTTCTGCGGTAGCAATCAGCCCAGTTGTGAACAATACCACCGTCACCATAGAGGGACTGAATGCAGGTGATGCGGTTCTGTCTATCGTGCAGGAAGAAAACGACAACTATCTGGCAGGACAGGCGCAATGCACTGTTACTGTCAAGGCTTAATATAGGAAAGGCGGCGGTCGAACCATGGACAGCAAGGAAAGAATTGAGGCTCTATGCGGCATCATCGAATCTCTTCTGCTTCTGATTGAGGATGAGGCTGCCGCCGATTGTATCCGGGAGGAATACCAAAATACTATGAACGATTCTTCCTATGAAAAGGAGGAATGGGACTAATGGGAACCTCTTGGAGCGATATCATTACAAATCACGCCATGGTTATTATCGGCGATGACCGAATGACAGATGACCTGAGAACAGACGCAGCACTGTTTTTCCGACGTATGAGCGCATGGGTGAAAATGGCAATCCCTATGTTGAAAAGCCCGCCCGAACTGCTTGTGTTCCTGACAGAAGGACTTGAAGAACCACAGTATTCCGATTTCGATTGGACAAGCGAACAGAACAGTACAACGCAGGAAACAACGATTCAGACAGGAAAAGTTGGATATGAACTTTGCAGCTGCGTAAGTGTGCAGTACGCACGAAACGGGGATGCTTCATTTGTTCCATATACAGATTTTACCTACGACTCCGAAACGGGAAATGTAACATTTCCACAGCAGGACAACGCAGGTATCGAATATCGTTTAGACTTCTATACAGACGGCCATTTTTATCACGAACTTACGCTCAAACAGAAACGTCTATTGGGATTGGCCGTCGCGGTGACATGGGATAACCGCTTTAACCGTGAATGGCTGAACATCCAGCCGAAAATAAAGGACAAGAGTTTTAATACACCGAACGAAAACACCACTATGAAGGAATCGACGGCTCGGTACAAGGAAAATTTGCAGTTATTCTACGATGAACTGCGTGGATATGAGCAGGAATGCGCGTATATGCGCCAGGTAAATCCAATGCGGCGTGTGTTCACGCTGCTCTAAGAAGCATTCGAAAGGGGGCTGGACAGCATGCCGCTCTCGGACAATATCAAAAACGGCCTGATTGCTTCCGGCCGCCTGAAAACAGCAATCAGAAATGCACCTGCGCAATATGGTGACCGGCAGAGGCAGTACCTTGGAGATCCCAGCACAGAGTTTGTTCATCAATATGCAAAGTATGCAACGGATTTCATAAAAGCACGTGTGCAGGGCCTGAACCAAGATGCTCCATATGAATGGGAAACCACATATATTCGTATGGCGGACATAGCGCCTGAGACTGCCTCCACGCTTCGGAAACAGGATGATTACAAGAGCGTCATGTTTGCGGATGAAAGCATTGAATATGTGCCAGAAGGTACAAAAATTGATGCAATGGGCAGTATTTGGCTGGTCACAAATCCACAGAACATATCCAATGCTGTTGGCGGCGGCGTGATACAGAGGTGTAGGTCGACTTGGAATCATCTGGACTGGTACGGCAATCTCCTAAAAGAGCCGATTTGCGTCGAGAAGGCGATCTTAACTGCAAACGAAAGTGATATGCAGGAATATGCGCTTATCACGAAGGGCTATGTCAACATTACGTGCCAGCGTAACGAAGAAACGAAAAAACTGAACACAAACAGCAGAATCATCTTGGGGTCTGCGGCATACCACATTACCGGTTTCGGCGATTACGCGCAGGAATTTACCGGAGATTATGAATCAGTCCGGCTGCTTGAATTCACGGCTAGATATGAACCACCAAACGAAGAAATTGACGACATGGAAAACCATGTGGCAGGCGGAAAGACGTTTTCGTGGGAAATCCGAGTAAGCGGGAACCCTATTATAAAAAGCGGCGCTACGGGCCAGTTGGAGGCCATCAGCCTTAGAATGGGCGAGAAAGCAGACAGCGACTATGACCATCCGATCAGCTACATATGGGAGAGCAGCGACAGCAATATTGCGGATGTTGGCATGGACGGAAGCATTTTTGGCGTTTCAGAAGGGACTTGCACTGTGACTTGCACATTGGAACAGAACCGCAGCATCAGCGAGACATATGAAATAACGGTCGTTCCGGCGGAAAGCGGAAACGAAGTGGCGTTCCTCGGAAATATCCCGGACAAGATTCGCCCGTATGAGTCTGTTACGCTGGATGCAGCTTACTTCGAAAACGGCGAAGAACGGCTGGACAAAATAACGTTCTCTTATTCAGGTGCGGATATAATGTCGTATACTGCGACGGAAGCAGGGAACAGCACGCAAATTACTTGCTGGTCTGCAAGCGATGCGCCGTTGAAGGTAACAGCGTCGTTTGGAGAATATGCAGCAAGCGTAGAAATCGGCTTGGAGGGCATTTGACATGGCAATTTCAATTATGCAGGGCGACAGCTACTCCATGCCGTTTGTTCTGCGAATGCTGGATGGTACGCTCATTACAGAGGATATGGTGGAAATTGTAGTTCTGAACCTCGGGAAACTGTCCAGACAGTATCCGGGCGATGTTACGTACAAGAGCGGGAAATGGCTGTTTCCAGTTGAGCAGGAACAATCTTTTTCGATGAGCGGGTGTGTCGAGCCACAGGCCAGAATACAGTTCAAGGGTGGGAATATTTTTGGCGGCATCGGCCGTCAAATCCGAATCCTGACAGCTGCAAACCGTGGCATTCTGATCGATGCGGATTCATCGGGCGGCACAGTCACGGATGATATTCCGGTTGAAATCGGCGCGGTAAATGGGAACATTAGTGTAACGGTAATGGCGGCGGGCGTAAATGCCGCATTGGGTGCAGTCCGATACGATGTAGAACAAAACCTTACGCCGGAAGAGCAGCAGCGCGCACGCGCAAATATCGGCGTTGGTGCAGGCGATGATCTCCACTACGCATTTACGCAAAATGTAGCGTCCGATTTGTGGATGATACAGCATAACCTTGGCAAATACCCGTCTGTATCAGTTGCAGACAGCGCGGGTACGGAAGTTGTGGGGGATGTGCAGTATATCGACAAGAATAAATTGTCTATCGCATTCACTGCGCCATTCTCTGGAAAAGCATATCTCAACTGACCAGCAGACGGAAAGAGAGGAAATTTACGATGAGTAGAAGTGTTCTTACAAACCTTGACCTCAATAAAAATGAAATTCAGAATGCGGTGCTTCAGCCGCTGGCTGCGGCTCCTGCGAACCCGAAGCAATTCCAAATCTATACGAATTCTCAGGATAAGATCATTTATCAGTATGACGGTGAGAACTGGAACCCGGTAGGTGTTGTTTACAATCAGGCTGGCAGTACCGGCGCGGTCATTGTCGGCCTTGGTTCAAACGGCACTGTTACTACCAAGAAGATCGTTGAGCTCACGCTGAATGATTATCAGCCGGTCGAAGGCGGCTATATTGCAGATGGCGATACGCTTCAGAAAGCATTTGCGGCGCTTGATACCGCTGTTAAGAACGCTGTAGCTGGCGGCGGTGAAGTCAACCAGAACGCGTTTTCTAATGTGACCGTTCCGACGCAGAGCACGAACGATACCGCCGAAGTTGCTGGGCAGAATGAAGCCGTGACGGTTTCTGCAACCAGCAAGACCGATACGTTCTCTCTTGCCTCCGGTGATAAGTGGATTCATGTCAACGGTGACGGCACGACCAAAATTATCACACTCGGCCATGTGTTCAGCGGAGCAACTGCCGGTCAGTATGGTGACGCAACGCACACTGTTTCCATCACTGTTGACAAGGCCGGCCATATCACGGCGGCAGAAGTCGTTGAAATCGTTGGCGCACAGTACATTTCCGGCCTTACATCCGATGCACAGGCACAGCTTAATGCCAAGATTCCCGCATCTGAGAAAGGCCAGCCGAACGGCGTCGCAACCCTCGGCGCAGATGGACTTGTTCCATCTGGGCAGCTCCCCAGCTATGTGGACGATGTTGTTGAGGCATACATCGTCGGTAGCACGCCTAGAGCAGCTGACTGGCTTTCCACCACAGAAGGCGGTGCTCCTCTGACACCGGAAACCGGCAAGATCTACATCGTCATGACGGAAGGCAGCTACCAGAACAAGCAGTACCGCTGGGGCGGCACAGTCTATGTTCTCTGTAACCCTTCGGACGTCAATTCTGTCAACGGCAAAACCGGTGTTGTTGTGCTGACGCAGGATGATATCGGCGAGGGAGAAACCTATACGCAATTCAGCAAGACCAATAAGACAAAACTTGATTCTGTTGCTGAAGGTGCAACTAAGAATACCATCACGCAGAACGGAACAGAGGTTGCGAACCCAACATTCTACGCCCCCACGACCGGAGGCGAGACTGGGCAGGTTCTGACTTCCAACGGCGAAGGTCAGGCTCCTACATGGCAGGCTGCTCCGGAAAATCTGCACAAGTATTCCATCACGAACCCGGTGCTTTCCGCTTCCGGCGGTGCATTCACATGGCAGATCGCTGCGCAGGCGAACGGCCCCCAGACCCCGATGCTGGTACAGGTGTATGATACGGCTACAAACGCAATGGTTTTGACTGACGTAGAAATCGGTGCTGACAACAGCATTACAATCACCATTAACCAGACCGACGCAAGCGTGACTTCTCTGAGCGCTGGAGCGTATCGTGCTGTCGCAATCGGCTGATGAAAGCAACGCCTCCCGCGTGAAACATCGTGGGAGGCTAACTTGGAGGTATCTATGAAAAATTTAAGTCGATACGATGAATCCTTGTCTGTTCCTCGCAAGGAAGATGTGGATGCCAAACAAGATACGATCAATGTAATCGGTGTCCTCCACGGAGACGGATCGGGCGGTATCTCTGCCGCCGAGACCACGCAGGCGGAGACGATTCCGATTCCGGCGGGTATCCTGAAGGGCACGGCGTCCGGCGGCATCACAGCAGCGGAAGCGGGCACGGATTATCTGACGGAAGCGCCCGTCACGTCTGTCAACGGCGAGACGGGCGCCGTCACAGTCCGTGAGGTGCCTGCCGTGACGGCATCCGACAACGGTAAATTCCTGCGTGTGGTAGGCGGCGTGTGGGCAGCCGTCTCAATTTCTGATGCGAATGGAGGGAGCTTCTGATGAGTTTATCACAGGCTGTGACGGAATATTTGACGAATACGACTGACCTGACGGCGGTCGCCGACGCGATCCGCGCGAAGGGCGGCACGGCTGCGCAGCTGGTGTACCCGGCGGGCTTTGTGTCGGCCATTCAGGCGATCCAGACCGGCGTTACGCCGCAGCTCATCGTCACGACGAGCGCAGGCGCGGCGGTCACAGCCACGAAGGGCTCCAAAACCGTCAGCGGGACGGCGGGCACGGACGGCACGTGTACGCTGGAGCTCTCCGAGGCGGGCGAGTGGAGCGTGACGGCTTCGCTGAACGGCAACAGCAAAACGGAGTCGATCATGATCGGGACACAGACGCTGGATGTAAGTATTCTCTCTGATACATTTGCGGAGAACAGCTGGGCGCAGATCGCGGAGGCCTGCCAGACCGGGACTGTTCCGAGTACCTGGATCGTGGGCAACAGCAAGACCATGACCATCGGCGGAACAGACTATCAGATCGATATCATCGGCAAGAACCACGACCCGTACGCAGACGGCTCCGGTACGGCTCCGCTGACATTCCAGATGCATGACTGCTATGCAACAACCTATGCCATGAACGCCGCGAACACGAACGTAGGCGGATGGAAGGAGTGCGCAATGCGCAAAACGCATCTGCCTGCCATTCTGGCGCTCATGCCGGCGGAAGTCCAGACCGGCATCCGCGAGGTGAACAAGCTGACGTCGGCAGGCAACACGAGCGCCACCATCGAAACCACTGCGGACAAGCTGTTTCTGCTGAGCGAGGTCGAGGTTTTCGGAACCAACAGATTTTCCTATGCTGGCGAGGGAACACGGTACGCTTATTATCAGGCCGGAAACACAGCCACCAAAAATCGGAACGGCTCCTACCAGAAGTGGTGGACGCGGTCTCCGTACAAATCCGACGGAGAGAATTTCGGCACGTCTGCCTACCAGCCTGCAGAACCGGACACGAGTGGAGCCAACAACTCTAATGGCGTGGCCTTCGGCTTCTGCTTCTGAGGAGGGGAGATATGGGCATCTTAATCACAGACGGCAAGCTGCTGGCCGTGGACGGCAAGCTCACCACGGCGAACGCCGCCCCGTCCGGCGGCGGTCAAGATGAGACTGCGGAAGCGGCCTTGATTTCCGATGTTGGTACAAACTTCCCAGCGACGTACAAAAACACGGTTGCTACGAAAATTAGGAACGCATGTTTTAACAGCTACACAAAGCTGGTATCGGTTGAATTTCCGGCGGTTACGAGCGTCGGTGTGCAGGCGTTTCAGAATTGTACATCGTTGAAAAAGGCAGATTTTAGTGTGCTTACCAACATCAGTATATGGGCGTTTAACGTTTGTAGTGCATTGAAGGCGTTGATTATACGGACAAATTCTGTATGCACATTGGCTGGAACCAATGCGTTTGCAAATAATTCTGGAATATTGGCTGGCACAGGATATGTCTATGTTCCATCCGCACTCGTAGACAGTTACAAATCCGCAACCAACTGGTCAACATACGCCGACCAAATTCGATCCATAGAGGACTACCCGTCTATTACAGGAGGCTGATAGCATGATTGTAAGAGAATTCTATGCAACTCGTAGAGACGGTGTGGACTTGTATCATACATATTCGGACGCCGGATACATGATCCGGCAGACGCAGACCGGCACGGAATACGCCGAGGCCGTCGACGTGGCCGACGCGCCGTACACCTACACAGAGACGGAAACGCCGATTAAAACGCCGGAGATGACTACAGAAGAAATGCTGGCAGAATTGGGGGCGGCCTATGACAACGGATAAGCTGAATCAGATCAAGAAGTCCATCACGGATGGCCGGATGGTGGCGAGAGCTGGCGGCATTTCGGTGGCGGTGGAGCAGAGCGACAAACTCGGCTTTGACTGGCGCAACATCTACGTCAACGACATTCTCGTCCGGCAGGAGTACGTCGAGCAGGCGGTCAAGCGCGGCACGGCGGACAACCCCATTGCATGGGCCTCCGGCATGGCACTGATCCAGAACGCTTATTACACCCACAACGGCGAAACAAAGGTCTGGATGGGCGAGGCCGGGAAGAAAGCAAAGTGGACGGACGCGGCCTTCGTGCCGATCTGATAGCGCGGAAGGGAGAAAATCATGGACTTGCAGGATCTGAACATTGCAGTCGCGGAGAGGCCAGACGCGAAATGAAGAAAGGCTGAACTTACATGAGTACCATCATTGACACCCTCATCACCGACCGGACGCAGGCGGAATGGCAGCCACGTAGGAGGAAGTATGCAAGGAACGTGTGAGTACGCATACAGAAAAAACGGTGATGTCAGCCTGCATTGCCGTTATCTGACGGAGAAAAAGGAACGGCACGACTGGTGCGCCCATCAGTATCTGTGTGCCAGAACGAAAAAATGGGAAGTTTCTTCTGAATCTTCCCACTGTAAAATCAAACCCTAGCGTACACTGAAAAAACCATACAACCGAAAGGAGCTGTGAGAGTATGGGAAAGATTCAAATCACGAAGGAAAACCTCATTCGGATGCCGGACTATGTGCCGCTGCGTGAGAAGATGCAGTTTGTAAAGGAAGCAGCAGACCTCTGCTTTGACCGCATTGAGATAAAAATCGACGGTGGTCTGGATAGCATGCCGATGCCGCCGCTTTACAAGGAAAACACGGCAATCAAAAGCCGCGTCCTCATGGCGGCATATGCCAAACTCTATCTCAGCGAGCCGTATGAGTTTGAAAAGAATCAGTGGCTTATGACAGAACCAGAATATGACCGCTTTGCCTCAAGTCATATTATGAACCAGTTTGAACGACTGAAACGCTGCGACGGTGAGGTTCGCGATAAGGCGTTTGACGTGATTTCAGATATGCGTGACCTTGAGAAGCGCCTGAACACCGAAATATACGGCCTTACACAGGTCATGAACGAACCGGTAACGCGCATTATCATGGCAGTGCAGCAGCAGACCACTCCAGAGGCCGTCAGCGGCGCACTGAACGAGCTGAAGAATGCGCAAAAGGCATTCACCGACTACATGGAAACGCGGCAGAAACAGGCGGAGGAAGGCTGATATGGCAGTATCGGTCAATTCGGACTCTTATCCCTATGAAAGAATTCAGACGGGTTTCAACAGGCTTCGCGGCACTGAAGAAATCCCAATCAAGATTCTGAAGTACCTGATGGATTTGCCACTTCCGGGCTACACACCGAAGGACGATAACGACCGCGCCCGCGTGCGGCTGATGAAGTATCTGTGGTACGACGGCGCGCGTCCGCTGGCAAATCCGCTTCCAACTCCGCAAGAAAAGCTGTCCATGCTTTTTGACGGAGATAATCCAGTTCTGAACACAGCGGAAGACAAGAAGCGGCACCCGAAGGGATACCGCATATACCCACAAAGAGTTTGGGGGCAGAGCGATACAGAAGCGGACACGATACTGAAACTCTATATGGGAAGAACCATTGCAAAAGACAATTTCCATACGGTTCTCGGTTTGCAGTTTGAAATCCTTGTGAATGTCAACATGGAGAACACCACGCGGACAGACGCATATTCCAGAGCCTACAGTATCGAGCAGTGCATCATCGAAGCACTTCACGGAGTGAACATTACCGGAATCGGGGTCATTGACTTCGACCGGTACGCACACACCGACAATGGAAGCAAGAGTATATTCGACTACGGAAACCATATTGGCCGCATGCCGCATATGAGCGTGGAGTGGTGTGACTCCGAAATGGATATACCTGAATAGAAAAATATTTGACCCGTGCCGAAAGAGCGGCACGGAAGAACCAGAGAGGGTTATCGACACATTGAGCTGTGTCGGTAGCCCTCTTTTTTGCTTAACACGGCAATCAGAAAGGCGGAAAAGAAAACATGCAAGACCTTTCTCCTGAGATGGCAAAGGCCGTTCGGCGATTCGAACCGATTGAAACCGAAGGCTTGACCCTATATCCAATCTGCGTCAAGGACATCGATAGATTTACGGTAGCTAGGCCGGCAATCGAGTTTATGCAGCAGAGTCTCCCTGTGGCGCTGCTGTCAAAGCCTCTCTTGCAGGCGTACTACACGCTGGAACTTGACGCGGCAGTAAATGGACAGCCCGGAGGCGGACTTTTTTACAAGAGCATTCTGTTCCTTCTGCTTGCGCTGCGGGCAGGGGATGGGCTGCCAGATGAGCAACGGATGGAGCTTGTGAATTTCGAGCTGAAGGAAAATGACCCGACGCGGCTGAAAAGTGTGCTCATTTTTGTGAACGGGGAAGTGAAAAGGATAACCCCGATGCAATTCCAGCGCCTGCGACCGATTTTGGCTGCTCAGAACGGCATTGAGCTGCTGTCTGAGAATGCCAACCCTGAGTTGGTTCAGGCGGAACGCGACTTGGCGGAAATGAACGCACCGAAACTCCAATACCGCATAGATGCACTGAAAGCTACAGTTGCCACTTTATCTGGGGCAGATGAATCCGACATGGAAGAGTGGCCAATCTTGAAGCTTTTGCTGCGGCGAGATGCTGTGCAGCGGATTGTTGGGTACATCGTTTGCAGCGTTGCAGAGGCGCAGGGCGCGAAATGGAAGCATGGAAACCCGTACCCGAGCCCTCTGTACGACCGCGAAATCGACTATTGCGGCGGACTGATCGATATGTCCACGTTCGCCGGCGGAGCCGGTATGCGGGCTGTCCAAAATGCAGGAAACCAGACCACATAACACACACAAACATCTTTTTGAAACGCACAAAGGAGTGACAAAAGAATGATTCGTTTTACTGATTCTCGCCTTTACGCAAAAGGCATTGGCGAAGCGATTTGTACCGATAAGACTACCGGACAGATCCTTTACTTCTCCAACAAGTTCCAGACCGGTAACGTGACACCGAGCGTCACCATCGGCGAAATCCGCGCCGGCCTCGGAAACGCTATCGCTACTACGCTTCCGTCTGACGCTTCTGTCAACGTCGAGTTTACGGCTGCCGACTTCAACCTGTGGGCCAAGGCTGCCCAGATGGGTGCGATGCTCCGTCACAACGCTCCGGTCATGGTTTGCCAGACCGTTACTGCGAACGGCACGGCGCTTTCCATCGACATCACCGAGGGTACGCCTGTCGCACAGAAGGGCTTCTCCAAGATCTTCTGCTACGTGCAGGAAGTCGGCGCTCCGTCTCCCATTGCAACTGGTGGCGTGTCTTATGACCTGAATCCCACTACCGGTGCAGTCACCGGCTTCACTGCGACGTCCGGCAAGACTTACAAGGTCTTCTACTTTGTCAACAAAGCCACTGCTCAGATCGCGACCATCACCACGGCGATGGACCCGAAGGTCGTTCACTTCATCGCGACCGTTGCGGTCTTCTCCACTGCTTCCGGCTCCGCGCAGAACGAGGGCACTCGCGTCGGTACGCTGTACATCATCATCCCGTCTCTGAAGTTCGGTGCGAACGGCGGCGTTACCGGCGATCAGACCAACAACGACACCACGTCTCTGTCCGGTCAGGCAATCGCGTATGACCCGGATGTCATCACTGACGGCTGTGACGAATGCACCGGCGCAGGCAGCGACCTTGCGTACTACATCTACCAGCCGTGCGGCTCCGGTGTTGAGGAAATCGAGGGTATCGTTGCCAGCATCGGCGGCATTTCTCTCCCTGCCTCTACCACCTACCAGATGCAGCCGCGTCTCGCCATGAAGAACGGTGAGCTCGTCAAGGGCGATGCTGCGACGTTCACCTACACCGCGACTGGCGCTCCGTCCGGTACGACTGTCGGCGAGAAGACCGGCCTGATTACCGCAGGCACGACCGCTGGCGATTTCACCATTGAAGTCAGCTACACGGCGGGTGAATCCACCTTTAAGGACACCTGCGAAGTAGAAGTCACCTCGACCTAACCACAAACCATATCCCGGAGGGGAAAAATCCCTTCCGGGGAATGCGCAAACCTATCAATCAAGTGCAAGCGAAATGTTGGTGGGCTTGCGCATTTTTAGAGGTGCTTGACATGAGAGACATTGAAAAAATGCTTGCGAAAATTTCAAATCTAAACCCGGCAATCGAAAATGCACTCGAACATGAAGTGGCGGATGAAGCGCGTCTCGCTATTAAAGATGCGGCGGAAGAAAGGGTGTACGAAGCATATAAGCCAAGGTTTTATAGCCGCAGAAAGGAAGACGGAGGCTTAATCGACCCGAACAATATCCTTTGCCAGGTATCCGGCGACACACTCACCATATCCAACGTTACAGGGCTTCAAAATCTGTGGGGCGGCGATGACGCAAGCTTACTGACACCAATCGTCGAAGACGGAGTTCCGGCCTACAATATGCAGAAAGCTGGCCCGCGTCCGTTTATGGATTATGCAAAAGAACTTCTGCTTGGCGGCAGAGCCGACGCCGCTCTCCGGCGAGGGCTTGAACGGCAGGGGATTGACACTACAGGTCTTACATTCATTTTTGAGTAGGGGTTGAAAGAATGGCTGAAATTATTACTTTAACTGTAAAACAGGTTGGTGTTTCGGACGCGAGTAATGCGCTGAGGGACATCCTTAAAACAATCAACACAATCAACTCCACTCCGGTAAAAATCACCGTTGATGCTTCGGGGCTGGATGCAATCAAACGATTTAACACCGCTGTGCAGACCGTTACGCAGAGCGCAGATGGACTGAGCGGAAAGTTTACGCGTATATGGGCAGGCGCGGCGGACGGCGCACCGACCCGAACGATTGAAACCGTCAACGAGGGCCTTGGCCGGACTACTGAGATTATTCGGACTCTGGACGAAGAAACACAGCAGTACACGACGGTTCAGACGAAAGCTACCACCAACTACGATGAGATGGCGAAAGCGGCGCAGAAAGCCGCTGAAAAGGCCGAAAAGGCAGCGAAAGAACAGGCAAAAGAAACCGAGAACGCCGCATCCAAGGTCGATACACTCCGCAAAGGATTCGCCGACCTCGGCTTGCAGATGAAATCCGCAGCAGAGAAATATCCAACCGGTACATTCTCTGAAATAGAATCAGACGCAAAGCAGGCAAGCGCCGCGCTGGAAGACCTGTATAGCAGTTGGAAGAGTGGAACTATCAGCGATCAGGAGTTTGTCGCTGGCGTAAAGGACGCTTCCGGTTCGCTCAAAAACCTGCGTGCAAACTATGCGCAGACCCGTAACGAGACGGACAAGCTTACAAACTCCACCAACGTCCTTGGTGATACGTTCAGTCATATCGTCGGAAAAATTACCGTTTGGCAGGTCGTTAATGCGGCTGTTGCAAAGGTAAAGCGGTCGTTTACGGAAGCTATCGATACGATGAAGCAGGTCGATACGGAAATGACGGCCATCCAGAAGGTCACGGGCAACACTGCCGCCGAGATGGAGAAGCTTGGCGATGCAGCGTATGAGGCTGCGTCCAAGTACGGCGTTGCTGTCACTGACTATCTGGAATCCGTCGGCACTTTCGCAAAGGCCGGCTATAAGGATATGTCGGAAGATATGGCAGAGCTTGCAACGAAGACGCAGCTCGTCGGCGATGTGACTTCTGATATTGCGAACCAATTCCTCCTTTCTGCTGATGCTGCTTTCAAATTTGAAGGCAACGTTACAGCTCTGAATACCGTTCTCGACAAAGCCAATGAAATCGAGAACAACTATGCCACGTCCATTCAGAAGATGGCCGAAGGCTTCCCGATTGTTGCGAACGTCGCATCGATGGCGAATATGTCCATCGATGAACTGATGGCGGCGCTCGGCACAATCACGGCTGTCACACAGGAATCTGGCACGAAAGCATCGACAGCTCTGCGCGCCCTGATTCTGAACATCATCGGCGACACCGAGACGGAAATTGAAGACGGCGTTTCTTGGACAAAGGAAGAAATCAACAGCCTCAATGACGCACTCTGGATTTACGCAGAAGACGCGATGAAAGCCGCGCAGGAATCTGGCAAAATCGTTGACCCCATGAAAGCCATTGCGGCTCTTTCTCAAGCATATAAGGACGGCCTTCTTTCCCAAGCAGAATTGGCTGAATTGGAATCCAAACTTGGCGGCAAACTCCGTACAAACCAGCTCGACGCGCTCATCACGAACTATGATATGTACGCGGAAATGCTGGACAAGGTAGCGAACTCCGCTGGCAGTGCCGACAAAGAAGTCGAAATTATGCTGACGAGCTGGGATGCCAAGGCAAAAATCCTCAACAACACATGGACGAAGTTCATCGCCGACACTGTTGATACGAAATGGGCAAAGGGGCTGCTTGACATGCTCACTTGGCTCATTGAAGGATTCGGGAATCTCGGAAACGCAATCCTTATTGTTGCCGGTATCTTGGCAACGATAAAGATGCCGTCAATCATCTCAACGTTCTCAAAGTTCGGAGCAGGAATTTCAGCTCTGGCTCAAAAATTTGTACTGCTTACTACCAACACGACGGCCTATAAACTGGTTACTGATGCCACTGTTACATCTGTAAGTGCGATGCAGGCAGCAATGGGCGCTCTGACAGCGGTTATTGCAATCGTCACTGTGGCCTATAACAAAATCAAAGCTGCACAGGAAGAAACACGACAGGCAGCTATCGACGCAGGAGAAGCCTCAACGACAGAAGCAAAAGAAATCGTATCTTTATATCAGAATTATGAAGACCTACGAAAAGCGGTTGAAGATGGCACGGGTTCAAAGACCGAGTTCATTGATGCTTCTGATAGACTGATTGACAAACTCGGAATCGAAAAGAGCAGCGTATACGATCTCAAGAAGGAACTTGGAGGGTTAAGCGGGGCATATAAAGAAGCTACTGCGGCAAAGATTGAGAGCGCATTGTATGATGCGAAATCCGCAACAGCTGCAGCAGAAAAAGGTCTTAGAACTGCAGCCGAAAAAGCATGGGGTTCAATGCTTGCAGATTCTGGGAACTTAAAAGACCCATCATCTATTCTTGCTGACTACCAAAGCTGGATTGACGCGCGAAATAAGATGATTGACGAGGGGGATACATCATCTATCGCGTACAAGGAAGCCGAAAGAGTAATTTCAGCATATAAGCAAGCCGTTGAAGAATACAACAAAGCTGTTGAAGATCAAACTTATTTGGAAGGTGCGCACAAGGCCGCACTAGACGGAACGCTTGATAGTTACCTGAAATCCGAAGAAGCTGTCAATGATTACTCGGATGCGCTAGATAATGCGGCGGAGACTGAAAAGACGACAGTCGAAACGCTCCAAGAATACGCAAAGACGCTCAAGCAGCAGGAAAGTGACCTGACAACCGCATCGCAGGCGCTTGCTGAGTACCAGCAAAACGGCCGAGTCTCTGCATCTACAATGAAGTCGCTGATTTCCATGAGCGATCAATATGTAAATGCGCTGACAGACGAAAACGGCAAACTCGATGTATCAGAGAAAAAACTGCGTGACCTCGTAGAAGCAATTTTAGACGATGTTGACGCGACGAATGACCTCATCGGTGTCACAAAAAAGTCCAGCGGAGCAATGGGGAGCTTCGTCACCGGCCTGAAAAATGCAGCGAAGCAGTCCGGCGTAACAGACGATGCTATAGATGGTGTTGTTGCACAGATGATTATCTTCAACAACACTGCGCTGTCTGTTTCAGACAAAATCGCCGCCCTTCAAGCCCTTGCATTGCAAGCTGGGGTCACGCAATCTGCGATTGCCGGCATTAGCCTGAACAACATCGGCCGAGACGCGGGAATGACTGCCGAGGAAGCCCAGAAAAAATACGGCATGTCTGCGACAGAAGCGCAGCGATATGTCAAGAGCCAAGCGGAAAAAGCCAAAAACAACGATCAGGCACTGATTGACTATTGGAATTCTCTCGCCTCGAAAATCCCGGAAACAAAGCCTTCTTCCGGTGGCGGCGGCAGCTCATCCGACGCGAATCTCGACGCACACAAGCAGAAAGTCGAGCTGTTGAAATCCGAGCTGACTTTGCTGGAAAAGCAGAATGCCAGCGAGGATTCGCAGAAGGACAAAATGCGGCAAATCCAGCAGGCGCTCCATGCGCAGGCGCAGTATCTGCGTTCCATCGGCGGCAGCCAGTCGGATATCAACGCGCTTTCTGCCGAATGGTGGGAGTGGCAGGAGAAAATAAACGGGACACTCAAGAACACGGATGATCTGCTGAACGAGCTGCAAGGTGTTATGTCGGATAAGCTTTCCGACCTCTCTGACCAGCGGCAAAATGAGCTGGATGCCATCGACGCGCAGATTGATGCGCTCAAACAGCAGAAGGACACCCGCGACGAGCAGCTTGACCTCGAAGAAAAAATCCTCGCTGTCCAGCAGGCACAGGCCAAGCTTGCCAATGCGCAGAATGAGCGCACGGTTCGGCAGTATAACGCCCGCACTGGCCAATGGGAATGGGTGGCCGACCAGAAGGAAGTTGACAGCGCACAGAAAGCCTTGGATGAGGCTAAAAAAGACCTTGAGGACTTCAAGGCAAACATGGCTTACGAAGCTGCACTGGCCGAACTGGAAGCCAAGAAAGACGCAATAAACGCCCAGTATGACGCGCTTGAAAGAAGCTACAACAATTTCCTGAAATCTCTCAAGGAAAAAACTCGCGGCATCGGTGAAATTTTGCAGGATATCTGGAAAAACGCCACGCCAGAACTCCGTCAGATCATTCAGGAAAACGCAGAGCTTTTCAAACAGTTCGGATTCGATGTGTCGCAGCTTTCCGACGCCGTAAATGACACTGCCAAGAAATTGTATGGTATCTCCAAGAATGGAGATAGGTACGAAATCGGCAGCGATAAGGGCTTGGATTTCATCAACAATAAGCCTGCAGGTTCTACAATGACAGGCGGTGACGGTTCTACATGGACGAAGAACGCGGACGGAACAGTCACAATCGTTGATAAGGACGGCGTTACCTACACGGTATACCCGAACGGCGGTTCTGGTGGAACAGAAGATTCTACCGGTGGCTCGGCTTCTGGCTCAAAATACAGTGGCACCGTCTTTGCGAAACGATTGGACGGAAAGGGCGAAGACTACAAGATTTCCAGCGCGAACGGCCTGTACTTCCTGAACAATGCAATCGCCGGTGAGAAAATGGACGGTGGCGATGGTTCCCATTGGGTGAAGAACGAGGACGGAACAACATCCATCACAGACAAGTATGGCATCGCATACAAGGTCTACGACCAAGGCGGTATCCTGCACGGCATGGGTGGCATCAAGGCCACGATGCAGGACGAAGGAATTACCCCACCGGATGTAACGGCGCTGCTCAGAAAGCGGCTGTTGAAACCCATTGAGGACAAGACATTCGGCCAGAACATGGATCAGATCAGATGGATGATGGCAAGCAACGGAGCAAATTCCAATGCTGTTCATAATGCTTCCTATGATAACCACAGCATTGGCACGCAGAACAACGGAAATGTCTACAAGTTTAACGGTATAACAATCAACGAGCCGCAAGCAAGCTCAATGACGTTAAAACGTTTCGCAGATATTGCACACAATCTTGGAAACTTTAGCTAACACGAAGATACGGAGGAAATAATATGCTGTATCAGCCGACGAATATCTATCCCAGCATGACAGGCGCTCTCGGAAACGGCGTAATTGATGCAAACAATAGTCTTCCCGTGAGCTGGCAGGTCAACGGCAATTCTCCAATGACCGCATATCAAATCACAATTTATGCGAATAATACTGCGTCTACGCAACTGTTTTCCACGGGAAAACTGACGAACGGATGCCCGTTTTATGGAGTCAACTATGCTGGAGAGCCCCAATTCTTCTCTCATACAATAACAGCAGAACAGCTCTCCACAGCACGAATTGTGAACGGGCTTGACTACAAGATTGTCATCCAGCAGTGGTGGAATGACACGGACTCTGTTACACAGTCCAGCGCAAGCGTGTTTCAGGCAAGGACTGCTCCGTCCATCCAAATCGGCGCAATCCCGACACCGTTGGCAACAAGATCGTTCACGTTTAGCGCGTCTTATTACCAAAAGGAAAACGAACCGCTGAATTGGGCAAGATGGGAAATTTCCTCGGTGGAGAATGGAGAACACTCTATCATAAAAGATACGGGTAAGATCTATGGAGTATCGGAGTTGCTTCTTCCGTATGACGGATTCCTGACAGGACGCACCTATGCAGTAAGGTTATCCATTCAGACGGAGAGCGGAGTCGACGTTACGACTGGATGGGAAGACTTTAACGTCAATTATACAGTAACCCCTATAACCGGTGAGCTTTCTGTGTGTCAAGCAAACAAGGCGCACGGAATTGCAATCACTGCGCCGCAGATAAACAATATTCCAGCGACTAACACGGAAGGGGTTTATGTAAATGGCAGCAATATGGTGATTCCGCAAATTGTTTCATCTGAGGTGACATGGAAAAGCAAAAATGGTGAGCCATTATCCATAAAACCGCCGTTTGATTTGCTCTGGGATGGCGATGGATACTCCGCTGGTGACGTCTTAACCATTAGCGGAACGGCAAGCTCATACGGATTCCAACCGAGTGAAGCATTCACGGGGGGGAGTGTAGGCGCTTATGGAAACGAGTATTGGTGCTGCTATGGCGGCGGAAAATACGTTGCAATCTTCTACGATGGAACAGTCAGGTATAGCACGGACTTCGTGACCTGGAATTCCTCGAAAATTCAGCTTGCCAATAATACCGGATGGTGTGGAGTCGCTTACGGAAACAACACGTATGTGGCGATTTCCTACACTACAAAGTGTGTGGCGTATTCAACTGATGCGGCTTCGTGGACCGTTACAACAAATGTGCCAAGTCAATTCATGTCCTTGATTTTCGCCGCTGGTAAATTTGTTGCAGGTGGAGAGGGACTCATCGCATATTCAACGGATGGAATTTCGTGGACAACTGCAAACGCACCTGTTAGCAGCACAGAAGAAGTTACTGCAATCGCGTATGGAGGCGGAAACCCTTACGCAAGCAAATATATAGCATCGACTACATCTGGCGCGATATACTATTCCACCAATGGAACAGAGTGGGTGAAGGGAAACGATACACTCCCCTTTTGGACTGGCTCTATTTGCTTTGGCGCTGCCACGGTCGGCGGATACAGAGAAGGATTCGTTGCAGTTTTCAACAGAGATGATACTATCGCTGTAAGCGCAGACGGTGTGAACTGGGAGACAAAAGGTATACATGCACCCGGAAATCTTTATAGCATACATGCCTCGTGGAATCAGAATGACGGTTTCAAAATAGTTGCGGCTGGCGATGGATGTGTAATCTACAGCTCCGATTTGGGCGAGACATGGACATCCTTGAATAATGAGCCGTTTGCTGATTCGTCTGTTTATGTGTTTGAAGGAAACGGCGATGCCTTTGTTATAGCAGCCAGAACGGACGGCGTTTATTCTACAGCAATGGCGTCGCAAGTTGCGCAGCCGACGGATATGGTTATCAATTTCTCGAGCGATATTTCCATTCGAACCAGAACCTCGGTGCTTCCAAGTGAAATCCAATGGAAGGATTGCGTATATGGCGATGGCGTTTATGTCGCTGTTGCATCCTATTCGGAAACAGCTCAGACAACGGCATTCGCCGCTACATCTGGAACCCTGACAGAGTGGACTTCAAGCCCACTTCCGAGTGGATACTGGAAAAGCATAAGTTACGGAAACGGTCAAGTTATTGCTGTCGGTACGAGTGTTGAAGATTCAAAGCCTATTGCGGCGTACTCCCTTGACAAAGGAACGTCGTGGACGGTTGTTTCCATCGCGTGCGAGAATCCAAACTGCATAAGGTTCCTAAATGGAAACTTTTATATTGCGGGAAACGGCATTTACAGATCTCCAAACTGGGTTGATTGGGAAAAATGCACGCTGGAACAGTACCAAAACTATCCGCTGATGTCCTTGGCATATGGAAATGGAACCTATGTGTGTGTCACAACATACGAGTCTTATTACTCATACGACGGGATCTCATGGTCAAAGAGCCAAACGTATAAAGATTGGTGGAGATGTGTTGCTTTCGGAAATGGTCTGTTTATTGCCGGCGGAATTGGAGGCACAACTTCGTATAGCAAAGACGGAATTACATGGGAGGAAACGCCTGGGACAAGGCCCGGAGATATTAGCTGGAACTGCCTTTGCTATGGAGCCAACCGGTTTGTCGCACTTTCTGGATACTTCGTTTACATGTCAATCGACGGAACTGATTGGGATCTTATTCAAAATATTCCTGCCAACGGGGCATGCTGCTTTGGAAACGGGACATTTGTGTTTTTCGGTGACGACACAACGCTTTCAGAAACATACGGCCGTACTGCAAATGTTTTTGCTCGCTTGAATGGGGGGAATGTCGCGAAAGTCCCAATAGATGCGCCGAAGAAAATCCGGATGTCTACTTATGGTGAGCTCAGAAGCTTCGGCCTCGCTACGTCAGTGGACGGTATATCTACGGAAAAGGCGATGAGAGTTTTTGGAATGCCGCAGTTTTCTGAAATTACGTCCATTAAGGCGGGGGGCACACAGTCTACGAACTATATTTTCCTGAGTGATGGACATATCAGCTTTGAACAGATGGAAACGTTCAACGATGATTGGAGTTACCATCCCTCCGACCTACCAAGCCAATTCTATGCGGACTTTACATCCGACCTCAATGGCGATACTTATGGAGGAACCGTTTTTTCAGAGCTGTATATTTATCGGTCGGCATTGGGGAACGGCACACTTCAAAGAGTCGCAAAAATAAGCGCGGAAGGTGGAAACAGAATCGTTGATATACGTGCGGCAAACGGCATACCATACACTTATTACGCGTTTGGCGTGTCTGACGAAGAGACCACGGATGCAATCATAAGCAGACAGATAACTGCGTGCATTTGGGATTGGGCGGTGATTTCCTGCAAAGCAGACAGCGACGGAGTATTCCACGCGCAAAAGATATTCGCCTTCGGGAAAAATTTCTCCAGTGGAGACATCAGCAACAATAATGCACCACAGATTCTCCAAAATTTCACAAGATACCCGACGATTCAGCCACCGCCCTTCAACTACAAGAGTGGTACGCTGACGAGTTTGATCGGAACAATCTCAAACGGTTCGTATTCAGATACGCTTGCCGGAAGGGATGACATTTTTGAATTGTCCACGACGAGCAATACAATGTTCCTGAAAAGTCGGAAAGGCGACTTCATAAAGATCAGGATCAGCGGCGCGATAGAATGCACCACCATGGACAATTCTCCGACGCAGGCTCAGAACATCAAATTACCATGGGTGGAGATTGGTGATGTGTCGGATGCGCAAGTTATATGCACTATGGACGATGAAGCATGGCCTTATCAGGATGCGCCGTAAAACCCCTGCCTTTAGGCATGGGGATATAAGGCGCTCCAGCTGATGTCAAAAACAATGCGTTCGACCGGGGGAAGCATTGGAAATATGACATAATGTAGCATGAAAGGCGGTGATTTCATGGAATATAGCTATAAGTTTCGCATCTACCCTACAAAGGAACAGACATTGCAGATTCAGCGTACCTTTGGATGCTGCCGTTTCATCTACAACCACTATCTTGCGGCACGCATTGAGTCCTATGAGGCGAACCGAACGACGTTCGGCTATAACGCCTGTTCCGCTGATATGACGGTTTTGAAAAAGTCACTTCCATGGCTCACCGAAGTAGACTCCACTGCGCTTCAATCCTCGCTGAAAGACTTGGATACCGCCTATCAGAACTTCTTTCGTCGAGTGAAATCTGGCGAAAAGCCGGGATTCCCACGATTCAAAAGCAAACGTGACCACCGCAAAAGCTACAAGAGCAAAGCCGTGGGCGCGAACATCAAGGTCTTGGACGGCGCGGTTCAACTTCCGAAACTCGGCAAAGTCAAGTGCCGCATCAGCCGAAAGGTTGAGGGAAGAATCCTCTCCGCGACGGTATCGCAAAACCCAAGCGGCAAATATTTCGTATCACTCTGCTGCACTGACGTTGAAATCGAGCCATTGCCGAAGACCGGTGCTGTGATTGGCGTTGATATGGGACTGAAAGCGTTCGCAATCACGTCCGAAGGGACGGAATACCAGAACCCGCGCTATTTAGCCAAGAACCAGAAGAAACTTGCCAGACTGCAACGGCAGCTCTCCCGAAAATCAAAGGGGAGCAACCGGCGCGAAAAAGCGAGGATTCAGGTGGCACGGCTGCATGAGCATATCGCAAACCAGCGCAGCGACATGATGCACAAACTGTCAACGCAGCTCATCCGCGAGAACGATGCGATCTGCATCGAGGACTTAGCACCGCAGAACATGGTCAAGAACCATCACCTTGCGAAGTCCATCAGCGACGCATCTTGGGGTGAGTTTCGACGGCAGTTAGAATACAAAGCTACGTGGTATGGGAAGAAAGTAATACCAATAGACCGGTTCTTCCCATCCAGTCAGCTATGCTCCTGCTGCGGGTATCGGAATACCGACACGAAGAATCTGGCGGTGCGGGATTGGACGTGTCCTGAATGTGGGACGCACCATGACCGGGACATCAACGCAGCAAAAAATATTCTAAGCGAGGGATTGCGACTACTGGCCTAGCCCAAACATACGGTAGGGCGGGACACGTCCGAACCTATACGCTCGGGGAGACTGTGTAAGACGCCGCTACGGCGCGACGGTCGTAGAAGCGAGAATCCCCCGGCTTTAGCCGTGGGGATTGTCAATGAGAAAGGTGGGAGAATAGGTGGCAACAACTCCTTTGGCTATAAGCACGCATGCTTGGAGGACTAATGACTATATCGCGCAGCTTCGGACTCCGTTTACAAAACTATGCCGGCTTCGCTTCCTGCAGCCTGACGGAAGCACTGCATTTGCAGTTGACAACAATCCACTGAATAAACACAGTGGGACTTTTATCCAAGAAGGAAACATTACATGCAATCTGCAAAACGGGCAGCGGAGAACTGCAAGTGTAACGCTTTCTAACATCGACTCGGAATATGACTACAACATCAATAACGTATGGTTTGGACAGCAGATCGCGATTGATGAAGGGCTGGTTCTCTCTGACGGTTCAGAGTATTACATCCAGCAAGGCGTGTTTTATATCGCCGACCCACAGGAAACGTTAAATCCAAATCTGCGGACCATGACATACCCACTTGCTGATAAGTGGTCATACCTTGACGGAAGCCTGTTTGGCAGACTCGAATCTACCTATGAGGTTCCAGCTGGCACAAACATATTTGCGCCGATATCAGCAATCTTGCAGCTCGACAGGGGAAATGGGAAACTGGTAGATTACGTGAAACCCGTATTCACAAACTACTACAATGGGATGTCGCAGACACTCCCTGACGGTACATCTGCTTTACTGACGGCGGCTCCGTATACGCTGCGGGTCGACAGCGATGATGGAACATATGCTGATGTCGTTCTAGGAATGGCTGAAATGCTGAATGCTTGGGTTGGATACGACCAAACGGGTTCGCTGCGGGTAGACCCTTCACAGGATGATATCGTTGACACAAACAAGCCTGTCTTATGGCGGTTCTCCACGGAGGAGGCGCAACTGCTCGGAGCAACCTACACAATAAAGAACACGGAAGTCTTCAACGACTACATTGTCCTTGGCGAGCAAACAGACGATAACCCGCAGGCCGCAGGGAGAGCGCAAAATCTCGACCCAAGCAGTGATACAAACGTCAATATCATTGGGCGGAAAACGTATCGTGAAACTGCATCTGGATATTATACGTCGACACAGTGCCGCGATTTGGCAGAGTGGAAGTTGAAACGTGCGACGGTTCTACAAAAGGCAGTATCAATTTCATGCATACAGATGATGCACATATTTGAGAACAATCTTGTTGAAGTCGTCCGCACGGATAAGCCGGGTTCCCCAGTAGAACGGCATCTGATTCAAGGCTACACTAGGCCGCTTGCAACTAACGGAGCAATGACAATCAATGCCGTGTCCGTGGCGGATTTCCCAGTTGCAACGATTACAAGCTGGCCGGAATGAGAAAGGGGGTGCATATAGATGGCGGAGAAAAAAGCTTCTCAGTATGTCCTCAAACTCAAAACGGGAGAAACATTTCATGTGATTGGGGAGACCGCGCGGTATTGGCTGTGCAAGGGAACTCAATTCAAGAAGACAAGCCGACAAGTGGAGAGCGTCAAGCGGCGCACGACAAGAAAGGACACAGACGATGATTGACAAATGGTTGATTCGCAGATGGCTTGACGCTATCAGAAATGATACGAAATCGTGCAAAGCTTCCATTGAATCTGCATACGGAATCAGCGCCTGCATCCACTTCTTCTGTGGCAAGTGGATTCCACCCCCCATTGCAAAAAAACAGAATTATTTCCTGCGCTGAAAGAGCGGTGCGGAAGAGCCGAAGAGGGCTGTGAGCGAAGCGAAAGAGGGCTACGTTCACTGCTCTCTTTCTCTTTGCTTATACAGAAAAAACGATTGGAGAAAAACAATGGATATTTTTAAAGACATCGTGACCGTCTTCGGTGGTATTACTACGATTGGCGCTGTACTGGTGATCCTTGTCCGGCCAATCCGAGAGTGGGTCATGGGAGATAGCGCAATCAAAGCTGGGATGAAGTGTCAGCTTCGTTCGGACATGCTGCACACTTATTATAAGAACAAGGATGCACAGAAAATCCGGCAGTATGAAGCCGAGAACTTTGAGTATTCGTACAAAGCCTACAAAGCCTTGAAGGGAAATTCATTCATCGACAAAATCAAGAAGGAAGTGGACGAGTGGGAAGTGGTGACGTGACATGGAGTGGAGCAAAAAAATCTTAATTTTCTCATACCTGATGCTGGGCGTCTTCATAATCATCTTTTTGGCTGTTGAAGACAAAACAGCTGCTGCAACCGTTCTTTGCGGTTGGATTGTAGAATGCGGTGGTGCTACTGCGTTCTACTTTTGGAAAGCAAAGAACGAAAACCGGAGCAAGTACGCATTAAAATTCGTCCGGGAACTGGCCGACAAGTACGGCCTCGACGCAACGGCACGAATTATTGAGTCAGTCCTTAAAGACTGAGAAAGGAAACTATTATGAACAACAACTGGTGGCAAACTGTCGTCGAAAACTTATTCAAGGTTAAATCTCTCGTTACAATCTTGCTTACCACAGCATTCGTCGTAATGGCGCTCAAGGGTGGAGTGGAACCGAAAGATTTCTATTCTATCATCGTTATGGTACTCACGTTCTACTTTGGATACCAAAGCGCAAAGAGCGAAGACAAGAACAACCCAAAACACGATGACCAAGAATAATCGCTGCATCCGTATGGAAGGAGGAACGTTAAAATGACGATTCAGGATGCACAAAAGAAACTTATCTCCGTAGCAGAGGCCGAAGAAGGGTATTTGGAAAAAGCTTCGAATGCGAAGCTTGATGATAAGACGGCGAATGCCGGCTGGAACAATTACACAAAATACGCCCGCGATCATGCGAAATGGGGGACGTATCATGCTCCAAAACAAGGACTTGCTTGGTGTGATATGTTTGTTGACTGGTGCTTCATCACGGCGTTTGGATTCGACATTGGCATGAAAATGACATGTCAACCGAAGGGCGCGTATGGTGCAGGATGTACGGAATCGTACAACTACTACCGGTCTGCCGGCCAATCTGTCACTCTCGCGAATGTGCAGCCGGGCGATCAGATTTTTTTCGGAAATCTCGGAAACATGACACATACCGGGCTTGTGTACAAGGTGGATAGCACGAAAATCTATACCATCGAAGGAAACACAGGAGCTGGAAGCAATGTCGTGATTGCGAATGGCGGGGGAGTATTCAAGAAGTGGTATTTCCGCAATTCTTCGGCTATCGGCGGCGTTGGAAGGCCCAAATGGGAACTCGTCACAAATATTCCGCAGAGCGTGACACCATCGTCAAAACCGGAATCTACGTCTGTGACCTACGCAGAGTTCCAAGGTGGAATTTTTGCAGAAATCCCATTCTCCTGCATTGACCACATCGAACACGTCAAAATGAGCGATGCAAGGGGCGAGACGACGGGTAGCGTAGCGATTCGCGCACAATGGAATGGCCGGTATCCGGACATCGTTATCAACGCCGAGCTGTTCAACTACGGAAAATACACGCCGGCCTCTGGTGTCAAGCACAAGGGAACCATGGAATATCAGGGGTGGCAACCGTTCATTGGCTTCAAGGATTTCAAAACACCCATTCATGAACCGCGTGGAGCCGTCACATCACCCGATGCCTTAGGGGGCTACCCAGCTATAGTCCAGAACGGAACGAAGGAGTTCACGGTTCCCAAGGGTTTGGAGGGCAACAAGTACCGGACTGCAATGGGCCTGAGAGGAAAGACGCTCGGCATCATAGTCACGGAAAAGCCCGTCCCGATGGATGTTGTTGCGAACAAGTTCGTCACGGAGAAGTACGATTTTGCAATCAACCTTGACGGCGGATCGTCCAGCAGCTACGTCACCCCTTCAAAAGTGTGGGCGCGTCCGAACAAACTGCGCGGGTTCGTGGCAATTTGGCTGAAAGGCGGAAGCGGGAACTATCTGAGCAAACGGCAGTACGGGACGAACCCGATTCAATCTAAGCCTGTAAAGTCTGAAGGCTGGACTGAACCAGATAAGTCGGCGTCAAAAGGTGTGAGGTTTAAAGTCACGGCAAGCGAATTGAACCTTCGCGCCGCTGCGTCGACCAGCAGTGAAATCCGATTTGTCCTGAAGTTTGGCGAAATAGTCACCTGGTACGGATACCAGACAAAAAACTGGTATTACGTGAAGACGGCTTCGGGCAAAGAAGGATATGTAAGCAAACGGTACGTCAAAAGGACGTGACGAAGGAGGGGAGCTGCAATGGATGAAAATCAGGACATGAAACGATTTGCAGATCGGTTGTGGGAATACTTCAAGCCGAGAATTGAAGAACTCACAAGGTCTGGAATCTGGTATTTTCGCGCACAGGTCACAAAAGAAGCTGAGAACGGGAAAATCACTGTGCAGCGTCCGTTTGATGGTGAAATTGCGCTCCCTTATGTATCGAGCATGGCAAATGCAGCTGCTGGAAGTCAGGTCACTGTGTTTGTGCTCGGCTCCAGCATGACCAACGCAGTTATTTGTGGCAACGGCTCGTTGAGTATCCTCGGCGGTACGCCGAATTCGGGCGGCGGAGGCGGCGATCCGGCAAACGCCGTTCTATACACTGCACAAATACTGAATTCTTCACAGCAGGCACAAGCCAGAACCAACATCGGTGCTGGTACAAGCTCATTCAGCGGCGCATATTCCGATCTGCGCGGTGCTCCTGACATTCCGACGAAGACCAGCGAGCTGAAAAATGACAGCGGGTTTGTCACTGCATCGGCAATCCCAGCCCCATATACGCTGCCCGTTGCGTCGGCAAACGTCCTTGGCGGTATAAAGGTTGGCGCTGGATTAACAATCAGCCAGCAAGGAACCCTGTCAGCAACCGGAAGCGGCGGTGTGGCGGATTCAGTCGAGTGGGAAAATGTGCTTGATACACCTACGACTGTAGAAGGATATGGGATAAAAGACGCAATGAAAAAAATCCCTGTTACCGCAGATGATGACGGGAAGTTTATGCGTGTAGCCAATGGACAATGGGCAGCAGCCGATGTTGCCAACGCAAACGGAGAGAGTTTCTGAACAAAAGAGAACCGGGGGATAATTGAATCCCTCGGTTCTTTGTATGTTAGTCGTGCCCCTCATCAAAATACATGATGCCGTCTTCACCTGAATCAAAGATTATTCTGTATCCCATATAGACGATTTCTTTTTGGTGATCCCAGTCTGTGCCACATGGTGTACCAAACAAACCATGATTTTCTTCAAGCCACCGGAGTGTGTTTGGCGTTGTGTGAATTGGGCCGATGGGGTTTCCGCCGCATAGCTGACAAAGCACCTCAGCGACAGCATACGTTGGTGTCATTGGGGTTCCGTTTCCTATTACCAGAATCTGCCCGTTTGGCTTCGCGACAAAAGTTTTTCTCATTGCAATCCCCCCCACAATCTCAGTTTGCGCAGTCTTCCTCCGAAAGCAAGACGGTATAGAATCGGTCTTCTGGAAGCTTTAACACCGCTGCGTCCACGCTTTCTGCCTCGACAGTAATGAACTCAGCACCTTTTTCCCAGTACATCACATGGAATGTATAGCGCTTGTTGATTACGTTCGTGCGGAGTTTTCCGTCCATACACTCACTCCTTCCAAACATTTGCGACCGTGAAAGTCATGCGCAGCCGGCAGTTGACATCCGCGAACGTTACCATATCGGCCATCTTGTACATTTCGGAAATGCGATTGCGGATGCTGTCATTGAGAATACTGACTGGAAGAGGGAAGTCAACGTAGACGAACGTATTCTGCTCACGCAGTCCCAAATTATCCGCGTGCCACGGGGTACGCATTGCCTTGGAAATCGCTGCCGCGTGTTCCTTGAGTTTGCTGTATACCTCGACCTTCTCAGGAACCATCTCGGTCCCACGGAATGCCTCGTTCTTCGCTGCCATCGCAGCCACCATATCCTGAATATCCATTGCCATTGTGTTTGCCTCCTATAATTTTTGATGTGCCCGTGAGGGCTTACAATTTTGATTCTACCGGAAAATCAGATTTGTCCCGCGTGGATTAAAATATATTTCGCGGACGTGCTTTTTCTATGTCCAACAAATGATCTGTAGCTTCCGCAACCCAAAGCACATCTTCTGATTCCAGAATCCTATTTAGTGCATCATGCGCCGCTGATTTCTTGAGGGAAATAAATATGTTATCATCTTCGGTTTCAGTTGAAATCCTTGCTAGATTCTCAGCGGCTTTCCCTGAAATGCCAAGTGTAGCAGCTGCAACTTGAATGTTTTGCTCAACGCTTTCAATGTTTGTTACACCTAGCAGCCAGTCCGTAGATACGCTGAAGTATTCTGCGATTTTTGCGATATTCTCCCAACTGGGCTGTCCAGAACCGTCACAGTATGCAGATACAGACTGCCTTGCCTTCAGACCGAGATAATCCGCTAATTCTTGCTGAGATACAGTTCTGTTGATTTTCCCTGCGTCCCCACGCATGAGTCTACGAAGACGGTTGGGGAATGGCTTGTAATAGTTGTCTGTGTAATTGAGTTTTTTGCGCGGCATATTATATACCCCTCATTTCCCGCACATTCTGTGCCACGATTTTTACTGCGTCATCAATGATTTTGATATCTCGTTCGAGGTTCAGCCCGTAGTTATTGCCCATATCATTTGCATTCGGGTCGAGTTTGTAATCGAAGCTGAACCGGATGGCCGACCGGGCGCGTTCCTCAGAATACCCCGAAGCGAGAAGCACACGGGATGGCGCGTTATCACCGCTGGAACACGCTGCGCCGGATGAAACCATCAGACCGTCAGCCGAAAGCCGCAGGACGAGCGCATGGTTCTCAATTCCGGGGAAAGAAATGTTTGCGATATATGGAGACTGTCCAAACTGATGGCCAAAGCATTCCAAACCGTTTAGCTGCGCATCTGGTAGTTCATTCATAATACCATCGATCAAGTGGTTATGCAACACCCTCGTTGTTTCTGCGAACCAGTCCAGATGATTTGTGCGGAATTCCAATGCGACAACAAACGCAGCGGCAAGCGGAGCGGATGGCGTTGCAAAATGGAAGTTCTCTGTGACTTCATCCGGATTTCGTGCAATTAACACACCGATTCCAATCGGAGCACCGAATTTATGACCCGCGCCGCATATGAAATCTATTCCGCTTTCACGGAAATTGATTTCCTGTTTCCCCATGGCTGCGGTGCAGTCGGAGAATGTCAAGTCATACCCCGCAAAAGCGCTTTTCAAATCATAAATTTCACCGGTTTCGTTGTTTGTGTGGATATGAGATATACCGCGCAGTTTGTTTCCAATACGGCTTATTGGCATCATGCGGTCTGTAATGCTTGTCACTGCTGCGTGCTCCGCACTGCTCGCAGAAATACCCTTGCATTTGTCATTCATAATCGTGAGCGCAATCCTGCACGCTTCCGTTGCGGACGAAACGAAGAAAACTTGGTCCGGCTCACAGCCCAAGCACAGCGCTACGCCCTTGCGGGATGCTTCAAATGCCTTTCTGGTAGCTTGCCCAAAGGAATGTATAGAATTCGGGTTCCCCCATACCGGCACCTGCGCCCCTACGAATGTTCCCATCGCGCCCTTAAGCGGGGGAGAAGTAGCCGCGTAATCCAAGTAAATCATGCGCCCAACTCAACCTCCTTCGGCCAACGCGGCAACGCAGCGGCACAGATTTTTTCGTAAATTTCTTTCTGTGCAAGCAGCGTATCGCGTTCCTTCTGAATCACACGATATGCGTCTTCTAATCCGAATGGCTCGTTGAGTGGAACACGGATCTTTTCTGACTCTGACGCTTGAGAGGCAGTTACAATGCCAGTAGGGGGGGCGTTAAGCCCCAAGGAGACGATAACCGCTTGGTCAACAAGTTTCATTTCATCGGATGTCAACGTGCAATAGTAGTTCTCCAGACGATCCTTATCGACCGTGTAGATTGCTTCGCAAAGCGCGGTCGACTGCTTGCCCATCGTATCAATGGAAACGTGCGTGGGCATTGGCTTTTTCTCGGCAGTCGTGAGATAAACAATCTCTACAGTGCCGGAATATGTATTGTTTTTTTCATTACTGACAATAATCGCGGGGCGATTCTTTTTTTGCTCGGAACCGACAGCAGCATAGTCCTGACGAACCCAGAAAATGTCGCCCCGATGGATTCTTATATCCTGCATAGAAGTGTATCCTTTCTGTATTTTTCAATATGTATAGGGGCTGTGAAGCCCCATGAATTACTTTGCAACTGCGTTTTTCAGAATGCTGCTCGGCGAGAATTTGACCGAAAAACGGGCTGGAACCTTGATGTTTTCACCGGTCTTCGGGTTCCGCGCATCTCTGGCCTTCTGGTACTTCGCAGCAAACTTGCCGAAGCCAGCGATAGAGACATCTTCATGCGAAATGAGGGATTCTCCAATCGCTTCAAACACGGCATCGATGGCTTCCTGGCTGGCGGTCTTCGGCATATTAGTCTTGCTGGCAACTGCCTGAACGAGTTCTTCTTTGTTCATGTGTAATCCTCCTTTCTCAAGAGTAAATGGTGGGCCGTCTCGGAGTCGAACCGAGATTTTACCAGTTATGAGCTGGTCGCTCTAGCCTTTGAGATAACGGCCCATCTATAACCGGCTTGACGTACCGGCCGTGAGGTCTTGCGCGCAGACCAACGGCAAATTCAGGCGGTTGCACACCGGCGCTTGTGTGTCAACAGTCCTTAAAGCGTCCCCAAAGGTGCTGCCTAGTTTGGCGGATTTCAGTTCGCCCAAAGCGTTACGAAATTGTGCGGATTCATCCGGTTCGACCACTAGTGAGTCTTTCCCGGCAAGCTGAACGGAACTTTCCAAAATGGACTTGTGCCGTCTCTACGAAGGTCTATATCCGCTTGACCTTTACCTTTTCGGACCGAAACGCGCAAACGGCTTTTACTGCGCTGTCGGCACAAGTGTTACCTTGCCCCGGTGGGTTTTCACCACTATATTCTGTTAGTTTCGGTAGCCCACGCATCAAGCGTAGGGGATATGATGGCTGTTCATCAAACTCCATTTAACTCAGTCAAGCACCAACCTCCAACTTATTGGCCAATGCTTATCTGCTGCACCATCATTTTTTGAGCGATTAGGTACAAGCAATCGCTCGAACTTGGCTTCTTGGGTTCTCCCCGTCGTTGGACGGGCGGATTTGCCATCTCCGGAAAGGCTTCCGCATTGCCATTGCAGCGTAGCCATTATCCCGCTTTCGACCCATATAGCTGCATTTTGCCTCGTTCTCCTTGGACGCTGTGGGTCAGCGTCTTTAGCCGGTGGCGCTACGCTCCACGATCACGCTATTGCGTGCGTGAATGGATAGCTGTATGATTCCCACCATGTTAATTTGTCGCGCGGAGAACCCCAACGGGCGGCTATGGCAGGGGTAGCAGGATTTGAACCTACGAATATGGGAGTCAAAGTCCCATGCCTTAGACCGCTTGGCGATACCCCTTTGTTGCCGGCCTTTCCCGGCTGTCAGAGTGCTTACATTCCCGAAGAACTCGTCCGTGGTATCGGCTATATCAACCCGACGACACCGCTGCCAGATGCGGAGGTTTCATTCCAACTACGGTTTAACGAGTAACAACCTCGTATGTTGGTGGGCATGGTGGATGCGGCGAGGATTTGAACCCCGCACGGTGCAGGCAGTATGCGACGAGCTTTGTTCCCGTCCGAGGTGGCTGCTTCAACCCCATTGACACTTCCCGTGGAAAAACAGGGGATTCTCGGTTCAGCGACCGTTGCGCCGTAGTTGCGTCTTACATGGTCTCCACGAGCGTATAGGTTCGGGCGTGTCCCGCCCTACCGTATGTTTAGGCTAGGCCAGTAGGCGCATTCCTTCGTGCAAAATGTTCTTCGCGGCATTTACATCCCGGTCATGGTGTGTCCCACATTCAGGGCACGTCCATTCCCGTACCGCCAGATTCCTTGTTCCGGTATTCCGATACCCGCAGCAGGAACATAGCTGGCTGGACGGGAAGAACCGGTCTATCGCTATGACTTTCTTTCCATACCACGCGGCCTTGTACTCTAACTGCCGTCTGAACTCGCCCCATGCTGCGTCACTGATGGACTTCGCAAGGTGATGGTTCTTGACCATGTTCCTCGGTGCTAAGTCTTCGATACAGATCACATCATTTTCCCGGATGAGCTGCGTTGACAGCTTGTGCATTATGTCCCCACGCTGGTTTGCGATATGCTCATTCAGCCGTGCCACCTGAATCCTTGCTTTTTCGCGCCGGTTGCTCCCCTTTGATTTTCGGGAGAGCTGCCGTTGCAATCGGGCAAGTTTCTTCTGGTTCTTGGCTAGATAACGTGGATTTGGATATTCTATTCCATCGGACGTGATTGCAAACGCTTTCAATCCCATATCAACGCCGATCACAGCGCCGGTCTTCGGCAGCGGCTCAATCTCCACGTCGGTACAGCAGAGCGATACGAAGTATTTTCCACTAGGATTTTTGGATATCGTGGCAGACAGAATTCGGCCTTTGACTTCTTTTGAAACCCGACATTTGACACGCCCCAGTTTCGGAAGCTGGACGGCATCTTCAAAAACTTTTATACCGCCTTTTGATTTATAACTCTGTCTATGCTCACGTTTGCTCTTAAATCGCGGAAATCCGGGTGGCATTCCATTCTTGACGCGGCGAAAAAAATTCTGATATGCGTCATCCAAATCCTTCAGCGATGATTGGAGCGCTGTAGAATCGGCCACTCGAAGCCACGGAAGAAACTTTTTTAGTTGCGTCATATCCGCGGAACATTCACAATAGTTCATCATCTTGGAATCTTGTTCATATGCGTTTTGCCTCATTCTGAGATAGTAATTCCAAATGAACCGACAGCATCCGAATATCTGTTGAATCAGACAGGTTTGGGAATACGAAGGATATATTCGGAATTTATAACTGTACTCCATTATCTCTCCTTGCATATTTTTTATGATTTCCATGGAAACGTGTGTCACGCTTTCCTGCACCGCATACCCTTGCTGCCTTTTCCATTCGGCCACACATCCGTATGTTTCTATTCGTTGTTGCTTTTGGGCACTAGGTACATTGCGTAAGAAATGCTTTCGCTGAACCTCACCGGATACTTTTCCATGAGATATACCATGAGTTCGTCCAAATCCAGCGCGTGTACCGAACCTTCTAGTTCTGGATATTTCCCAATGATGCCGTGCTCCCCAATATCCCAAGGATCGCGCCATCCAATTTCGTAGCACTGTTTCAGAATATCTGACAGATCGTATTTATCCAACTCCGCTGCAGCTTGCTTTGCTTCCAAACAATAGTCAAACACCGTCGTACCACCCTTTCCTTTTTGGCCGTCTTCTCGCTTAGATTGTCACATCACGGGCATCCTCAACAGAACCATTACGTTGTGGGCTTTACGTTCTCTCGAACCTCAATCCACCTACCGTGCAGTTTTCAGCGGGCATTTTCGTTCTCTGTGTGGCTCGACGGTCGCGCACACATCATCCGGGAGCGACCCGGCAACTGGCGGCAGATGGAGGTGTCGAACCCCACGGCTTTCACCGCGCACTGTTTTCAAGACAGGCTCCGAGGCCGCTCGAATTCATCTGCCGTATTGGCTGGAGGTTTTGCACCATGCACGATCAGGAGTCGAACCTGACCATTTGGGGACTCGGACCCCGCTGCACCTCCAAGGATAACCGTTACCCTATATTGCGCGGAATTGGTTTCGTCACCGCACTATGAGCCTTTAACCAAGCCTGCTCTTTGTCTGTTTCCCGAATTATTGAACAGCAGTCAACGTTGCGTGTTACGCGCGATATTCACCAACGATTTTTGCCCGCGCTGTTGTGTTTGGCGTACCAGCGCAACGAGGACTTTCATGGGTTCCGATTTTCTACACAGCGGCACGCTTGTGCGAACTAGCCAAACTCGGATGGTATCTCAACACCTTTCGGTGATGAAATCTTTCAATACTTTTTCTGCAAATTCAATCTGCGGCCGGATGTGTTCATAGTGGCCTGAATACAAGATTGCTTTGATACAGCAGACGCTATTGATCGCATCCTTCACGTCCTTGTCATTGCTGCCAAGCACGGCATAGACGGGAAGATTGTCTTTCTGAATTACATCACGATACCATGATTTGAACCCCGTGCAGATGTCCGTTTGATGGGAATAGCCGGATTCAAACCCTGCGCTATATATCTCAAATAGGAACGATTTGATCTGCGCGTCGCTGAAATCGACTGTCCTGACATCGTTCATGCCCCTGCCTCCGTGTACCTGCCCTTGCACGCTTGCCAACATAATTGGCATGATTCAAAAATGCAAGGGAGCCCTACGAATTCCGGTAGAGAGCATCGTTCGTTCATCAAATCCGGGTACAGAGCCTTCATTGCGAAAAGCTTCCTTGCTTCGTCAGGACCGACAAACATCGGCTTTCCTTCCGGCGCGTAGTGCCGAATCTGAACCGGAATCTCATCCCGCGTGTCGTAGTAGTTGACAGAAACTGGGCGAGATGCACTGTCTACGACAACGTAGACGTTTTTTGTGCCGTTGGTTAAGTAACGAATATCAAGACTCATGTTTTACCTCCATTTGAGTCAAATTTGTTTCTGAGCTTTTCCAGCGCTTGGTTGAACTCAAACTTCATAGCAGCATAATTTCGGTCTTCAAGTTTTGGAACGTAGACTTTTTCTCCGCAACTTATACAACAGGGCCTATTCTCAATATAGCCGAAACGCACCCCACAAACATTCACTCTCACGCGCTGAAGCTTTATCAAATAATCTGTCGTCTTACCGCACCTGATGCAGTACGCAGTATTGTTTTCGTCCATCGTTTTTACTCACTTCCCACCCATTTTTCACAGTCATCCACTCTTGGCCCCAGAGCCGCCATTACTCAACGCCTAGACGCGGCATTGCGCCGTTGGTCTGCGTCGCCACACCAGTTTTTCTTCCATCTTTCACGCCTCACAGCGAGCCGTATGGAAGCCAAGAGGGGATTGACCACGGAACTTTTCAGCCCTGCGCCGGCGCATCGGTCGCATCCGTTTCTTTTTACACACATTAAGCCGGGGCCAGCTAATTAGATTCGCAATCTGTCGTATTCGCGCTACCTACAGATTGAGCGGATGGCTGGATATATCGTTTCACCAAAGCCTTTGGAACCTCAAAACTTTCCCTGGGTCCGCCACAATACCCATGTGGAGTGCGTGAGGAGAATCGAACTCCCACCATCAGATTGGAGGTCTGATGTTCTGCCGTTAAACTACACGCACATGAATACTCCCTGTTTTACTCCGGTGCGGGAGCGATCTTCCCGAAAACCCATAGCTGGTCTTCCCAGACCAGAGCGCCGGAATCTCCAAAATGTTCCGGCGAGCGCCTGCGCTTACTTGGGCGACGCTTTTCCTTATCAGAAAGGAGGCCATATGCCGTGCCGCAGAGAAATCGAAAAAAACTGCGGCATTGTGGCGAGAATCGGATTCGAACCGATGCAGCGTGGTTTTGTAGCCATTCCGCGCACCTGCTCCTGCCGTACACCGGGTTTGAAAGAAACCCGGATGGTTTTAATTTTCTTGGTTTTTCTCGCTGGCCTACTGGCTGTTTGTTTTCTTGGTTTTGCTTACGCTATCTCCGGCTGTGGAACCTGCTTCAACCGGAGGCTTCCGAAAAAATTGTCTCCCGATGCCTCCAACCGGTCGATATTTCTACGCGCCTGACGCTCCTTTTCTTCTTGCACGACTTTGGTCATTCGTCTGTTCTTGCGGCTTGTCAGTTTGCCGGAATAGATCTGCGTGGTTGAAACTGATTCATGTCCGAGTTTTGCTTGCAATTCTTCATACTTCATACCGCTGTTCAGGTCAAGCCGTGCGCCGACGTGCCGCAGATCGTGAGTACGAATCATGTCGACCCCGGTAACTACTTTCACATGCCGACGAACGACGTCTGACAGCCATTGCCGTGTCCCTGCGTGCCATTCTTCTCCCTTGTTGTCACCCTTGAATTTGAACGTCGCTTCTGTCCCAAAAAGTGGGTCACTGTTACCGGCAGCTGCGGGGCGAATGCCACTGTTTAGATACATGCGAACAGCTGTCTGCGCCAGAATAGGGAAGTCCACTGGACGGAATTTGTCTCCCTTGCCATGTTCAACGGTCAACTCCGAATTTTCCCAGTCAAGATCGTTCGGCGTAAGCGCCAGGAGCTCGCTGTTCCTGATTTCTGTAGTCAGGAGCAAAATCACGATGGAGTAGTTTCTCGGCCAAAATTCAGGGCGCTTGAGATTTGCCGGCGGATTATTTCTCCAGAGCAGTAGGACTTGTTCGTCGGTCAGCAGCTGGTCGTATGGGCGTTTCTCAAGTTTTCTTGTGTCTGGAATCAGAAGCGGCGCAACCGGATTACTCTCGTACCATCGGCTCTCGCCGAGCTGTTCGGATGATGCGAATTTGTATAACAGAGAAAGAGCCTTCAAGTATTGCTTAATTGTGTTTGGCTTTTTTCCGTCCCTCCGCAGCTGGTCTCTCCAAGCCTGAATATCGATAAAACTTTCTTCTCGCCCGTCCCATCTCTTATTGTCCAGCATGAATCCGGAGAAAAGCCGGAATATCTGCTCCGCGTTCTTGACCGTTATCTCAGAACGACCGATAGCTCGAAGGTTTTCTTCATATGCCACCATCGCAGACTGGAATTTTTCACAGGCATTTGGAAAACCCATTTGAAAACCCCCTTACAATTTTTATTATACTTTCCACTGCAAATGTTTTTTGCCCATTTTTATGTCAACTTGCTACACCCAAAAACTGCGCGTTGATTCTGTCCAATTCTTCTACGTACTTTGGCGGGATATACCCGTTTAGTGCGCGTTCGACGTTTTGCGCTTCCGGCTCTCTCCCACAAATCCGCAAATAGTCTGCAGCAATCTGCCGAAATGCTTTCCGTGCCTGGTTGAGCGGATCAAGATATTGCTCGAATATAGGCGTATAGCCAACCGGATAGTCCAGCCCAAACAATTCTTTGTATCCCTGCGCGATCAGCGGACAAAAATCAACTGCAAATGTCTGCTCATCCATGAGGAAAGAATCCTTCTCACCCGTTACGCGCTCACCGTCCTCGGTGAAGAATTCACCGTGATTCGCGGCATATTCATACGCCGCTTTCGAACGCGCCATTGCGTCCTTATACGCCTGTTCTGCTGACTTTAATGCTGCGTAGCGAGCCAAGCCCACTACGCGCAATTCGTCCAACTGCTTCTGAATATTTGATGTGATTACCATACTTTTCTCCTTTGCCTTTGCTACTCAAAGCCGCGCCGGGCGACGCATTTCCATTGCTTTTCATCGCGAAGCCGTGCATCACCTCGCGGTTCCATGCCGCCGCTCGGCAAAGCCCTACCTAACTACTCCGTAGCTTTCCCTGCTTGGCCTAGCTAACCTGCTCCACTCCATTTCTTTGCAACACTAAGCTCTGCCTTGATTTGACATGCCTGTGCGTAGTGATGCAACTCGTATCGCCGCCCAGCCGTCGCAGACCAAATCGATACTATGCCTTTGCTGTTCCCACCGCTGCCGTGCCTTGCGAAGCAGCCCAGCGCGAGACTTCACCTTGCCTTTTCATAGTTCTACTTAACTCCGCTCCGCTGTTCCATGGCTACCCGTTGCTCAACTAATCCGCTGCTCCGCTTAACTCCGCTCCGCCGTTCCATGGCTATTCACTGCTCAACTGTCCCTTGCCGTCGCTATGATTATCAGGTCGATACACTTCCGTTGCTGTGCCATGCGAATCCGTGCAATTCCATCGCCATTTCAACGCAAGACAGCGCTTCGCGTTTCCGTTGCTGCATCTCGCTACACTTTGCTGCGCTGCACAATTCCGTTGATTCACGTCACTAACCCCCGCATCGCCCTTGCGTTTCTGTGCGCGGAGACTCTTTACTTTGCCATTCCTTTGCCGTGCTCCTCTGCGCATCGCAACGCCGCTGCTTTACTTTTCAACTCTTTACCGTTCCTTTGCTTTGCTTGGCAAAGCGGGGCCGGGCATTGCCGTCGCTACGCATTACAGAACCTCGCGATCCTGAACCGTTGCCCCGTTCGGCGGGCCAATCAGCCCGCCTTTTCCTCCGGGAAGAAGTTTGCTTCCTGCATCAGACAGCTAAATTTCTCTGCCGTGCCGCCGAGGCTGTTTCCTTCCTCATCGAGCATCTTGTAGACGAAGCGACCCTTTCCAGAATTCCGCCACTGACCGAGGCCACGCCAGAATCCGTTGTCCAGCCATTCTTTCAGCAGGGCTTCGTGCGCCGAATCTGCGAGTGATACGCCGAACTGGATCGTGCTACCGGCCGGGATTTCTTCCGAGTTTGCGAGGCTGACACGCTCGCCCTGTGCGGTCTGCGCACGAAGCGGACGCTGACACTCTCCAATTTCGCCATGGACATCAATGCGAATCGCGCGAGGGAATGGGAAAATCATGCCGTCGATGACCTTCTTATACGCTTTCAGTGTGCTGGACTTCGTGTACTTCGCACGAGCCAGGGCACTGCAGGTGTCCTTGAAAAATCCCTTGATCTGATAATCATAGAACACGGGCTTACCATCGACACGCGGGAAGATCGTCATGGCCTTGTCGGCGACAGCATCTACGCCGACCGCTGCGACCTCATCCTCAATCGTGCTTGCGTCCGGGGCCTTGGACGCGATAAAGTCACGCGCAACATTCTCGTTGCTGGGCCACGTACCGAGTACCGGCTCGATGAACGTGAGCTTGATGTACCGTCTGATTTCCTTGGTTTCCTTGGTTTCCTTTGCCATTGTTTTTACCTCCATAAAATAATTGTTGTTGTGTGATTGCTTACATTTACTGTTCTACCTGGATTCTGGATTTGTCCCGGAAAATCTACGCTTTTTGCGGGTATCTTGCGGGAACTTACGGAGATTTTGCGGGTTCAAACGCTTGCTCCGCAAGTGTTTTGGATCACAACTCCACTTCACGCTGAGAAGGGATCTCGCAGTCTGGGTTACAGGCATCTTGCGGAGCAAACGCCTGTTCACAAGTGGCTGCGAATGCTGGCCAAAATGCTTGCAGCATGTCTTCCGACCAGTTGAACTTTGTACCGCACACGGGACACTGCGCCGGCATATCCCCGCACTCGTCACACACGATACTGGAGTGACATTTTGCACAGAACAGTTCACCGTACTGCTCAAGGAGTTTCCATCTGTTATCCATGTCAGCCTGCCTCCTGAACGGATTTGTACCCGTAGTCATGATGGACGAACTCTTTCAATTCTTCTGCGGTCATCAACCGCGCCATTTTATCAATGGCTGCAATGTTGCGGCGGCAGGTGGCTTTCTCAGCCTTCGTCATGGACTCGCAATCCAGCCAGTTCCGACGATCCCATTCCATGTACTCAGCAGCGGACATCGGAGTTTCGCACGCCATGTCTTCCGTCTTCCGGAACGCATAAGAGATCTTTCCGTCTTTCGTGAAGTCGATGAACAGCTGGCCGTCGTTGTTGTCCTGCCAGTCAAACACAACATCATTGAAAGGCTTGTCTGGAAAAACGTCCTTCCATTCTTCGATGATCTTGATCGAAATCTGGTAGTCCTTGAGGTCGAAGTTTACGTCCAGGATGCGGCGCAAATGTTCGACGTTCACGTCGCGGAGAAAAATCCAGTTGCTGTAGTCCTTGACCGAATCGATGTACTCAATGCCGTATCTAGCACGCGAAATCATTCGCTCGGCATAGTTCCATTGATAGTAGTTTGCGACGATGAGCTGCCCGGACGCGCGGACATAGATCTGTGAACGCTGTCCCATTTCAGATACCTCCGTACATCAGATCAGCGACGCGAACGTCGAACGTTTCCTCGAACCAGTGCCAAATTTCCTCCCGATTTGTTCCGGCCGGGAACCCGTGCCATGCTTCCTCAATGCACTCTGTTTCCGGGTTCATCGGCACATCGCCGAACTCGTCCCATAATTCCTTGACTTTCTTCATTGTTTTGGCCTCCTGTATGGTGTTTTGTCTTACACCTACGTTTCTACCGAAAAAATGGATTTGTCCCACTCCCAAATAAATTTCCTATCGAAAATCATGCTCAAGGAAATCTTCGCAAGCACGTTCATGGTTGAGAAGTCCTTTTATGGCCTTTTCATACAATGCGCGGGTGAACTCTGCTACATGAGAGAGTTCTTCGTCTTCTGGCGCATCTTCCGCTTTGTCACGCGCAGAATTCAGCTTCTCGCGCAGGAGCTCGCATTCCTTTTCGCGGATGTTCTTCTCTTTCTCAAGCAGAGAAGCGATAGTTACAAGCGTTGCGTATGTCACGTTTTAGTACCCCCAATCTTGAATGACCTTTCCATCTTTGACGAGCCTCGGAAAGAACTTCCCGCCCGTTGCCTCATCCATTTTCTGCGCGGCCTCCCGCGCCTGATCGGCACTCTCAAATGTGCCAATCAGAGCGGGGCAGTCGGAATAGCTGTCATACAACGTGTACAACCGCACACCTCCATTCAAACCGTCGCAAGAACACCGCTTGTGATGAGCAGCGTGGCGGCTGCGGCAAGCGAGGATACGACGATCACGATAGAGGCAATGCAGCGGTGTTTGCGTTCCAAATACCGTTTGTAGGCCCGCTGTGCGTTTCTGGCGCGCACAACGTCTGCATGGTGATTAACCATGTGGCTAAACACGTCCTCCGGCGTGAGCTCCGGCACATAGACCAGAGCGGTTGATTTCTTCATGTGAACGATCTCCTTTCTTTTCTGCATGGGCATTTCGCCCTGTGGTTTCTGATCTACCGGGTTTTTTCGTTTGTCCCGCTGATCGCAAGACTTTTCATGCTGACATCCGGCGCTCGATTTCGCTTGCGCACTGGAAGACGAACATGACATTTGTGGGTTTACCTCTGTTCGGATCGATTGAGTTTCCGAAGATCTCATACTTGCGCGGTGTGTTGACACCATCAAATGCCATTTCGACGGCATGGCGCATGCAACGTTCAACCTTGCTGCTCGTTTTGCTGAACCTCTGGGCAATGTCGCAGTACAAACCGCCGGGTTTCGTTGCACAGGTGCCTTTGTATGCCCCGTCACAGGCGCGCTTGACGGCTTCGGTCAAGTACTTATACCCGTCGAGATTTGCCGGAATCCCAAGCTCTTTGAAGAGATCGTAGATTGCACATTCTGTTTTAGTCATTATTTTGTTTTCCTCCTATAGTCTTGATTTCTAATTTTTGCTCTGCTTGGGTTAAGCGCTTGTCCCGCTGAGTTTGCTCACTGCAACCATGTTGTTGAACAAGACGGTCAGAATCGCCATCAGCCGCTTGTCCTGTGCGACGATGCCGAGTTTTGAAATTGCCGCGATATCGGCTTTCGTTGCACCGGTTTGTTCAAGACGCTTCCGTGCGTTTTCCAAACGGATATCGAGGCGAACGCCTGCCACTTCGTCAAGCTGCGCATAAAGATCATTGAATGTCTCGTTGAAATTTCGCCCAGTTTGCATACAAAATCCTCGAACGTTCCGGTTGAATTGAGATTTCCAGTTCCCTGCCGTTGCCGGCAGAGAAACCAGACTATCTAGCGCATCTTTGATAGTATCCACTGCCAGCGACGTTTCAGCGCTGCTTGCTTCAATCTCCGCCATACGCCGTTCGGCCTCTTGCTGACGCATTTCAATATTGATTAGCGTTTGCAGCTGTGGGGATAAACTTGAAAACTGATTTTGCAGTTCGCGCGCTCTGAAGTATCCGTTGACAAGCTGCTTTTGAACTTTCCATGCAAGCTCGTCAGTAAAGGCCTTTGCAAGCATGAGATACCCGGATTCCGTCATGAGAACAATGTCCGCATCGGGGTTAAATCCATTTGGAGGGGTCTGTCCGAAAAACGGACGCACCTCCGAGCACTTAACCTTGAAGTAATCTTCTCCGTCGACGAAGTGCTCTCGGTTGTCGCTAAACCGCTTCCGCGCGGTTCCGCCTGGCCGCTTGTGTACTGCATCGATGTCCTTGAATGTCACGACACGCTGTCCGCGATATTCTTTAATTGCGATACTTGTGCTGTTGATGATTTCTGACTTCTGCATTTAATTCCTCCTTTGACTTTCGACCTGTATCGGCCTTTCTAATTATAATTATACTCGCGCCACAAATAATTTTTTTCCCATGTTTCTCAAAGAAAACAAGAAGAAAGCAGTCGAAAATGTTCGGAGAAAAATTTCGGCTCTGAAAAATTTAGATTCCGGAGATCACCCAAGCATCCCAGATATCCTCGACGGACTCGCCGCTTCCCAGCAGCTCTTTGCAGAAGTGCATAAAGAGCAGAAAGCGGTGCGTATCTTTGACTTCGCTGATAAGAGCAAGAAACTGTTCATTCATCATTTGTTCCTCCTTAATTTCTCGGCATTTTAGCCGCTACCAGCTGCGCGTATCTGCGCTGGACGATTCCAGCGAAGATTTCCCGCAGCCGCTGATCGTGGGCGATAACGGTGAGTTTGTTGACGGCCTGACGGTCTGCGTATTTTGCGCCGCCGACCTTCATGCGCTCGCGCTGATGCTTCACTCTGACTTCAAGGTTGCATCCAGCGGATTCTTCCAGCGACTTATAGAGTGCGCCGGTTTCTTTCTGGAAGTTGAGATCGAATTCCATGCACATCTGCCGAATGCGGCTTCTTGTTTCCACTTGCCAATGATCGCGGCTGACGGTAGGGGAAGCGAGTGCGGAGAACGCCGTGCTCATTGTGTCGCACATCTGCGTTTGGCCGGTTTCAAGAGCGGCGATGCGGCGCTCCTGATCTACCATAAGCTGTGCTTGCGCAAGTAACTGCTCGGCAGGGGAGGGTGACATTTTTAAGCGCTTCTGCATTTCCTCAAAAGCTGTGACGTATGCCGCAGTAAACAGAACACCTTTTTCACCGGTCATCTTGTTCGCTACCATGTCGCAGCCCTTGCGCGTGAGAAGGTATCGCGGGCGAGTTTTCCCTTGAGCGTCAACATAATCGCTCGGAACAAAGAAATCCAGCGAACGGAATTTTCCGTTGGCTAAAAAATCGCTGTAGGTGTTGATTTTTTCAAGCAAATCCGCGTGCCGGATTTCGATAACCTGTGCGACTTCTCGGCTGTCTAAAACCTCGATACCGTTGTTCGTGGTAACTTGCAGCTTCATCGTGTAATCCTTTCCGGGAACTATAAAAATCCCCCTATCAAATTTGGATTGACAGGGGAATGTAATCACGGTATAATGAAAAAACCGTAAAGTATCCCCATGTCATGCGGGTATTTTCGGGCAGCTCCCTTCTTTGCGCCGGTCGGCAAACTAGCCGCAGAGAAGGGGGTGTTTTTATTTATCGGATTCGAGTTCAAGGTCTTTTTGAATCAATTTCAGAATGTATTCTTTTAGAGTGATGCCCTCTTGCGCAATCTTGATTTTGATCTTCTTGTACAGTTCTGCGTCAACCTTGATGCCGATATTTTTTTCTGCCACTTATCACACCTCCTTACGCAAACATGATAACACGATTACACGATAATGTCAATACACGATTCGAGAAAATCTCTCTATTTTTCTATCTACACGAAATATGTGATTTGTCCCGGAATGCTTAATATTTACTGTATTTCCACGATAACACACATGTGCTGTCGAAACGTGTCGCAAAGAGTCGAAAATTACATATAGCGTACAAAAGAAAAGCCGCCCGTATGGGCGGCTCTCTTTCAGTCAAACACATAGTCATCGAAAATATTGTAGAAGTGAAAATATGTTATGGACGTATCTGGATATTCTACCGTGATTCCGTCTGTGAAATTTCTCCAGCAGAATACTCTCGTTGACTCATATCCGACTTTTGTGCTTGGATACTTGTAATATCCAAGATAATATCCGCCCATTAACTTTTTGTCCGGAAGATACTGCGAAACCAAGTCATATACATCCACTTGATAAGAGCGCAGTTTTGAAATTGCTTCTTCTTTTTGCTCATCTGTGTATTTGATTGAATACTTGAGATCATACCACGGGAAGTAGCATTCGGTCCTCACTTCATAATCCTGCGGGAACATTGATGAAGTGTTTTCTGAAATTGTGACTTTAGCTTTAAAATCGCCAAACGGGGTAGAGATGGTTCCCATCTCTTGATTTATGTAAGAGGCCAGTCCGTCAACAGTTGAAAGGTCATAAGTTTCGCCGATCTCTTCTCCCGCTTGGAAATTATTATTATTTGATTGAACGTCAGAATTTCCGCTGGTTATAAGAACGGCGTTGTTCACTCCGTCCCAATCAATGCTAACGCCAAGTGCTTCGCTAACCTTTCTTATCGGAAGATATGTTGTCCTTCCGCCAGTGCTGTCAATATAAACCAAACCAGAAGGAGCATTACACCCATTCCCAAGAGGATAAGACCCTCCCTGCCAAACGATTGTTTTCCCGTCTACTTCGACGTTTGGCGATTTAAAGCTAATCTTTCCTGTTACGCTAAATTCAGGGAAGTCTATACTTATTTCACCCATTGAAACAGCAACGGCTCCGATGGAAAAAGCAATGACGAGTACGGCAAAAAGAAAACCCATAACAAAAGCTCTGATGTTTTTCATTTGATTTGCTCCCTTCTATGTTAGTCGAAGTAAACCTGATCGCCGATTTGAACCATGACCAGCGACACTTTATCCCCGTCCACCTTTGCCATGATTCCCCAAGTTTCTTTCAGCATAGCTCCGTAGCTGTTTTCTGATTCAACTGTTCCTGCCATCATGTATACGCCGTCTTCACCTTTTTGGAATTCGCAGTCAGACATACTGCAAAACTTCGCACTGGAAGGGGATTTCAGGTGGTTCTTCACGCATTTCTCAGCAAGAGTATACACGCCTGCCATGATTTCATCGGAAGAATACTTGGACGAGCTAGACTTTGACGAACTACTATTGCTCGAACCAGCGCTGCTTGCGGACGTGCTGGCTGACGTTGAACTCGTATTCGTGGTAGGTGAATGACGTGACATTCCTCTGGATGGGTCACTTATAATGCCAAGTGCAAGCAACGCGCTCATGATGGCGGCAAAAATCAACACGGCGCGTCGATCTTTTTTCTTTTCGTTTACTCCACAATCGGCTTTGTCACTTGAAGGAATACTTTCACCTAATGGTTGTTCCTTTTTCGGTTCGCTGGCTTGAGCCGATGGCGAAGTTTCAAAATCCATAGCCCATTCAAGTGGATCTTGCGAAATTGGATATCCACAATTAGGGCATGAAAACGCCTTGTCGCTTACTTCTCGCCCACATTCAGGGCATTTGATTAGAGCCATTGCAAATCCCTCCTTAAATTTTCCCTAGTTTATCCTACCATACCATTCCATATTTTCAAGTGTTCCGTCGAAATTTGTAAATTCTGACGGAACGCCACACTATCCTTCTACCTGCATTTCGCATTTGTCCCGCCCGCCCTTAAATTTTCTTGGTTTGTTGACATTATGTTATTGTACCGTTAAAATAAAAAAGCCCACCTTCCGGTGGGCGGGGCGCTGCATGGAGGTGGCAGACGGTCGGCACTTCCTATAAAGGAGGTGTTGCGCATGGCTACATGGACTGAGATCTTCTCGTTCTCCACCGTACTCATCGCATTTGCGGGTTTGATTGTTCAGATCTGCAAAAAGAAATGACCGCCATCAGCATAAAGGTTAGGTCAAATCCCATAGGCATCCTTGGCTGACCGCTTGTGGCAGCGCCCCTTTTTCTTCATTATACCGCAAAAACTGAATGTGTCAATAAAAACCAGAACCGTCCGAACGTGGATGGCTCTGGTTTTCTTGGTTTTCAACCATTTTCGTGACCTCGCGGAAATGTTGACACTCCCCACGTCTAAAGCCGGGGGATTCTCGGTTCAGCGACCGTTGCGCCGTAGTGGCGTCTTACATAGTCTCCACGAGCGTATAGGTTCGGGCGTGTCCCGCCCTACCGTATGTTTTGGCTAGGCCAGTAGTCGCAAGCCCTCACTTAGAAGGTTTTTCGCGGCGTTGATGTCCCGATCATGGTGTGTCCCGCATTCAGGGCACGTCCACTCCCGTACCGCCAGATTCCTTGTTCCGGTATTCCGATACCCGCAACAGGAACATAGCTGACTGGATGGGAAGAACCGGTCAATCTGTATGACTTTCTTCCCGTACCACGCGGCCTTGTACTCCAGCTGCCGCCTGAACTCGCCCCACGAGGCGTCGCTGATAGACTTCGCAAGGCGATGGTTCTTGACCATGTTCTTCGGTGCTAAGTCTTCGATGCAAATCACATCATTTTCTCGAATGAGCTGCGTTGACAGTTTGTGCATCATGTCGCTGCGCTGGTTTGTGATATTCTCATGCAGCCGCGCAACCTGAACCCTCGCTTTCTCACGCCGGTTGCTCCCCTTTGATTTTCGGGAGAGCTGCCGTTGCAGTCTGGCAAGTTTCTTCTGGTTCTTGG